AAAGAATGCAGACGAATTTTACTGTTCAAAAATTAGAAGAGCCTAAAATTCATTCGTATCTTTTAGGATGGCAAACTTTAGTTAATGGTAAAAACTTTCAAAGGATTTTGCAAATATTTCCTGATGGTAAGTTGTTTTTGAAAACGAATAAAGATTAGAATGAGTAAAAATTAAAAAATAATCTAATCAAATAGATTTAAAAGGTCAATTCTATGACTAATATCTATATTTGGGACATAAACAAATGGGATGATGGACGTATCTGGGATGGAACTGGAGAAATACAAACAAAACAGCAATTAATTAGATCTGATGCTAATGTTAAGACTTTAGACCAACAACAAATAATTGTTTCTGATGCTACTGTTTTAATTCCTAGTAATCAGCAGACTATATTATCTGATGCTAATGTTTTAATTCCTAGTAATCAGCAGACTATATTATCTGATGCTAATGTTAAGACTTTAAGCAATCAGCAGATAATTGTTTCTGATGCTAATGTTAAGACTTTAAGCAATCAGCAGATAATTGTTTCTGATGCTACTGTTTTAATTCCTAGTAATCAGCAGACTATATTATCTGATGCTAATGTTAAGACTTTAAGCATTCAGCAGACTATATTATCTGATGTTAATGTTAAGACTTTAAGCATTCAACAGACAATTACTTCTGATACTAATATTAAAGTTTTAAATAAACAGCAGATAATTGTTTCAGATACTAATATAGTAACTGAAAATGTTCAGCAGATTATTAATTCAGACGCTGTTATTAAAGTTGAAAACATTCAACAGACTATATTATCAGATGCTAATATTGAAGTTTTAAATAATCAACAGATAATTACTTCTAATGCTAATATAGTAACTGAAAATGTTCAACAGATTATTAATTCAGATGCCAATGTTGTAATTCCTAATAATCAGCAGATAATTGTTTCTGATGCTAATGTTAAGACTTTAAGCAATCAGCAGATAATTGTTTCTGATGCTAATGTTAAAGTTTTAAATGTTCAACAGATAATTATTTCAGATGCTAATGTTGTAGTTCTAAATAAGCAACAGATACTTATAACAGATGCTAATGTTAAAACGGAAAACATTCAGCAAATACTTGGATCTGATAGTAATGTACTAATTGAGAATAAACAACAGATAATTGTTTCAGATAGCAATATAATAATTGAAAATAAACAACAGACAATTGTTTCTGATACTAATATTAAAGTTTTAAATAATCAACAGACTTTAAATTCAGATACTAATATAGTAACTGAGAATGTTCAACAGATAATTATATCAGATGCTAATGTAGTTAAAGAAAATACACAACAGATTATATTATCAGATACTAATGTTTTAATTTCTAATAAACAGCAAACGATATTATCAGATGCTAATGTAGTAGTTCTTAATAAACAACAAACAATTACATCTGATACTAATATTTTAAAACAGAATATACAACAGATAATTACTTCTGATGCTAATGTAGTTGAAACTGATAATCAACAAATAATTGTATCTGATGCTAATGTTTTAATTCCTAGTAATCAGCAGATAATTGTATCTGATGCTAATGTTAAGACTTTAAGCATTCAGCAGACTATATTATCTGATGCTAATGTTAAGACTTTAGACCAACAACAAATAATTGTTTCTGATGCAGATATTTTAAGAAGGAACACACAGCAGTTAATTATATCAGATGCAAGTATTTCAAAATTGTTTGTACGTCAATTAATTACATCTGATGCAGATATTTTAAGAAGGAACACACAGCAGGTAATAAAATCTGATGCTAGTGTAGTAATTCTTGATAATCAACAAATCATTATATCAGATGCTAATATTTTTAAACAGAATATACAAAAGATAATTGTATCTGATGCTAATATTGAAGTTTTAAACAAGCAGCAGACTATAGAATCTGATTCTAACGTTAAAACTTTAGGCCATCAACAAACAATTATTTCAGATACTAATGTTGTAGTTGTAAATAAACAGCAACTACTTATATCTGATGCTAATATTGAAGTTTTAAACAAGCAGCAGACTATAGAGTCAGATGCCAATGTTAAAACTTTAGAGCATCAGCAAATAATTATTTCAGATGCTAATGTAATAATTCCTCAGCAACAACAATTAATTACTTCTGATAGTAATGTTGTATCTATAAGTAGGCAGCAAATTATTGTATCTGATGCTGATATTAAAGTTTTAAATATTCAACAGGTAATTACTTCAGATGCTAATATTAAAACTTTAAATATTCAGCAAACGATAGAATCTGATACTAATGTAGTAATTTTAAATAAACAACAGACTCTTACTTCTGATGCTGATATTTTTGCTACAACTCAAAAAATAATTACATCTGATGCTTATATTATATTACTAGGACAACAATTAATTACTTCAGATGCTAATGTAGTAATTCTTAATAAACAACAAACAATTACATCTGATTCCAATGTAATAATTTTACAACAACAGATACTTACATCTGATGCTAATGTTTTAAAATATAATGTTCAACAACAGATTATATCTGATTCCAATGTTGTAATTCCTAGTAATCAGCAAATAATTGTTTCTGATGCTAATGTAGTAATTCCAAATATCCAGCAGATACTTATATCTGATGTTAATGTTAAAGTTTTAAATAATCAACAGATAATTGTTTCAGATGCTTATATTTATTTTGCAACCCTTCAACAAGTAATTACATCTGATGCTAATATTGAAGTTTTAAATAATCAGCAAGTAATTACTTCTGATGCTTATATTTATTTTGTAACCCTTCAACAGTTAATTACATCTGATACAAATATTATTGTTGGAAGAATTCAACAAGTTATAACTTCAAATGCTTTTATAGGAGGTAAAGGTCAAGGACAGATTGATAGCAAAGGAGAAAAACCTTTTATTCAATCTACAAGAGGTGAAGAAGGTTCTATTCAGTCAGGAAAAGAAGAAGGAAATATTCAGTCTACGTTAGGTGATGAAAATTATATACAAACAAAAGAAAATGAAGGATACATTGATTCGACAGATGGTAAGAAAAATCAAAATATAAATTAAAGGATAATTCATGCAATTTATATTTAGAGGTCAGGCAGAAAGACTTTGGGCAGAATTTAAAGATAATAATTTTAATTTAATAGATGCTTCCGGTTCCGTAACTGTAAAGATTATGTATCAAGACGGAACCTTAAAGATAGCTTCAGGAGTAGGTATTCATGATTCTACAGGAATATATTACTATTCAATAACTCCTGATGCAAGTTGGGATTATGGCTATTATGGTGCATGGTGGTCTGGATGGATTAATGGTGTATATACTACTCAAGATGTTCCTAATATTTGTAAATTAAAAGATCCAGCAGAAGCTATTGTAGAAGGTGCTTTATTAGATGCTATGCGATCTAAATTGTATATGCATTTAGATGCTGGAGGATATAGAAATAAATATTTAAGTGATAGAGAAATGTTGGACTTTTTACAAAATGGGTTGGATTGGTTTAATGCCGAGCCGCCATTGGTAACAGCGTTTAGTTTTAAAACGCTACCTACAGTTTATTATAGAGAAGTTGAATTAGGAGCAATTATTCACGCTTTAATTGGTTTGGAAATATTAGAAGCTGGAAAACATTTTGCATATAATGATAATGGAATAAGTATTACCAGAGATAGATCTGGAAAGTATTTATCGATTTATTCATCTTTAGCTTCAGCATATCAAGAAAGAATAAGAAAAGTAAAACAGATGTATGCATTTAATCATGTAGGAATGCGAGGATTATTTTCTTCAACTGTTGGTTTTCCTAGATCGCTCAGCCGGGCCCTCAGGGGTTGTAGCAAATTTGCTGGAAGTCAATAATATTTAAGAAGTAATTAAACATTATGAAAAACCTATTTACAAAAGAACAAGAAAAACAAATTTGTAGTGATTATTTTTCTGAAAGAAAACCAAGTACTGCTACTTTAGCTAAAAAATATAATTGTGACGGAGCAACTATTCAAAATGTTATTCGAAGAAGCGGTTATGTTTTAAGAAATTTAAGTGAATCTCATATAGGACAAAAATCTTGGAGTAAAGGGTTTACAAAAGAAACTAATAAAGGGTTGCAAAAAATAAGCAAAAGTTTAGAAGGACGTAAAATACCTGAAGAAATAAAAAGAAAACGATGCATATTTACAAAAGAAGAAGAACATCAAATTTGTAAAGAATATTTTTCAAAAGAAAGCCCCAGTATTACAGTTTTAGGTGAGAAGTGGAAATGTAACCACGCAACTATTAGAAATATTATTATAAAAAATGGATATAAATTAAGAACTTATAGTGACTCTCACAAAGGAGAAAAAACAAAACAAAAAATGCATGATTCTCATTTAGGACAAAAATCTTGGAGTATAGGCCTAACAAAAGAAACAGATGAAAGAATAAAAAGAGCAAGCGAAAAAAAGAAAGGACAAAAACGTTCTGAGGAAGAAAAACAGAAAATGAGAGAAAAAGCATTGTCTCGAACTAATTTAGGACCTTTTAAAGATACTAAACCAGAACTTAAAATGAAAGAAATATTAACATCTCTTAATATTCCTTTTGGCCACCAATTTAGATTAGGAAATCATTTATATGATTTTCATATTTTAAACACCAATATTCTTATAGAAGTAGATGGAGACTATTGGCATAGCAACCCTAAAAAGTTTATTAAATTAAATAAAATACAAAAAGAAACTAAACAAAGAGATATTAAAAACGAACAATTAGCAAAAGATAAAGGATTTATTCTTTTACGTTTTTGGGAAGATGATATTTTAAATAATGCAAAAGAAGTAAAAAACATTTTACAAGAAAGAATAAGTAATGCCTATTTATAATAGTAGTAATCCATTACAGTTAAATGAGCCTTTATATGAAGATTGTGGACTAGGTTTAGATAAAGAAGTTTTAGATTATATAAAAGAAAATCATTCTTTGCAAATAGTTTTAGGTGGTGAACCATTCTATTTATATCAAAGAATGACCTCCGGAAGTGTGGTTAATGGAACTATTTCATCTTGGGATCAAACAACTCCTCAGCATATGAAAATTTTGTGGAGTCCAGGAGATGCTAATCATCCAGATTTGAGAAGTTATACTAATGATGGTTCTGGATCTTTTTCTTTGTTTGAAAGTGGAATTCCATTAGTAAGAGTTTTTGATAAAAATGATTTATTATATGATAATGAATTTGCTTTAGAAGAAATTGTAGGAGTAGGAGTTTCTACAAAAAAACAAATAAAGCTTTATTTGAATTCTGGATACATTCCTTCAGGGGCTATAACTTATTCATATAAAGTATTATGTGAATGTGTAGATTATTCTACTAATCAGCCAGATATGAATTGTGAAATTTGTTATGGAGCGGGATTTCCTATAGGTTGGGTTAAATATAATTGTGTTGCTTCTAAATATAATCCTGCGAATACAATTTTAGTTCGAGTACCTAAAACTGATTATAGAATTATTTTAAATAAAGAAGGGCTTGTTGAACAGCAAAAGAATCGCCATTGGGCGTTATCAACTCCTTATGTTAAAAACTACGATATAATAAAAGGGACTATTGGGGATAATGTAGATAAGGTATATGAGATAGTGAATAAAATGGATAGTTTCCTTCGCGGGATTTTCTTGCATCAAGAATTTGAAGTTATATTATTAGAAAAAAATGACGTTAGATATAAAAGGGTTGAAACTTTGTAAAAAGGGTTTAAAATTGCAAAAAATATTTTCAAAAGAGGAAGAACAACAAATTTGTAATGAATATTTTTCAGAAGAAAAACCAAGTACTACTATTTTAGCTAAGAAGTGGACTTGTGTTCCAGAAACTATCAGAAAAATTATTATAAGAAACAATTACAAATTAAGAACACATAGTGAAGCAATAAGTGGTAAAAATCACCCTTTTTATAATAAACCTCGATCTGAGGAAACAAAAAAGAAAATAAGCGAAAAAAATAAAGGTAAACCTAAATCTGAAGAACAAAAAAGAAAACAAAGTATAACAATGAAAAGCAAAAATAAAAAACATACTGAAGAAGCAAAACAAAAAATGAGAGATAAAAAATTAGGTAAAAAACGTCCTCCTTTTTCTGAAGAATGGAAAAGAAATATGAGCATATCTCGAAAAGGTCGCAAAGCTTGGAATAAAAATCTTACAAGAAAAACAGATGAACGAGTTGAAAAAATGAGTAAAAAATTAGAAAATAAACACCCTTCTATTATAACAAAAAAGAAGATGCATAAAAACCATAGTCCTTTTTCTAATGAAACTAAAGAAAAAATGAGTAAAAGTGCTTTAATTCGGATAAAAACTCAACATGGGCCTTATAAAGATACTGCCCCAGAACTTAAAATGAAAGAAATTCTTAATGAATTAAACATTCCTTTTGAACATCAATTTAGATTGGGAAATCATAATTTTGACTTTTATATTTTAAATACTAATGTTTTAATAGAGGTTGATGGAGATTGGTACCATGGAAATCCTAAAAAATATTCAGTATTGAACAAAATGCAATTAGAACAAAAAGAAAAAGATAATAGATGCAATGAAATAGCTATAAATAATAACTTTATTCTTCTAAGATTTTGGGAAGACGATATTTTAAATAATATAGAAAATATTAAAAATATTTTGGGGAAAATCTTATGAAATATTTGCAGATGCATGATATTATAGACTATTTTGCAAAATCATTTCGAAAGATATTTGCTCAAAATACGATTTGGGTGAATGAGGATAACGAAGTAGTAGAATTAACTGAAGGAAACACGCCTCAGGTGTATGATCATTTACCAAGGGAACCTGAAAACTATCCATATATTTCAATTGAAGGAGGACCTGGTGCTGGTGATCCTTGGGCAATAAATGATAGAGTAGATAATTTATGGATAAGTGAAAGATTTGGATCTCAACCTTTATCTTATGAAATTTTAGGAAATGGGTATAAACGTGCGTTTGGGATTCAGTTAAATGAAGATTTGAAATTAAGAGATGTAGGAATTGCTTTAAAATATGCAAGTAGATTGAATGGAGATATAACTTTAAATTTATCTTCAGCAAGTGCAAGTTTTCCAGGAGTTGCAATTGCTTCTGGAACTATAGATGCTTTTGAGGATACCGATTTTGTGTGGAAGTGGTGTGAGTTATATCCACAAATTACTTTGTTACAAAATCAATTATATTTTTTAACTTTAGAAGCGCCAAGTGATTGCATATATTATGTTGCAAAAGATACAAATCCAGATGCTACTTTAACTCCATATCCTTATTTGGCTACTAAATATGGTTCAGGAGCTTGGAGTTTATCATCTAGCTCAACTCTTTTCGCAGTAGTTCAAGGCCCAGTTTATATAAGATTAGGAGGAGGAATTAAGTCAAATTTAATATTTAGAATTGAAGCAAAAGATATTCATAGTATGCGTTCTGTAAAAAATATTGTTTTTATGTATTTAAATGCTTTAAAACATGCTGATTTAAAAAGAAAAGAAGCAATAACATATCCTCCAACATTGAATGTTGATTTCGATTTTATGAGTGAGACTACTGAAGTTGGTGTTAAAATTATAAATATTTCAGAATCAGCAGAAAGTGTAAGAGAAAGAGGAAATGATAGAATATTTTCAGTTTTATATACTGTGGAGGTTTACGGGTTCTGGCAGGAGGATTTTAGAGCAGATACTGTAAAGAAAGTTGTACCGGATATTAAGAGTTTTGATCCTTAAAAATATTTTGAGAGTTAAAAATGCAAAATAAATGTATAGATTGTAATAAAGAAATTAGTAGATATGCGAAAAGATGCCGTAGTTGTTCAAAGAAAGGACATAAACAAACAGAAGAAGCAAAAGAAAAATGCCGTGTAGGAAATATAGGTAAACATAATCATTATTCTGGTAAAAACAATCCTAATTATGGTAAACATAGACCTTGTTATGAAGCAACAAAACAAAAAGCATTGACTCCGGAAAGAATCCAAAAAGCTTTAAAAAATGGTTTTGGTACTAACTGTTATTATAATAATGAATTTTTTCCTTCTTTACAAGAAAGGGATTGTTATATAAAATTAAAAGAATTGGGGTTTAGAGTTAAACATAATTTTGAAGGAAGATTTGATTTTTTAGTAAATGATAAAATTGTAGTTGAGTTTCATCCTTTTGATATAAAAAGGTTAACAGATGATTTGTATTATATGCAAAGGAGAGAATTATTAGATAATTATGGATATAAAAATTTAAAATTGATTGTTATAAAGAATTTAAAAGAAATCGAAAATAATTTATTAAAGGAGGTTTCAAATGGTATATAAAAGTCCTGGAGTGGAAGTCGTTAGTATTGCTAATCAAAGAATAATTAATATTTCTGAGGAGGTCAGAATTCCAGCAATTATAGCAACTGGTCCAAGTATTAGAACAGTAATAGATGAAGCTGTGGTCAGAGCAGCTGGTTCTGGGTCTTCAAATCAAGATTTTTTACAACATTTTAATGTTACTGTTAGTCAAGTTGCTGCTATTCCTGGTGTTTCTGGAAGTTATTCAAATTGGATAGGAAATTGGACTTATGGTGCTGGAACTGATGAGAATAATTTAGGATATATAGAATGGAATAGTGGAACTCCTGGAGATGGTCAGCCAAGAGAAGGAGAAACATATTATGTTTCTTATACCTATCCAGTAGATGCAACTCAGTTTGATCCTACAACGTTTGTAGATTCAGATGATGTGCTTGCTTTTTATGGAGAGGAAAGTGCAGCCGCTGATGGTTCTATGACAATGGCTGCAAATTTAGCATTAGAAAATGGTGCTCCTGCTGTTATGTGTGTTCAAGTTAGTGGTTCTGCTGATTCTGATTGGCAAACTGCAGTAAACAAGTTAAGAAAGAAAAAGAATGTTGCATATGTAGTTCCAATTACCGTTGATTCTACACAACAAGCTTATTTTGTTAATCATTGTTTGTTAGAATCTCAACCTTTAATTGGACATGAAAGAGAATGTATTTTGGGAATGAGCTCTTCTTCGACTGTTGATAATCATATTACTAAAGCAAACGCATTAGCAAGTAGTCGTGCTATTTTAGTATTTCCTGGAGATAATGTGGATAGAAATGATTTGACTTTAGATGGTTCTTATATAGCGGCCGCAGTTGCTGGTGCTATTACGAGTCAAGAGAAAGTTGTATATCCAGTAACAGGAAAAACTCTTGTAGGCTTCTCTCTTTTAGATGAGGAATATGAACCATATGATATGAATCGGCTAGGAGCAAATGGAGTTTTGGTGTGTTATAGTGTGTCTGGAGTTGTAAAAGTTAGACATGCTTTAACTACTGATCCAACTTCTGCGGATACGGTTGAAGTTTCTATTATAGCAAGTGATGATTATGTTCGCAGGATTACAAGAAATAAACTTGATGAAAGGTTTATTGGTAAAGGAATTGTGATAGGGCCAGAAACTCCTGGATTGGTTGAAGAAGCATTAAAGGCTATTTGGAACGCAATGGTTAGAAATGGATATATTTATGCTTATGGAACAAAAACAGATCCCCTAACTGGAGAGGTTCCAATTAAGGCGGTTCAAAGTTTAGTAGATCCAAGACAAGTAGACGTGACCGGTGCAATAAAGTTCCTTTATCCACTTGACTACATTCGCGTGACTTTTTATTTGTATGTGTAATTTTAATAATTATAAGGATTAAAATGATAAGTAAAGAAATACTCGAAGAATATTATATTCGAAAACGATTAACATTAAAACAAATTGGAAATTTGTTAGATATTTCAGATGCAACTGTGTTACGGTGGATGCGAAAATATAATATTCCTACAAGATCAAAAAGTGAAGCAAATAAAGGTAAGCCAAAATCTGAAGAACATAAAAAAAAGTTAAAAGCAAGTTCTTTTGTTAGATGGTCTCGAAAAGAAGAGCACGAAAAAACAAGTAAGAGTGTTAAAAAAACAATGTCTGACCCTGTTTTTCGGGTTAATTTTTTAGAAGCACAAAGAAATAGAAAACCTCCGCGACCTCATAAAAAGAATTGGCCTAAAGAATCTTGTGAAAAAATAGGAGGTCCTCGAAGAGAAAAAACTTATGAAGAATTTTATGGGGAAGAGAAAGCTTCTGAAATAAAAAGAAAACAATCAAAATCTCGTGAAGGTAAAAAATTAGGGCCTCATTCTGAAAAAACAAAAGAAAAAATGAGTAAAAGTGCATTACTTCATATTCAAAATCATTCAGGTCCTTTTACAAATACAAAACCTGAACTTAAAATGAAAGAGATTTTGACTTCTTTAAACATTTCTTTTGAACATCAATATCGACTTGAGCATTGTTTATTTGATTTTCATATTCTCAATTCTAATGTTCTTATAGAAGTAGATGGAGATTACTATCATAGTAATCCTTTAAAGTTTCAAAAGTTAAATAAAATGCAATTAAAAGTAAAAGAAAGAGATATTAAACATAATGAAGTAGCTAAAAGCAATAACTTCATTCTTCTAAGATTTTGGGAAGATGATATTTTGAATAATACTGAAGAAGTAAAAATGAAATTAAAAAATTTAATTGGAGGTGAAAATTATGGCAAGACTTCCATTCACTGCTAGCGAAGTATGGTTTTCCTATGATGTATCTATCGATGATATTCCTGTTGGTACTCTTCGAAGTTTTAATCCAACGCAAACAAGGACGGTTGATGTTGTAAGAGAAATCGCAACTAACGGAGGCCAAATAAAAGAGATCGTTCCTGGAGTTACTGATTATACAATAAGACTTGAGAAAGTTCGATTATATAATAAAGTTTTGTTTGATCATTTCGGAATTGTGACTAAAGATATTCAAAATCAAATTAGATCTGTAGATATTAAAGAAGCAATTCATCATCCGCAAACAAATCTTTTTAATAATGCGGTAACTGGTCCTCCGGGGAAGGCTGATGGTAATGCAGGAATTGTTTATACAACTTATGAGGATTGTTGGATTACTGATTGGGGTAAAACTATTTCTACAGGAGCAATTACTAATGTTGAAACAATGACGGTAAGACCTACTCGGGTTGCATAATTAGTTTATTAAAGTAAAGGAGGAAGAAATGAATTATGGTGAAGTTTTGACATACATAACTCGTATGGCAAAGAAAAAAGTTAAACCTTTTAGAACTTGGAAAGGATCCAAAGTTCAAGATTGGGAAGTTGAAATTGAGTTGTTAGATGTAGGAAAGAATATTGAGATAGCAAAAGCTCTTGCAGATACTCCTTTTAGTGTAATTGCTTGGCTTGCTAAAGTTGAATTGCTTGCAAGATGTATAATTTCTATTAATGGAGAACCTTTTATTACTCAGGAACAAGTGGATGCTTATAATAAGGATCACGATCTTGATAAGGAAACTGCTATTTCGGTTCTTGATTATAAAAAAATCCTTATTAAAAAGTGGGATTCAGTTGTTGTAAATGTTATCGATGCTGAGTATAATAAATTGCAAGAAGAACAACAAACTTTTTTATTGGGAAAAGGAGAAGAGACTAAGGAAGAAACAAAAGAAAAAGAAGTAGAAGCACAAAAAGTTGTTGAAGAAGTAAAAAAGCTTGATGAAGAATCTAAAGATCCTTCTGTTCAAGTTAGAGCTTATGTAGAACCTAAAGGCGAGCAGAAATAGAAAACTGCTCGCTTTTTTTTGGAGAATTTATGTTTAGTAAAGAGCAAGTAAAAAATGCTATTTTTGAAAATATATTACCTGTAATAACAATTAAACCTTTTAAAAAAGTTGATTGGTCTTTAACTTTAAAAATTGATGAAAAACCTTTTCCTCAGACTTTAGAGGAATGTGTTAAACTTTTAGCTTCTGTTTTGATTATTCCAAATAAATCTGAGAAAGAAAAAGAAGCTTTTTTAAGATCTTTAAACTTTTTTGTAGTTGATAAAATATTTGAAAAGTATACTAAAGTTTACAATGAATGGATTAAAGGTTTAAATAAAATAGTTGAGGATATTGTAGAGAATGATGTTCAATCTAAGTTTTTATGGGAAGTATCTAAAAGTTCTGGAATTGATAAAGTTTTAAATTCTTCAAAATATAATAATGCTCAATTGTTGTGGATCTTTTATAATTCAGTAAAAAGTAATAAAGATAAAAATAAATACATAGTTGAATTAATTAAAAATGTTTTTGAAATGTTGCAGCCTTGGTTAGATAAAGAGTTGTATGATCGAGTAAAACAATCAGAAGAAAGCACTCGAGAAAATGTTTTGTTTGATGAAAAAACTCAAGAATATCTTGAAAGTCAGGATGAAGGGGATAGTGTTGAGATGGATTATATGTAAAAAGTTACTCTTTTCTTTAAATTTTGTGTATAATATATTAGATAAGAAAGGAGCAATAAATGTTAAACTTTTTAAATATAATAGAAAAATTATGCAAAGGATTTTTTGTAATTCTTTTTATTATACTTATTGTAGGAGTTGCAGTAACTCCTGTTGGATTAGCCTTTCTTATATTGTGGGGGATGTGTTCAAATAAGAAGAATGAACCTAAAGAAAAATTACAAAATAACATTTATTGGTCTTCTTGTAGTAGCATTATTAAAAGAAAGCAATCTAAAAAAATTACAATGTATAATGATAGAGGATATAAGTTTGAAATAGTTATTTAGGAGGTAGTAAAATGTCTTTAATTATACCCCAAAATCAAAAAGGATTATATCTAAGAAAATTGTTCTTTTCTTTAAATTTTGTGTATAATATATTGAACAATAAAATAAGGAGGAGAGATGAAACAAAGTGAAGTAAAGGGAAGAATGAAGGTTAAGATTAATGAAAGAGCCCGTAATGGAGATAATGGTATTGTTGATCCTGTAGGAAAAACAGGAACAGTAGTAGCTATTTTTCCTTCTATAATTGAAGTAAGGTTAGATAGAACTCGTGATACTTCGGCATGGCATCTTCTTTTTAAACCAGAATGTTTAGACCCTTCTGATGAAATTGTGAAGGAAAATGAAATGGAGAAAGTTCCTGTAATAACTGCTAAAGGGCATAAATATTTTGAAAAACTACCGTTAAATAAAGGAATAGTAAGTCCTTCGACAGTTCTTTGCCAAATTAAAAACCATCCGGGATTTACTAAGGATGAATTAGCCCGCCGTTATTATGAAATCCTCTGTGAAGATGACCTTGAAGATAGTTACTCTGAAAAAGAATTTTTGCAATCTTTTAAAGAGGTTTATGAAAATTTATTATCAAATGGGATGTTGAACGAGGTTTTTTGAACAAAGTTTTTTGAACGAAGATTTTATAAATAACCAAGCTTTTGAGAAGAACTCAAAGCAGGTAATGCTTTTATAGGTTACCTGCTTTTTTTTATTTATAAAGGAGTTTTATGGTTGGTGAAGAATTAGCTGGAATGTCAGAACAATTAGGTAAGTTAGGGCCTGGTGGAAAAGAAGCTGCTGTAGGTGTTACTACTTTAACAAATTCTTTCGAAGCTTTATTTAGACTCTTTGGCTGGTCTTATGCTGGGGGGCATATTAATACCTTTTTAAATCAGCTTGGGGTCATGAATAAAGAGAGTGCAAGACTTGGACCTCTTATCTTTGAGAATTCCCAACAATTACATTTATTTACTACAAGATTAGGTTTAGCAGTTGGTGGTATGGCAGTAATGTTGCGAGAAATGGACAACCTTGAAAAGAAACAGTCTGAATTAAATAGAGCTCTTGGAATAGGTGTAGTATCAATTACTAAATATTATGAGCAACTTTCTACGGCTTCCGGGATGGGAGGTAAAGCAGCAAGATCTGCGGCTGAAGAGATTATGAAAGCGTTAACTGAGCAGAGGATGTGGTCGGAACAAGAAATTAATCAAATGCTTCCTCTTTTTGTTAAATATTCTTTAGGCATAAGTAAGTCTTTTCCAAGAGATTTTGTTACTATGCATGAACAACTAGGAATGTCAATAGATAATATTGCTGATTCTTATGAAACAATGGCTTTGAATGCAGCGGCCGCGGGAGTTCCTTTAGAACTTTATAAAAATACTGTTTTTGGGTTGACTTCTCAAATACAACAATATGGTTTTTCAATTCGTGATGCAATGGCATTTACGAATTTATTTACTGATGATTTAAAGAAAGGAACTATAACCGCAAGAGAAGCACAAAATGTTATGCAAACATTAGCTCAATCTCAAATGACTGCAGGAGGGTTCAACCTTAGAGTAAAAATGGCAATGATGTTGGGCAGAGCTTGGGAAGATGTTTCTCCCGAAACTAAAGAAGCATTAGATGTGGCAGCTAAAAAAAGATATGGGGAGGCTTCTACCTTCAGAGGTTTAGGAGTTGCGCAGCAGGCAGATGTTTTTCAAACAACAGCCGCTCCAGAGCTTTTTGGGCAAGTTTTCGCAATTGCTGGAAAAGAAACCTTAAAAATGTTTTCTAATAAAGCAATACAATCTATAGGTTTTAAACAATTTATGGATATGGAACTTATGCAATTTCAACGAGTAGTCCCCACATTAGAAAAAGGTGGTGAAGTTTTTACAAAGTCTATTGAGGAAATGAAAACTCCTACACAAGAACTTACTAATGCTCTTGATGAATTAAGAAAGACGATGGAAACAAGTACTAAAGGAATGCGAGAATGGTATTATCCTTTCTTACAATTTATGGATTATTTGAGATCCCAAGGGTTAGGAGGGGTTGCTGGTGCTGCTGGAGGTATTGGAGGTGCTGTTTTAGGTGCTGTCCCTGGAGCTATAATGACTGCTTTAGCTTTAAGAGGAGTAGGATTTGGTGGAGGTGCTGGAGGATTAGGTGTCGGAGCAGCAGGACTTGGAGCTGGATTAGGAGCTACTACTTTGGGATTTGCAAGGTTAATACCCTATTTAGCTTTACTTACCACTTCTATGATATCTCTTGACCAAGTTGTGAAAGCTGTTACAGCGGCTCAGGAATGGGCTAAAACAAAAGCAGAAGAAAGAGAAAAAAAGGAATGGTTAAAAACAACTGCAGCAGGAGAATATACTGCATTAACAGGACTATTAGGAGCTCAAAGATTACGTGAAACTGGTGAAGAAAGACTTGCACGAAAAGCTATGGAAGAAGTAAAAGGAGGATATCTTTCTCCTGAAGATTTAAAAAGGGAAATTGCTTATACTTATGAAAAATATAGAAAAGGGGTTGGTGAACGAGCTCTTCCCCTCGAAAGAATAAGAACAATAGAAGCGGGGATTCCGGAGATAACAAAAGGTAAGGAAGAAATTATTATAAAATTTCCAATAATCGCAATTCCTTTAGGAAAACAGCCAAGTATTTCTGATTTAATACATGGAGGGGCATAAAAAAGTAAATGAAAGGTAATTTATGGGAAAAAGAGAAATTATAAGAATTTGGAAATTAAATAAAGTAAGGGAAGAAAAAGGAGCAACGGTTTCTGGATATATAAATGTAGCCACTCGAAGTAATCCATTATTTCCAAGAGGAGCAGAATATATTATTGAAGGATCAATGGAAAAAATTAATGATGATACTGATTTAACTAAAAAAGTAGATGCTGGTATGGTTTATAGAGTTTATAGAGATGTTGATGAAAAAAATACTCCTTTTATTATAAGAAATAGTGAAAGATTTGATGTAATGGGAAAAGAGAAAGAAGAAAATGTTGGGGCCAAGGCATATTTTACTTTTCACATAAATCCTCGAAATATTAGCATTGCAAAAAATAAATTAATTACTAAAATAAGAACTAGAGGTGGTTTTGAATTTCAACATTGGGGACCAGATATATCTACTATTGCGTTTGGAGGAACGACTGGAAATGTAACTCCGACTCCTCCAGAAAATGTTCAATCAATAACCGATATTCCAAGTCCAACAGAAGATAATTCTGAAGCTTATAGGATATTTAAAGATTTTGAAATATTATATGAAGAAGATCAAACTCAACAAGAACTTGGTTTTATGCAAATGTTAGGGTTAGAATATAGAGGAAATATTTTTGTAGGGCACTTAAGAAGTTTTGGATATGAAGAAGTTGGAGAAAAACCTTTTCAGTTTGAATATAGAGTAGAATTTGCAGTAGAATATGAAGCAACTTCTGTTAGTAGAGCTCAACAAGAAATACAGCAAACTCTTGTTCGTAATGCGGATACTTTGAAATATTTACGTCAACTTGCTGAAGGAGAAAGAAAAAGTGATTAGGAGGATAAAATGTTATATTCATTAAGTTTTCGTAAAACCTCTCAACTTGATAAACAACTATTTTTTGATTTTTATGGTGTTAGCCTTCTTTCTGCTCAATATTTAGAACAAAATCCTTATGCTAAAGAATATAAAGATATGATTGTTCAGCAAGTAAAAGAAGAATATGTTCCTTTAATTACAAAAATGGTTTATGCTGAATTAGAAAAGTGGTTTGAAACTTATTTAGTTGGTGGTCAAAAAAATTGGAAAAAAGAACTTGGATTTGAATTGAAGGATCTTATACATCGAAATATAAAAATTAAAGATTTAACTTTAGAGCAAATTGCTTATATATATAAAACGGGAAGATGGAAAAAAGGATTTTGGGGTTTTGCTTGGGAAGATATTACTGAATCTTTAATTCAACTAATTAATACGGCTGATACTAAACAACTTATAATTATAATAGATCACATTAATGACATTGAACATAGTAAGGGGCTAATTTTTCACGATTTTCCTAAAGTTGAAAAATGGTTTTCAGATGCTTTAAATATTAAAGCCCAAGCTACTCCAGAACAACTAATTCCATATCTTTCTTCTGATATTCAAAAGTTTGTAACAGAAGATTTACAAATAAGAGGTCAGGAAGTTGTAGCCCCAGAAGAATATTTAACTATACCTGAATCTGAGAAAATAAAATTAGTAAAAAGTCCTAATGCTTTTCTTGAAGTATTTAGAGAATTAGCAAAAGATGAAGATGAAGATGTTCGTTGGAGTGTTGCAGAAAGTCTTACAACACCTCCAGAAATTTTAGCTGAATTATCAAAAAATAAAGATTATTATATTCGTTGGTTTGTTGCCTATAATCCTTCTACTCCTCCTGAAGCTTTAGCAGAACTTGCAAAAGATAAAAATGAAAATATCCTTATGAATATTGCCTATAATCCTTCTACTCCTCCTGAAGCTTTAGCAGAACTTGCTAAAAATCCAGATCCTGAAATTCGTTATCGGGTTGCTACTAACCGGGGAACTTTTCCAATAACATTAGAAGAATTAACAAAAGATCCAGATCCCAATGTTCGTAGAGAAGCTAAAGAAAGAGTAAAAGAATTGGAAGGAATATCATTTAGTTTAAATATGAGGAAAAAAGCAAATGGTGAAGAAAATATTGATCCTAACTCTCCACCCCTTGGTTCTTGGGTTTATGTTACAAAACAAGAAGTAAGAAGATTATATATTCAAGAAGCAAAAGGTATTTATGACGAAGAACTTCTTGATCGAGTAATTTCTGGATTTTTGACTACTTTAGGTTACTGGAAAGGAAGTAGAGTTCAATTGTTTAAAAAATTTAAAAATATGTTAGAACAAGCTAAAACTCCTCAAGAGAAAATGATTGCAATAGATCAAGTAATAAATACCGCTCATTCACTTGGGGGTAAGTATGGAGATTATTTGATAATAGATTTTGATGCTTCTTTTTTTGATGAATTAAGTAATCTAAAAATTAGTAGTTTAAATATGAGAAAAAAATCATATATAATGTATAATGACAAAGGCCAAAAGTTTGAGGTAAATTTATAAATGATAGATGAAACTAAACATAGAATTAATCATTATTTTCCAAAAGCTCTTGTTTATTTTTTAGATGAAAAATGGACTGGCTCCGGAAAGTTAAGAGAGGCTAAAAAAATTGTCGCTCCGGATATAAGTGATATTATTAGTATTAATACTACTTTAAATATTACTTCTCAACCAGGAACATTTAGTATTACTTTAAATAACAAAAACGAAAGATATTTTATAAAAGATGATCTTGATTTTGAAATTAAAAATTTAAATGATCCTCCTTTAGATATATATGGAAAAAAATCAGTTTCATTAAAATCTTCTTATCCTTATAAAAATGCTTTAGAGTGGTTAAATCACGAAGAGTTTAAGAGATTTTTTCTTTTACCTAATGGAGATGTTTGTATTTTAGAAAGATATCAAAATAAAAAAGATGGTCTTATTGGTTATTGGAAAAAAGCTCAAAATAAAGAATGGTTAGAAGAACATGCAAAAGAACAATTAGAAAGTGTTGATACTTTTGTTGAGTTAACAGGAACGGATCTTGACTCTGTTGTTAAAGACTCTCGTCCAAATTTAGATTTTTATGAAAAATATGAAGGAATGGTGGATCAGGGAAGATGTGTTTTTAGTCCTATGGATCGGGTTGTAGTTTTATTTTCTCGAAGATTTTATAATGAAAGCATTCCTTATGAATATATTGTTGCTTTTACTGGAATTGTAAATTCAATTAGTGATGAATACTCTGAAAATTTTTCAAAAATAACAATTTCTGGAGAAGATGTTACTAAATGGTTAAAAATGACTTATGCTAATGTAAATCCTTCAACTCTTACTGAAGGTCTTCCAGATGCTGGTGCTGATACTATGAGAATGTGGTCGAAGCGTTTTACTGGTATGGAACCTTGGCAGATTATTAAACTTTTAGTTTTAGGGGGAATTGACGCAGAAGGTTTAAAAGTGAGGGGAGTTGGCGAATTTGAATTTAATCCTATGTTAAGTCCTGAGTCTTCTTTACTTTTTACTTCAGTTAGAGGAAAAACTCCTATTCTTAGTCCTCTTACTTTTGAAAATACTAAAGAAGGAATTGTTGTAAGTGAAGATGTATCTGATTTGGATAAGTTGTTTCAGAAATCAAGAATACATATTCAAATTCCTATGGAAAAGCAAGAATATTCTGATATGGGAGAATTACAAAAGACTCCTTATAAAAGATTTGCTAGAACTACTTATGATAGTTATGATAATGAATATAGAACTCATTTAGAAATTATTTATGAAATAGCAAAAACATCTAATTTTGAATTTTATGCTGATGCTAATGGAGATATTTGGTATCATCAACCAAGATTTGATAATAGACATATACTTACTGAAGATATACCGGAAGTTTATATTTTGAGAAATGAAGATATTCTTAGTTGGGGGAATACCGAAAGTGATGAATCTTTAATTACTTCTATTTTAGTTGTAGGGCAGATGGATATGATTGAAGGAGTCCAATATCCTTTTAATTATGTAAATTTTTATGAGGATTCTGGACTTATTTTTAAATATGGTAGAAGAATGCTTACGGTAAGTCATCCATTTGTAAGAACTGCTGCTGATTGTTATTATTATGCACAATCATTACTTTTTAGAACATTTGCGGAAAGAAGAACTGGAACTATTACAATAGTTGGAAGACCTGAAATAAGAATGGCAATGCCAGTATATATACCTTTTCGTAATATGATATATTATGTTCATTCAATAACTCATAATTTTGCTTTTGGTGAAACATTTACTACAACTTTAGGATTAACTTATGGAAGAAAGCCTTGGGAACGTCTTCCAGAAACTTTAGCGTATACTCGATATTCTGCTACTGATGGAGAAGTTGGAAGAAGAAATGTTACTATGGAATCAACAGCTGTTCATGCAGCAGTTACTTCAAAAAGTAGTAAAGATGATCCTCTTATTTGGCCTTTTGGTGCTTCCAATAATAATAAGGTTGAAACTTCTTATCCAGGGCAAACAAGATATAGAGTTAATAGTTCGGGAGAAAATGAACAATTACCTAACGGAATAGATTTAAGCTCTTTAAAATTAACAAATCCGACTTTAAAAGTAAAACAAGCTGAAGTATATGCAACTCATAATGGAATTGTTATAGAAAGCGATGCAGATTTTGTGAAAATAAAATCTAAAGGTGGTCAATACGAAACACATTATTATGGATTGGTCTCACTTAATGTTTCTGTAGAAGATGAAATTTCTAAATATCAACCTATAGGTTATGTAGAAGGAAAAGACCCTTTGAGATATTGTATGGTTCGAGGAGAAACAGGTTTTGTAGATCCAGAACCTTATACTAAAGCAAAGTTAACTATAAGAGGGGGAGGAGTTAAGTCATGAGGAGATACTTTCCAAATGAGAGACCTTTTGGTGGACATTTACTATCTAGAACTCCATATCATCGTCTTGCAGTTATAACAAGTGTAAATGCTGAAAAAGGGACTGTTGCTATTAAATGGTTAGATCATCCAAGTGGAAGAGATAATATTGTTATAAGTCAAGCAGCATTTGGTTCTTTTGATTTTCCAGTTCCAGGAGCAGTTATACTTGTTGCGATGAGAGAAGGAGATATTCCTGAAATTGATAGATATATGCCTATAGGGTATGCTAAACAAGTTCAAGCAGGAGAGGCTAAACAATTACAACCAGGAGAAAAACTTTGGAGAAGTTATTCTGGTTTTGAAACGGATCAAAATCAACAATTTCCTATTCCTATTCCTACAGGATCTGAAATTTATATGTCAAACTCTGGGAAAATTGTTTTTCGAGACGGAACTGGAGATTGGTGGGAATTAGATCCTACTGATAATGTAATTCATCAAAATAGTATGACTTATCAATGTACTACTGAAGCTGGAGTTCTTGATTTTGGTTTAGTGAAACGGGAAATGCCTACATATCCAGATCCTACTCAGAATTCAGAAATGGTTTTAGTTACAAGGAATAATACTTCTATTTTAAATGGAGGTAAAGCATTTACAGAATTTAGATTAAGAGTTTTGGAAACAGCAGATGTAGATCCTACTACAGCTCCTGAAGTAGATAATCCATTTGTTGAAGTTATTCTAGGAACGAAAATTAAAAGGACTGGTTCTGGGTTAAATACTGTATATTCACCGGAAGAAACCACTGACAACCACGCAGAATCTGGAAACGAAATATGTATTCAAATAAGAACCAAAAGCACTATAGGATTTGAATTTACAGTAGACAAGGAAGGGAATGTTTCCATGTCACTTGCAAATGATAAAAAACTAAAAGTAGTTTGTGATAATATATTGTTGGGGGGAGCAGGAAACGAAAAGGCTGTGGTTCTTTCAGATTTTATAACTACTTATAATGGGCATACACATCCTGACCCAGCTTCAGGATTTACTGGTGTTCCAGTTCAACAATCTATTAATGAAATATCTACAAAAGTTAAGTTAGAATGATAGGAAAGACATATGTTTATAAAAGGGTATAAACAAACTGAAGAACATAAAAGAAAATCAAGTATATCACATAAAGGTCAAAAAGCCTGGAATAAGAATATTCCTCTTTCTGAAGAACATAAAAGAAACCTTTGTACATTTACAAAAGAGCAAGAATTGCAAATTTGTGCTGAATATTTTTCTGATAAAAAAGTAAACACATATGTTTTAGCTAAAAAATGGAATTGTAGTAATGTAACTATAAGTAATATCATTAAAAAGAATGGATATAAATTAAGAAATAGTAGTGAATGTCACAAAGGTCAAAAAGCTTGGAATATTGGATTAACAAAAGAAACAGATGAAAGAGTAAGAAGAGGAAGTGATAAACTTAAAGGACAAAAACGTTCTGAAGAACAAAGAAATAATTTAAGTATATCTTGTATGGGACGTAAAGCTTGGAATAAAGACCTTACTAAAGAAACTGATGAAAGAGTAAAAAAAGTAAGTAATTCAACTAAAGGTAAAAAACATAACCCTATGCTCAATGTTACAAAAGAAAAAATAAGTAAAACATTAACAGGTAGAAAATTTTCTGAGGAAACAAAACAAAAGAAACATAAATTTTCAAAAGAACAAGAAGTAGAAATTTGTAATGAATATTTTTCAGAAGAGAAGCCAAGCACTACTACTTTAGCACAAAAGTGGAGTTGTGGTAATGCTACGATAACAAGTGTTGTTAAAAGAAATGGGTATGTTTTAAGGACGTATAAAGAAATAGGAGCACAAAATATAAAAAAGTATAAAGGTCCTTTTAAAGATACTAAACCAGAACTTAAAATGAAAGAGATTCTTAATGAATTAAACATTCCCTTTGAACATCAATATCGTTTGAAAGGATATTCATTTGATTTTTATATTAGTAATTCAAACATTTTGGTAGAAGTAGATGGAGACTACTGGCATGGGAATCCTAAAAAGTTTAGTAAATTAAATGAAAGGCAAAAAGAAATAAAACAAAGAGATTTTATTAAAAATAAGGTAGCAAAAGATAGTGGATTTGTTTTATTAAGGTTTTGGGAAGATGATATTTTGAATAATGCAGAAGAAGTAAAAAATGAGTTAAGAATTGTAATATAAAAATAAACAAATAAAAAATTTAGGAAAAAAATGATTGATACTATAACACAGGAATTAGTCGATGAACTTCATAAAAAAACAGGATTTTCTACTTGTTTCCTTGTTGCCCTTTTATCTTTATCTTATCCTGTTCGAAATGCTTTGAAACTATTTTTGCAACAGCAAAGAAGTTTGTTAGAACTAAAAGTAAACAAATTGGCTTTTCAAATTCAGAGAAATAATATGCTTTCGGAAAAATTTAACAATTTGTTTGTTGCAGTTGGCAATAAATTAGGAGCAGTGAAAAATATAATTAATGTAACTCATTTCGGAGATGTAGTACAAAACTGCCCACAACTACAAGAATTGTTACGAAGTATGATTAAAGGAGCAGGAGTTTCTGGATTAAGGATAGAAGGATTCTCAGATGTGGAGGATATTTTATCAGAAATACACTATCGCCTGAACAGTGCGAATGCGGCTTTAAATTTATCAACAAGGGCACAACAACAATTAACGGCTCGATTAGCTTTAATAGATCGCTGGATTGAACTTTTAAATGTGATGTAAGGAGATACTTTGGTTATTAAACAACAAATTATTACTTCTAACGCTGAAATAGCTGCCGATTGGTATATTTCTAAACAAAATGGAAATGATTCAAATAGTGGAACTAGTAAAGACGATGCTTGGCAGACATTTGCTCCGTGTAATGCAGCAATTTATTCAGGAATTATAAGAGAAGGAGATACTATTCATGTAGGTCCTGGAACTTATACATCTGGAGAAGATCCTTATAGTTCTACAGGAAACCATATCTGGGCAAAACAAGGAGGGCTTTCAACAATTCCTGTTTATTTTTTAGCAGATCCAAATTGTCAATGGCTTACAGATGATACTCCTGGACCTGTGCAAGTTGATTTTGTTATAATTCAAGATGCTGTTATAAATGTTGAGGGTTTTGATATTTTTTCACATTATGGTGTATGGTCTGGAGGGATTTATTATTATGGAGGTTCGGTAAATATAGAAAGTTCTGTTGGTAAAAATCCTGGAAATTGTATAGGATATTTAGATAAATGTAAAATTGCAGAAAGTAGTGGTATTGGTAATGCCAATGGTCAATTTACAAATTGTTTATTGGGTTATGCAGAAAAAATTATTGGGTGTGTTTCCTCAAATAATAACAATTCTTTTCATGTAGCTATTGATTTAAAAATAATTAATTGCACTTTGCAAATGTCTGCTGTGGTCGGGGTGACTGGAGTGGTTGCTATGACTGCAACTGATCCAATATATGTTTCAAGCATTAATAATATTTTCATTAATTTTAGTAATAAATGTGGTGGAGTATATAATTATTACTGTGGAGGAAATGTAATTTGGCAATATTGTGATTATAATCATTATGAATATTATGAAGGAAATTTTGGTTATGGTATAAAAAATTTAACACAGTGGCAAGCAGATACAGGATTAGATGGAAATGCTACAGAAGGATGGACATATTTAAGAGGATTTTATCAAAATGCATCTGGGTACAAGTTATTTAATTTATCTCCTTGTGTAAACACAGGTGCTCCAACTGGATCATTTGGTCTTGTTCCATATTTTGATATAGAATATAATTTAAGATCTGGATCTTCAGTTTGTAAAGGATGTTATGAATTTCAAGATATTCCAGAACTTTATACTAAAACTTATTATGTAAGAACAAGTGGAGATAATGCAAATGATGGTTTAAGTCCAAGTAATGCTTGGAAAACTATTAGGAAAGCTACAGATACTGTTAGCCCTTATGATATTGTATATATAGGTTCTGGAACATATGATGAAGGCTTTTATGCATCAATTTCAGGATCATATACCACGTGGGTAGGAGATAAAAAAGGAATTTATACTGGAGATCTTCCTGGAGATATAAAAATAAAATTCTTTTTAAATATGTCTGCCCAATACCCTTATTATCTTACGATGCCAAGACACCATATTAGAGTTTCTAATATTTATTTTTATGATTTTTTTACATATATTGATACTGTACATGCAGGAGTAGTATCTTGGGGAGGACATGGGTTAGAATTTGAACAATGTAGAGTGGATCATGGATTTTTTTGTGGTGGGGTTTGGGGATGTAAATTTATTAATAACGTAGCGTGGGCGAGTCCATTTTTTGGAGCAATAAATTATGCTAGATATGCAATGTATACTGCAAATGGTTGTGCTAATTTTTATTTTCATAATACTTTTATTCATCCCCATGGAAGAGCAGTTGTAGGAGGTTATTGTTTTAATGGTAGTAGGTATGATATAGTTATAAATAATATAATGAAATGTGTAAAAGAAAGTAGTGCTCCTTCCGTTGGATCAGACCCCGTTATTTCAATACCAGCAGGTTCTATTGATGAATGTATTTTTGATGGTAACTTTTATCAATATGGAGATGTGGGACAAGTATTTGCATATGAAGGAGCAAACTATTGGGATACTTTAACTTTATGGCAATCAGGATCATCTCAAGATTTAAATTCTTATGAAGGAAATCCTTTGTTTGAAGGAGATGGATTTCATATAAAAGTGCTTTCTCCTTGTGTTGATAATGCACTTATACAATGGACAGATTGGGATGGGTCTTCTTATAATGTAGGTGTTTATATTGATTATGATTTACAAAATCGCCCGATGGGACTTGGATTTGATATTGGATGTGATGAAGTTTTTATAAAACCTATAGAACCTCCATTTGCTTGGAGTATTCCTAAAATAGGGCCTATTTTAATACGTAGAACTCCTTATAGAGAACCTCAATTAAAATGGCCTTGTACTCATTATTTACCAAATAGAGGTCAATTTACTTTAAATACTTGTCCTAGATGTTTAGGAACTGGTTTTTATTATGATATTCAATTTGATGCTGGAGGATTAGTTCCTCAAGTATGGGATGAAACAAAATTGGCTCAAGAATTAGAAAAGATTACAATAACAGATTTTAATCCTTTTCACCCTGAATATGGAGCAAATCTTAAAAAGAGGGTAGGACAAGTTCCAATAGATGATTTAAAACCAATAATAAAATCAGATTTACTAAATTCTATTTTTAATTTAATGAAATATCAAAAAAGAGAAGCAAACAAAGGTGTTGGAGACGGTTATTTTTCGCCGAGAGAATTGATTGACAGTGTTAAAAAAGTTGAAATCACAGAAATTTCTACTACGGAGTTAGAATTCACAATATATATTTTGACAGTAGAAGGAAAAGAGTTAGAAATTACTGGGAAGGTGTTAGTATGACTTACACTTATTATATTAGACGATGGTGTGGAAGTGATTACAATAATGGGCTGAGTGGAAGTGGAGCCTGGAAGACTCTAAGAAATGCTAATATGAATATGGTTGCTGGAGATACTGTATATGTTGGATCAGGTTCTTATTATCTTGAGTCAACTGATATAGAAAGAGGAATTCAACCTGTAAATAATGGTAGTTCTGGAAGTAGAATAGAATATATTGCTGATAGATTTGGAATTTATACAGGAGATTCAGGAGAAATCAAAATTAAAAGAGCAAATTTTCAAAGAGATTATATTACTATGGATGGGTTTTATGTTGATAATGGGAGTAGTGCTATTAATGATGTGAGTATTGTAGGTATATATACAATAGTTAGAAATTGTAGAACAAAATATTCCTCTCAATTTGGGGGCGGGGGTTATGGATGTAATCAGGTTCAGGTTTATAATAATATTTTTGCAGAAGGCAAAATTCATTCTGTACCTGCTGTAGCATTTTATTTTGTTAATGGTGAAACAGGGCATTTTTATTATAATACTGTCTTCGGAACAGATAAGGATGCAAGCTATAATACTCAATGTTTAGTGATATATTCTCCAAATAATGCATTATTTGATATATATATTAAAAATAATATTTTTGCTGGAGTTTTAAGTTCTTTGAGTTATTATTTGATTAAGTATTACCCCCAACATGTATCTGATTGGAATAATAAATTTCATATAGATTATAATTTTTATCAATATACTAATGGGCAATTTGTTTATGTGGATGTTTGGGTTGAAGCAGGAGATTGTGAATTTGATAATTTAACAGTATTTCAGGCGGGCTCGGGTTCTTTAAATGGGAAGGAAGCTAATGGAAAAGAAGGAGATCCAAAATTTTTTGACGTTTCGAATTCAGATTATTATTTATTAGGATCTTCTCCTTGTATAAGCACTGCTACAGATGTTGGAATATACACCGATCATGATGGTAATACACGACCTTTGTAAGAGGATATAATATGATTCATGTTAGACCAATACAAATATGTGGATATGATATAGGTGCATATGAATTTGTTCCTCAAACACGGCAAGAATTAATTACTTCAGATGCAAATATAAAAGTAACGATTCAACAATTAATTATATCTGATACTAATATTTTAGTTGAAAATATTCAGCAAATTATTTTATCTGATGCTAATATTAAAACAGGAGTTCAACAATTAATTATATCAAATGCTAATATTATAAGTACCTTGCAACAAACGATTATATCTGATGCCTCTGTTTTTTATATAAGACAACAGATTATTTTATCAGATGCAAAAATTATTCCAGCAACATCGCCAGATTCTTTTTCGTTTGCAAAAATTTCAAAAGTTGTTTCAAATTTTAGTTTAAAAACTAAAGATGAAACAAAATTAGTATTGTATGATGTTAAATTAGAGCATATTTGTGATCACAATTTACCAAGCGGAAAATTTACTTTAAATACTTGTCCAAGATGTTTAGGAAAAGGTTTTTATTATGATATAAAATTTAGTCCTTTGGGCGATGTTCTTACTGTTAGTGAAGTAGAAAAACTTTTGCAAGAATTAGTAAAAATTACAATAACTTCTAAAGGTGATAATCCATTTTATGCAGATTATGGATCTTATGTTATTAATAGTGTAGGAGCATTACAAACTGAAGGATTTCGAGAGACTAAATTAAAACAGTCTATTATGGATGCTGTTTTAAGATTACGTTATTTACAACGTGATGGTATTGAGAGAGGATATAAATTTTCTTTAAAAGAATTAATTGATAAAATAGAAAATATTGAAATTTATGAAATTGAAGGAGATCCAAGGCAATTAGGTTTTAAAGTAAGAATAACAAATGTTGAAGGATCTATGGCAATATTACAAGGCAGTGTTTCTTTATAAAAGGAGAAATTTATGGCGAGAAAGAGTTTTTCAAATATTGTTCAAAGTATGATTAACTTTTTGAAAAGGCTACATCCAAGTGTGGACACGAAAGAAGGAACTTTTACAAGAGATGTTATAATTAATCCGGTTGCAAATGAATTAGATAATTTTTATGCTGAATTGGATGTAATTTCGAAAGCTCAATCTCCAGATTTAGCTTCTACAGATGATTTAGTAAAATTAGCAGAGAATTTACAACTGGAAAGAAAAGCCGCAGTTCGGGCAACAGGAACAGTAACTTTTTATAATAGATCTGGAACTACTGCAACTATTCCAGCAGGAACTACAATAAGTACTAAACCTGGAGCAGAAGTTGGTGCTCAACAATTTGTTACATTACAAACTGTTACTATATCAAATCCTGGAAGTTTTAATCCTGATACTGGTCAGTGGGAAGCAGAAGCTCCAATAAGAGCAGTTGCTGGAGGATCCCAAGCTAATGTTGATGCTGGTGCTATTTGTGTTTTAGTTACTGCTGTTGCAGATGTTTCTGGATGTTTTAATGAAGCTACAATAACTACAGGAGAAGATGAAGAATCTATTTCAGCTTTAACATTACGAGTAAAAAGTGTTTTATTAGGAAATAATGTAGGAACAAAGGCAGGTTATTATGAACAAGTAATGAAAGATGAAAATGTTACAGATGCTTTAGTTGTAGGTCCTGGGGAAGCATATACATTAAGATCATCTTTTGGTGCTGTCGATATTTATGTAAGAGGTGGAGTTTCTAATCAATCAATTGATACTTTTATTTATTATTCTGGAGCAGACTATCATACTTTTAATTCACAACCAGTTCATCTTTATACAGTAAGTGGAAGTTTTTCTGCTGTTGGAAGTGTTACTGGAAATTTAACTGAAGGTACTCATTATACTATTGTAAAAGATTCTAGTGTTTATGCTGGGTCGGTTCGTGGTAATGATGAATTTTACTTTTTACCAATTCTTGCTGATGGTGAAACTATTATAATAACTTATGTATATAATGCATTAATTTCTACTTTACAGGCAGCAGTTGATGGAGATAGTGCAAAGATTGTTGGTGCAGATGTTTTAGTTAAGGAAGCAAAAGTTCGCTGGATAGATGTTACTGCTACTGTTGAATTATTTGCTGGGTATGATGCTTCAACTTTAGCTACAAGCGTTCAAACTGCAATAACAGAAAAACTAAATAGTTATTTAATTGGCCAGGAAGTTCAGCAGTCAGATATTATAGCAATAATTGCTGCAGTTGAAGGAGTAGATGATGTTTTAGTTCCTCTTACAAAGTTTCAAGAAAATATAGCAACTGGAAATATTACACAAGATGCAGATGGGAATTTAGTAATTCCTTGGGATTCTTATGCCCAAGCTGGAGTAGTTACTGTTTCTGTAAAAAGTTAAGGAGTAATAATGGCTACCTCGTTAAATTCTTTTATAAAAAAATTACGTGGTTTAATAACTAAATACTATGCAGCATATTTTTCTGATGATACTCATCTATACAAAGTTATCAGAACGTATGCGAATGAATTTGCTTCAGGAAGTATTGATCTTGAAGAAGTGTATGAGGATTTAAGTATTGATACTGCTTCTACTCAAAAGCTTTATGATAATTTTGGAACATATTTTGGGCAACGAAAGTTTTTCTACCAAAATGCTAATGAAGATTTATATACTCCTCTTTCAGGTTCTTATGCGTCTGGTTCTTATATAATTGGTTATTATGGATCTGGATCTATTCCAAGTTATCGAAAGGAAATAAACTTTTTAATGCAAGCAGCAATGACTGGAGGAACTATTAATGCAATGAAAAGAGTAGGGCACGCTTTTACTTTAATAACTCCAGATACAAAAGAATATTATCAAATACCACGTTGGAAATTGAAAACAGAGATAGGAGTTGTTTCTGTTGCTAGTACTAGTCCGTATTATATTATAGATGCTGGTAAAAATTGGTTTAAAAATGAATGGAGTGGTGCTTTACTTTTAGAATCAGGTTCTGCTGATTTAACTCAAATTCTTACTAATTATTACGGAGGTTCTTGGTGGGATTATTTATTAGTTTATTATCCAATTACTGCACCTCCACATAGTTTTTCTTCAGGAAGTAATTATGTAGTTACTTTTAGTAAGCTTGGGAAAAATACAAGATTATATGATAAGTTAGAAGGAAAGTTTGCAGCAGATATTATTGTTTGGTTACCTGAACCTCAAAAAGATAGGCAAACTGCTATTGAAAAGGCATTGAGAGATGTAAAGCCTGCTCATACTGATTTAAGAGTTTATTATGAAAATTATTATTCTGCAGTAACAACAACAGCTCAACTTAGTTCTGGTTCGAGTGGTTCTTTTTATGATCCAAGTGTATTTGAAGTTAGTTGTGGAGCAGTTGGTAATTTAGTTCCAACTATTGATTCTGCTTTTAGTGGTTCAACTACAATGACTGTTCCTGGAACTGGGGGTTTTGTAAAATCAAGTGGGGCTATTGTTAATAATATTTATACAAGTCCTATAATTGATCTTACAGAATCTAATTTAATTTATAGTGATTATGATTGGGCTTATGATTGGGTTCCAGATTTAGGGTATGATTGCCAAATTAGAGTTGAAGCAAGATCATTTAACGCTTTACCTCCAGCTGGTGCTTGGTCAGAAGTATATTCAGGGCAAGTTATTTATAAAGGAAGCGTTGAAAGATATTATCAATATAGAGTGCATGTATTTACTTGGTTTGTTGATAGTTTTAAATTACACCAGTTTTCAGTAAAAGCATATGAAAGTGGTTCTGCAGATCCATATTATACATCTATTATTTTGTAAAGGAGTTAAAAAATGGTATCATATGAAGGTGCTGGAAGTATATTTTTTAATGATCAATATGTTAATTATATTCATAGAGATCTCGATAACATTGAGTATACAAAACTTAAAACTATTCGAGATTCATTAGCTGCTTGTATAAAACAGCCTGGAGTAGCTATCGAGTCTCTTTCTGATTCCTCTTTGAAAGTAGAATATGTTGATTCTAAACATTTTACTGTTAATCCAGGATTTGCAATAGATAAATTTGGTAGATTAATTTATGTTCCAAATGATGTTTCTCAATATGGAAATACTATTGACGATCCAGAGTATCATCCAAAATATCCTGATAGAGAAAATTTACCTCATAGCAAAGTGCCAAGTGTTTCTACAAGATATTATGTAAATATTTATTATAACACTCAACAAGATATTACTGAATCGGATGATGAAGGAGAATCTTATTATACTCGTGATTATGATAGTTATTATATTGCTTGTGAAGATTTTCAAGCTGGAACTTCAAGTAGTTTTGGGTCAGGAAGTTTAGGAGTATGTTTAGGTAGTTTTGAAGTAAATAATAGTGGTAATATTAGATTTAGCGAAATTACTGATATGAGACCTCTTTTGGAAGTATATTCAAATGTAGCTGCGAGTGGTTCTGTTCCAAGTTCTCGAAGAGTTTTTGCATTGTCCCGAATAGCTACTAATTTAGCAAATGCGTTGGCTAGTAATAATTATTGGGCAGCAACTGCAACTGCATATAATCAAACAAAAGCTGATATTAGTTATCAACATCGTTCGGGATCAACAGCAATGAATGTTAGATTTTGTGTTCCAAGTTATTCTCAACCTTCAACTAATGCATATGTTTATGCTTATATTTATACTAGTCCAGGACATATTTTAATGACTTCGGGTTCTTATAATGTTATTGTTAATTCTCAGATATGTGATTTTTCTTTAGATGTTTCTGGATTAACTCCAAGTACTTTGTATTCTGTAGAAATTTGGATGCGAACTTTTACGTATGCGGGAACTTTTTATGTAAGAGATCTTGTTATTGATGTAGATTGAGGAGGAAAAATGGTATTAACTATTACTGATCTTTATAGAGGTGCTGGAAGTAAATTCTTTGACGATCAACTAATGTATTCTCAAGATCTTAATAATATAGAATATACAAAACTTGAAACTATTAGAAATTCTATTAAGTCAATGATAATACAACCTGGAGTAGCAATACATTCTCTTAGTGAGTCTGCGTTGAAAGTAGAATATGTTGATGCAAAACATTTTACTATTAATCCTGGATATGCTGTTGATAAATTTGGTAGATTAATTTATGTTCCTAGTTCTACTGCTGCAAGTGGTAGTATTTATACTGATCCTTATTACCATCCAGCATGGCCAGATAGGCAAAATATTGCTCATAATCAATTACCGGAAGAACTTACTACATATTATGTAAATATTTATTATACAACTCAACAGGGTATTTCAGGAACAAATGATGAAGGGACCTCTTTTTATACTAGGGAATATGATAGTTATAGGATTTCTGTTGAGAATGTTTTACCTAGTGAAAATAGTGGTGGTTTATGTTTAGCAAGTTTTCCTATTAATACTGATGGAGATATACCAAGTAGTGGAAGTATTAATGATATTCGACCTCTTTTATTATGTGCTATACAAACATTTACTACACCAGCAAGGGAAATTTTTAGAAAATCAATTGTTGCAACAGATGTTGCTAATAATTCTTTTGCTGCTATTGCATGGCAATCTGGAGATTTAGGACCAGACACGGGAGTTCTTATTTTAAAAGCAAGAACATCTTTTAGATATTATGGAGAAGCACAAGTGAATATTCATTTTACGGCTTCTGCAGCTTCTGATCCCGGAAGTGTTAAGGTTATAATTGCTACTGTTTTTGATACTTATAATTTTGCGGGTGCTGGAAGTTATTCTTTTTCTATTAATTTACCTACAACTTTACTATCTAATGTATTATATGATGTTACCGTATCTTTAGCAAATGTTAATCCAACAGATGTTGCTATGATTTCAGAGATGGTTATTGATGTTATTTGATTGTGGAGGGTATAATGTCTTACAATGGTTTTAAAAGTATATTTTTTGAAGATCAAAATGTTTTTGAACAGGATCTTAATAATATAGAATATTCAAAAATTAGATTATTTAGGGATACTTTAGCTGCTCTTATAGAACAGCCTGGAGTTGCAATACCTTCTTTATCCTATAATGATTTACAAGTTAGTGGAAGTGTTGTTAATTCAGGAATTGCTATTGATAAATATGGGAGAATAATATATGTTCCAGATAGTATAACTGCAAGTGGTAGTATTGCTACTGATCCTTACTATCATCCAGCTTGGCCTTCAAAAACAGCAAGTGGTTCTGGAGATTATGTAAATATTTATTATGATGTGCAATATAGTATTTCTGAAAATGATGATAGTGGAGCCTTTCATTATACTAGAGCATATGATAGTTATAGAATTCTTAGAGAAGGTTCTGCTCCTAGTGATGAAAGTGGAGGAATATGTTTATCTTATTTAGGCGCAGATCAACGTCCTCTTTTGTTATTAAGATCTCAATTAGTTGCGATTCCAATAGTTGATGAAGCTTGGAATAAAGATCGTCAAGCAGGCACTGTTTTAAATAATATGGCTTGGCCTATGTATTGGGTTGATAATAGTGGAACACGAAAGAAAGCTGAAATAGCATATAAACATTCAGCAGATAGTACTCTTATGACTGTAAGATTTTATGTTTTGACTGCTGTTGCTCCGGGAACTCTTCAAGTTGATATTCTTAATTCATTAACAGAAAGTGTAGTTCTTACAACTTCTACAAGTTTTCCAGCAGGTAGTGGTTTTTATGATTTACTTCTTCCTATATCTACATTATCCGTTACTTCTTTGTATTTTATTAGAATTTATACAATTGTAGGAGGTTCTACTTCTGTTGGTGGTGTTATCATTCATGTAACATAAAATTTTGTTAAAATAGAGGTTTTGAATTGTATTTAATAGTGATGGAGTATTTTTAAAATAAAGTTAATTAAAGTCAAAGGAGGCTTTAGTGAAGATTTTATACCTTTCTGATTCCCCTACAATTCCAACTGGTTATGGTAAAGTAGGAAAAGATTTGTTAACAGGTTTAAGAGCAAAAGGTCATCAAATTATTATACTTGCAGGTTCTATAAATCCAGGACCTTTTAAAGCATATCCTTGGAATGGGATGGTGCTTTACTCTGTTTATAATTATGCGAACATTAATGATATCCGTTTTGTTTTAAAAGAACATAAACCAGATGTAATGATTATAAATTCGGATCCAAGACATTTAACTCATGTTTTTGAAATTGATAATGAAATTCGTAATGCTTGCCCTTTAGTTTTCTATCATTTATGGGATGATCAACCTTTTCCTAAATTTAATACTATATTTTACCGTTCTACAGATGCAATTGCCGCCGGATCTAAATTTATTTATGAATTACTAATCAATAATTATAAAGATACCCCTATTTTTTATGCTCCTATGGGAGTAAATACTGAAGTGTTTAAAATTCTTCCAGAGGAAACAGTTTCTAATTTTAAAAAAGAGATTTTTAAAAATCAACCTCAACTTGTAGATTTTAAATTTATAGTTGGATATGTAGGAAGAAATATTTTACGTAAAAGAATATTAGATCTTTATAGAATATTTTCAAAATTTGCAAAAGATAAAAAAGATGTTTTATTGTTTTTGCATTCAAGTCCTTTTGATCCTGAAGGAACTAATTTGTTATATCTTCGAAATACATTATATCCAGATCTTCCAGTTGCGGTGAGTGAACCAAGAGGTCAGGATGATACTTTTTTAACTCATTTATATAATATGTTTGATATAAGTATAAACATTGCATATGCAGAAGGTTTTGGATTACCTTTAGCTGAATCTATGGCTTGTGGAACGCCATGTATAGCCGCAGAGACCGCTGGATCTGGTGGAATAATTACAGAAGAAAATGGTTGGTTAGTTAAACCTAAAGTTATTAGTCAATTTGGTAGTCAACAAGTTCCTTATATTGATCAAAGATTTGTATCGGATGAAGATGTATTAGAAGCTTTAGAGGAAGCTTATTCTAATAAGGAATTGTTAAAAGATAAGGCATCTAAATGTAGACAACATATTGTTGATAATTATTCTTCAGAGAAGATGGTTGAAAATATTGAAAATGTTTTGAAAGAAACTGTAGTAAGTTGGAAAAAATATCCTCAATACACAATTACCACAATTCCAGAAACAAAATAAAAAGAAAGGAATTAAAATGAGATCTAATATAATAATTGACCGTGATTTGGGTAGAATAGAAATTAGAAATACATTAATATTAAACAAAAAGGGACTAATAAAAATTAGCCCAAAGAAAATTGTAGTTAGATATGTTCATTGTCTTTAGAAAAGAAATAGAAGAAGGAGAGTATAGATGAATAAAAAGAAAGTAGTGTTTAGAGCCACTGTAGATAATTTTTCAGGGTATGGTTCAGTAAGTAGAAGTTTGATTTTAGCTTTTTATAAAAAATACAAAGATTCCTACGATATTGCTTTACAAAATCTTCAATGGTTAACTGCTGGAGATATTGAATTATCTCCTGAAGATCGTGAAATTCTTGATCTCCTACGAAGAAAAGAATACCCTCCTGAAGAAAGTATTCTTATTCATATGTCTATTCCTATTGAATTTCAATGGCCTCATAATTATAAAAAATATTTTGGATTTACTATGCTGGAAACTGATAAAATTACTCCAACTTGGGCTTATATTTTAAATCGTTTAGATGGATGTATAGTTCCTACACCTTTTAATGTAAAGACATTTATGGAAAGTGGTGTTAAGGTTCCTATTACTACAATTCCATTTGGAGTTGATTTTGATATGTATACTTTAGATAAACAACCTTTACTTCCAAAAGAAGAAATTTCTACAAAATTTAATTTTTTAAGTATTGGTCAATGGACTCCTGGAGATCGTAAAAATATATCTCAAATGATTTTATCTTTTCTTAAAACATTTAGAACTAATAAAGATGTTGGTTTAATTTTAAAAGTATATGGAAAAGGTGCTGGGACTATTGATAAAATTCAATGTATTGAAAAAATAAATGCTGTAAGAAATCACGCTGGATTAGGTTTGGGGGAGGGGCCTAAAGTTTATTTAGTTCATGGGGCATTAACACCAGAAGATATGAGTAAATTGTATCATAATGCTGATGTGTTTATTTTGCCAAGTTCAGGAGAAGCTTTTGGAATGCCTATTATAGAAGCAATAGCAAGTGGGTTACCTATAATTACAACTGGAGGAACTGCTCCTGATACATATTTAAATCCAGAGAAAACTGTTATTTTAAACTATAAATGGGAACAATTACGTAGAGAACTTTTCTGGCAACACGTCTACGAGCCGCCACAACAAATTACAATTCCTGACTGGCAAGAGTTTGAGAGAGTAATGGTTCGTTCATTTGAAAAGAATGAAATGGCTAAAGAAAAAGCATTGGAGCAAAGACAAGAACTTATAGATAGAAAATTGACTTGGACAGAAAGTGCTGAGAGATTAAATTTGTTTTTGGAGAATATATAAATAATGTTAAAAATTTTATCCCATTTCGCCCATTCTACATATCAGAAGAATTTAGCTTCTATTCTAGAAGTTGAATTTTATCATATTATAGATGAGAATAATAAAGTTTGTTGGGATGAACAAGTATCAAAACCCAATAATGTTTTTGAGATTTCTAAAGAAGAAGCTTTAGATAAACAAAAAGATTTTGATTTAATGCTTATTCATCGTCATCCAACTATTATTTCTTCTTATGAGGAAGGTTTTCAATTAATTCCAAGAGTTTTTACAGAGCATACTTGGCCATATAACGATTGGAATGTGAATACTTGGAAAGAAAACAGAGAGAAATTTATTGATCATACTATTTTTATAACAAAATCAAGTATGCAAGCTTGGGGAATGAAAGAGGATGATAAAAATTCTGTAATTTATCATGCAATAGATGTAAATGAATTTCCAAATTATGAAGGAGGAGAAAAGTCAATAATAACTGTTTGCAACGAATTTCCAAACAGAGATTGGTGTTGTGGTTATTTACTTTGGGTTAATTCAACTTGGGGATTAAAAGATGTTAGAGTTTATGGTTATAGTAATGAAAATATAGGGGAGGCTTGTAAAGGATTAATGCCCAATGATGAAATAAAAAAGCTATTAGTAAAAGCTGGGGCTTACTTTAATTCCGCCACAGCCTCCCCCATTCCTATGAGTTTGCTAGAGGCAATGGCAGTTGGTGCACCCGTAGTTTCAACAGATTGTTGCGAAATGCATTTGTTGTTAAAAGATGGAATAAATGCTTTAACTTCAAATAATGCTACTGATTTAAGAAAAAAGATAATTGAGTTACTAGAAAATCCAGAGAGAGCAAAAAAAATTGGGCAAAGAGGAAAACAACTTGTTAAAGAAGTATTTCCCCCTGAACGATTTATTTATAAATGGAAACAAATTTTTGAAAAAGTTATAAATTGAATTAGGAGACTTTATGAAAACCATAAAACCTTATTATGATGATCTACTTGAATTATACTGTTCGTGTGCCGGATGTGAAGATAAAATGGTTGTTCGTGTAGATAAAAAATTTTATGAAAATGATGATGTATTTTATTTTGAAATTCAATATAGTGATCCTGCTAATTTGTGGCAAAGGGTAAAAAGATGTTGGCAATATATTAAAGGATGGAAAACACCTGAACTTAGTTTCGATGAAATTTTGTTAAATGCTGAACAGGCAGAAGAACTTTCAAAAGTTTTATATAGGAGAGTAAAAGCATATAGAAAAAAGATAGGGACATATTATAAAGGACCAAAAGGAGATAATAATGATATCTAAATTTGGGATGTTAATAACAAAATTGCAACTTAATATTCAAGAAATTGAGTTGTATACAGAAGGATTACCCTATAAAGAACCAGATATAAGGGGATTGATTAAAGAAGAAATTAGAAAAATAAGAGAAAACATAGACGAACTTTGTGAACTAATTGCTTTGAGCAGTTAAAATAGTAAAAAAATATGATAATTACAACCTGCCCTCAAGCATGGCAAGATACTGGTGCTTATTGGGCCTTAAAACATTTAGAAGTTACTGGGAAAACTAAACATATTCCTTGGGAACAACTCCAAGATCAAGATGGAGATTTGATTATTTCTTGTGGTATTGGAGAAATTGATTTATTGAGATTAAGGAAGAAAGGAAGGAAAATAGGAGTTCTTTTTTGTTCTCCTTTAGCTCAGGCTCATGTGGTTCCTTCAAGTTTGAATGGGGATTTGGATGCTTTGTTAAGATATAAGAATATGTTAAAAAGTGGAGATATTGATTATATATTTTTACTTTCAGAAAGGCTAACTTATCTTTTTAAAAATGAAAAAATTATTTATTTACCTCCTGCTTTACAATGGGATTTGCAACCAAAAAATAGTTTTAATGTAGAAGATAGGAAAAGTATTTGTTTTTTTGGGACTTCAGATAAACATAAAAATTTAGCAACAATGTTTGGAGCAATAAAATATTCAAGCGTTGAAGATCCTTTTGTTATAACAGGACAAGAAAAAGTTCAAATGTGCCAATTTTTTGCAAATTTATTTGATATGAAGAATATTACGTTATACCCAAGATTACAAAGGCAACAACTTTTAGATTTAATGAATACTGTAAGATTGGGAATACAGATTTCGTTTAGCGAAAGTTTTAATTATTCGACTTGGGAACTTGCAATGTTGAGTATTCCTTCAGTTGTTAGTCCTAGTATATCTTGGTATGTTGAAGATTCTACTTTAAAAAAGTTTTGTTTTATTGAAAATCTTGATAACCCTATTTTAATAGGAGAGAAGATCAAAAAAATTTATTTTGATTCTATTTTGTATAAAGATTTGTGTATCTTATCAAAGAATATAGCAGTTTCAGTGATGGAAAATAATAATAATAAAGTTGTAAAGCTTTTAGAAAAAATATAATATGAAAAATTATTGTATTGATTGTGAAAAAGAAATTAGTAGATTAGCTAAGAGATGTGCTGTTTGTTCTCACAAAGGTGTAAGAAATCCTTTTTATGGGGAACATCATTCTAATAAAACAAAAATGAAAATAAGTAAAAAGAATAAAGGAAAACTTGTTGGTGAAAATAATCCGGCAAAAAGACCAGAAGTTAGAGAAAAAATAAGTAAGTCAAGAAAAGGTAAAAAACGTCCTCCTTTTTCTAAAGAATGGAAAAGAAATATGAGCAAATCTCATATAGGCATATCTTCTTGGAATAAAGATATTCCCCATTCTGAAAAAACAAAAAAGAAAATTAGTGATACATTGAAAAAAAGAGAAAATTTTATATATAGTACTCCAGAAGCTATCCAACGCTCATTAAGAAATAGTCATGGTAAGAAATGTTATTATGACAATGAATTTTTCCCTTCTTTATCAGAAAAAGATTGTTATATAAAACTAAAAGAATTAGGTTTTAAAGTTAAACATAATTTTTTAAATAGGTTTGATTTTTTAATAAATGATAAAATTGTAGTTGAATTTCATTCATTTGATTTTAAATTAACTGATAAACAGTATTATACAAAAAGAAGAAAATTGTTAAATGAATATGGATATAAAGATTTAAAATTGATTGTTATAAAAGATTTAAAAGAAATTGAAGTTTTGGGAAAAATATGTTGAAATTAAATTTAGGAGGAGCAGAAAAGTATGAAGGAGGTCCTGGATCTCCTATATTAATAGGTTTTACTAATATTGATATAAGGAATCTTCCGGGAGTTGATATTATACATGATATTACAGACTTACCAATGTTTAAAGATGACTCAGTAGATGAAATTAGAATATCTCATACAATAGAGCATATTCATCCAAATAAAATAATAAAAACATTAGCAGAGTGGTATAGAATTTTGAAATCAGAAGGGGTATTGAGAATTTATTGTCCTGATGCTGAAAAAATTGCTAAAGATTATATAGAAGGTAAAATACCTTGTGCAGAATTTAGTAGATTACTATTTGGAAATCAAGAGTATGGAGAGAATGTTCATCGATTAACATTTGACAGAAAAAGATTAGATGACCTGGTTGAAAGTGCTGGTTTTGAAATTGGTGGAAGAGATCCAAGATCTAATGCATATTTTTATGATTTAGGTGTTCAAGCAAAAAAGATTTCGAAAATTTATCCTTATTGAGGATTAAAATGAAAATATTTATTTTAGCTCCTTTACACTCGACAAATCAGAATGGTTTGCTTATGGCGAGAGTTTTTAGAGAAGAAGGACATGAAGTTTTTACTTTCCCAGTCGGTGCTCCTTCTTCTGAAATTGTTAAAAGTGTAGAACAATATAAACCTAATTTCGTTTTACAATGTGGTGGACGAACTGCTTCTCCTCAACATTTATTGCCTTTAAAACAATTAGGACATAAATTAGTTTTATGGTATCCAGATGCGTATGGGCCTACCTTTTCTCCAGATACTGAGTTTTTTAAACAGGTAAAAGGAAAGTTTGATTTAATTTTAGTTGCAGTAAAAGGAATTGTTCCTCAACTTGAAGGTTTTGCTAAAAAAGTTGTTTGGGGACCTCAATATTATGATCAAACTTATTATAAACCAAATATTGAAAGATTGGATCCAAAATGTGAAATATATAATATATGTTTTATCGGAAATAATAACGGGGGTATTTCTCCAGATCGGAATGAGTGTATTCCTAAGTTGTATGAAAAATATAAAATAAAAGTTGTTGGAAGAGGATTTAATGTTCCAAGTATTGCTGTGGAAACTAAAGAAATTGCAAATATATATAGGAATTCAAAAATTGCTTTGAATTTTATTACAGTGCTAAATCCTTGTTCTCTTCAAATGTCTGATCGTATATATAAGATTTTAGGCTGTGGATCGTTTTGTTTAACTCAAAATATTATAGATTTAAATCAATTATTTGATAATGGAAAACATTTAGTAGTATTTGATGGTGAAAAAGATTTATATGATAAGATTGATTACTACTTGGAGCATGAAGATGAAAGAGAACAAATAGCAAGAAGTGGTCAACAGAGAGTTTTAGAAGACCATACAATTAATATTAGAGTTCGGGAATATTTAAAGGAAATTGAGAAGGTATTATAATGAATAAGTGTATAGATTGTGAAAAAGAAATTAAAGGATTTGGAAAACGTTGTTCTTCTTGTGCAAAAAAAGGAGAATTAAATCCTCTTTGGTCTGGAAAATATCCTTTATATTGTATTGATTGCGGGAAAGAAATTGATAGAAAATCTATTAGATGTTATAGTTGTGCTAATAAAGGTGATAAGAATCCTATGTATGGAAGAAATCAATCTGGTAAAAATAATCCTATGTATGGTAAGCAGGCTTGGAATAAAGATCTAACAAAAGAAACAGATGAAAGAGTAGCTAAATATAGTAAACTTCGTTCTGATGAAACAAAACAAAAGTTAAGTAAAGCTCGTTTAAAAAGAAAAGAAACTTTGGGTTTTATTAATTCTGAAGAGGCAAAACAAAAAATGCGAGAATCAGTTTTATTTAAAATGAAAAATTATAAAGGCCCTTATAAAGATACTAAACCTGAATTAAAAATGAAAGAAATATTAAATTCTTTAGGTATTCCTTTTGAACATCAATTTCGATTAGGAAATCATCTTTTTGACTTTCATCTTTCAAATACTAACATTCTCATTGAAGTTGATGGAGACTATTGGCATGGGAATCCTAAAAAATTTGAAAAATTAAATTTTGTTCAAATAAAAAATAAACAAAGAGAAGAGAAACATAAGCAAATAGCAAAAGAAAGTAATTTTATTTTATTAAGATTTTGGGAAAACGATATTTTAAATAATACAGAAAGAATTGTTCAATATTTAAAACCTTATATAGGAAAATAGATGCCTAAAATTATTGCAGTTATACCAAAACAATGTCTTGGTTTTGGGGGAGCTTTTTCGTGTTTTGAGGGGTTGAGTTTAATTCCAGAAGTTGAACTTCAAACATTTGAAACCTTTAATCCAACTCCTGATACAAAATTAGTTATCGGTTTCGGTTATAGCCCTTTAAGAAAAGAAGATTTTAATTATAAAACAAGTTTCCTTTTTTGCTCGCCAATTCTTCAGTGTGAATTTTCAAATGAATTGAATTTGTTGAATGGAAAAATCCAAGAAGTAAACAAAGGTATTTTAGATTATTTGTTTTTACTTCATAAACCAGATGCAGATGCTTTAAGTTCTATTTGGGGAGATAAAATTAAATGGCTTCCCCCATTGTTTAATAAAAAATTACCTGAACCTCAATTTGAAAGTAGAAGAGGAATATGCTGTGGAGGAATAAATAGAGGAAACAAAAATTTTTATAATCAGGCTTTAGCGGTAGCAACTTCAAAATATAAAGATGAAGGGTTATATACTTTTGGTTCTAAACCAGAATTGTTTGAATTAAGTAAATCTCTTTTTAAACAAGATTGGATTTGGTCTGATTGGGTATCTAATGAAAAATATTATAATATACTTCGAGGAATGAAATTAGGTCTTCAAGTATCTTTATCAGAAAGCTTTTGCTATTTTGTATTAGAATTGGGGTTACTTAAAATACCAGTAATTGTTAGTCCTTCTGTATATTGGTATTCTTATGAGTATATGTTAAGTGAAATATGTAAAGTTAAAAATCCAAATAATTCTGTTGAAATAAAAAAGAGAATAGATTTAATTTTGAGTTCTCCAGATCTTTATACTGATCTTTGTGAGGCAAGTTATAATGTTTCTCAAAAAGTATTAAAAATAAATTTTAATATAGCTAAAGGTATTTTAGAGGAATTGGTGAAATGAAAAATGTTGTAATTTTATGTCAAAGTGATTATGCGGGATCTGGTTGTCAAGTTTCAAAAGCAGTAAATTCAGTTTCTGAGGAGTTCTATACAAGGCATATCTCTCTTAGTAAGCATCCTTGGGATTTTCCTCATGATATTATAATTCCATGCCATTGTTATTCTCATCCTGGAGCAGTTGCTAATAAACTTGAAAATTATGATTTGGTTATGGATTTAATAAGAAGTGCTGATATTATTAATGTGTGGAATAATATTCCTACAAATTCTGATTGGTCAGGAATTGAAATTCCTTTAGACAAACCAATTGTAGTTACAATGACTGGAACAGAATATAGAAACGATCATAAAGTATTAAATCCAATTATGAAATCTAAAGGATGGAAATTGGTTGTTCAAAATCCTATGTTAAGATTTAAAGATGGAATAGATTCTACATTTATTCCTCATGCTGTAGATACAAAATCTTTGATTCCAAGCTATATAAAAATGACTGGTAAAATTACGACTTATTTTGGATTTGCATTTAGAACTTCCCAAGAAGATAGAGAGTTATTTGAAAAACATATTTTAGGAAAAAAAGAAATATGTTGGGATAATGCATCTAAAGCAATTTCTCATAAGGAATTTTTGGAGCGTCTTAGCACTTCAAGTTGTTATTATCATGGAATTAAGATTAGTAAGATTGTTGGTTATATTGGCAGGTCTAGTCTTGAGGCAATGGCTATGAGAATTCCTGTAGTTACTTATGTTAGTGAAAAAAGGTGTATGGAACTTTCTGATGGAAAAATTGGGGAACATATTCCTGTATTAAGTTCATCTGAGGAAACTCTTGGAAATGATCTTATAAAAATTATTAAAGATTATGATTTTTCATATGATCTTGAAAATAGAGCTAGAAAATGGATTGAAAAATATTTTTCATATGAAACAATTGGTAGACAATATTCTAAAGTTTATGAAGAGGTGTTGAATGGAAAATAAAATGAAAATATTAGTAATTTCATCAGGGAATATTGTACAGTTAAACAAGTATTCAATTTATTTTTCAAAACAAGGGCATAATGTTGTTTTCATTAATCCGCAGTATAGCAATGCTGTTTCGGATAGAACTAATGATGATGAATTTACTAAAAATAATATTCGTTTTTATACTTGGAGTGAATTTGAAAATATTTGGCAAAGCGAAAAGTTTAATGTAATTTTTGGAACTCAGCAAGGAAGTTCTATAGAAACTTTTAAATACCAAGAAAGATATAAAATTCCTGCTTTACAACAAATTCTTGATATTGCTGAAGGCTCAAATTTAGAATATATTTCTCCTCAAGAATATCAACGCCTTTGTATAATTCAAAGACCTTTTTTAGAAGCTTATAAAAAAATTAATTATTTAACTGGAATAAATCCAGTTATTCCAGAACAGGTTAAAAAATTAATTGGAAGAAAGGATTGTTTTTGTAATTTTTATCCAACGGATATAGAACTTTTTGATTTAATTCCTGGGCAAGAAACAGAAAATTTTATTTTTATGGTTAGTAGATTAGCTCCTATGAAAAGAGTTGATCTTGCAATTAGAGCTTGCCATTACGCGGGTAAGAAGTTAGTAATTGCTTCTGATGGGGGTTTAAGAGGAGAATTAGAAAAACTTACAAAAGATTTAGGAGCAGATGTGGAGTTTTTAGGATATATTCAGGATAAGAAAAAAGCAGAATTGATGAAGAAATGTAAACTTCATATTTTTACTCAAATGTGGGACACTGCTGCTGGTACTCCTTCGACAGAAGCATTATATTGTAAGAAACCTTCAATTATATTTGATTATCCTGTTCAAAGAGTTACTGAAGGATCATATTCATATTATATAGAACCAGGATATTGGCAAGCAATGGGGGATAAGATAAAGTGGATTTATAGTAACTACGAAGAGGCGGTAGCCTTTGCTACAGAAGGACACGAATGGATAAAAAATAATGCTGCCCCTAATGTAGTAGCTCAACAAATTCTTACTATTTTAGAAAAGATTATAAAATGATAAAATATTCTACTAAAGATTGTTTATATGCAATGTTAGAAAAACCTTTTGAAGAAGGGTGGGATGAATATGGACAAGCCCCTTTAAGTGAATTACATCAAAGAGTTCTTGAAATTATAAATCCATTTGATACTTTTTTAGAGGTTGGCCCAGGACTTTGAGATTTTTCTTTATATTTATTAAGTCGAGGGAAAAAAGTTGAAATGTTGGATATTAAAGAAGATGATTTAGTAACAATGAAGGAAGTTTGTAAAGAGAAAAATTATGATTATACTTTTTATCTTCAAGATATACTTAATGTTAATTTATCAAAATCGTATGATGTTGTGGTTGCCCTTGAGGTTGTTGAACATATTGTGGATTATAAAAAGGCTATTTTTAATATGATAAAATTAGCTAAACATAAAGTTGTTTTAACTACTCTAGTTTTGGGCAGTTTTTGGAGCCCAGATCATAAACACTTTTTCTTAGAAAAAGATTTTGAATTTATTAATAAGCCTTATAAAATTAAACGTATAATAGCAAAGAAAATAGATATTCCAACTGGAAAACGTGCTTTTTTGATTGAAATTAATATTTAAAGAAAAAAAAGAATGGAAATAAAACTAAATCTTGGTTGTCATAAAACAATTCTTCCTGGGTTTATAAACATTGACCTTGTCCCTTTTGAAGGTGTTCAGATTGAAGATATTATTTATTTGAAATCTTTTGAAAATAATTCTGTGGATTTTATTTATGCATCTCATTGTTTACATACTTTTTCAAGAAGTAATGTGTCAATTGCTTTAAAAAATTGGTATCGTGTTTTAAAACCTGGAAGTCAAATTATTATAGAAGTAGATAATATGGTTCCTATTATGCAACAATATCTTGCTGGAAAAATTCCAGTTATTGATGGAATACTTCCAATGGGAAGATTAGTTCAGGGGTTCTTTGGAAAGGATGAAGAAGGAATGCGTAAATACATAGCATTTGATTTTGAATATCTTTCTATGTTTATGACAGAAGCGGGATTTAAAAATATAAAACAAATTAATAAACCCCCTTATAGTCGGCATTGTTCTCAAACTAATATTTGTGTTGTGGCTATTAAATAAAAGGAAAGAAAAAATGCTTTTAAAATTGCCTGAAAAAGCTTCTATGGAATTTGAAAAAGAACTTGGATTAGTTTTTCCAGATATTGAACCTGAAGTTAAAGAAATTTTGAAAGATAAAAGACCAATGGGGAAAGCTAAAATTTATGTTTGTGAACCTTTTATTGGTAGTTTGGAAAAGAAATACATTTATGATGTAGTAGAGTCTGGATGGATTTCTTCCATAGGGCCAGAAGTGAAAAAGTTTGAAAAAGAATTTGCTGATAAGATGGACGTTAATTATGCAGTAGCTTGTTCTAATGGAACTAGCGCTTTACATTTAGCATTAACAACTTTTGGTATAGGACTTGGAGATGAAGTTATTATTCCAGCTTATACTTTTATAGCTACTATTGCAACAGTAATTTATTGTGGAGCTACTCCAGTTTTAGTAGATGCTGATGAACATTTAAATATTGATGTGAATAAAATTGAAAATAAAGTTACTAAAAAAACAAAAGCAATTATTCCAGTTCATATTTCTGGGTATCCTTGTAAGATGGAAAAAATCTTAGAAATTGCAAATAACTATAATCTCCTTGTAGTTGAAGATGCTGCTGAAGGTCATTGCGCATCTTATAAAGGTAAGATAGTTGGAGGAATAGGAGATATTGCTGCATATTCTTTACACGCATCGAAATTAGTCTCATGCGGGGAAGGAGGAATGATTACAACAAATGATGCTGATGTTGCTAATCGTGTTAGAACTTTAATAAATCATGCTTTTGGTTCTGAAAGACATTATTATCATAGACTTGTTGGATTTAATTATAGATTAACTGCTCTTCAGGCAGCTTTGGGAAGGGCTCAATTAGTAAGATTAGATGAAATAATAGAGAGAAGGAAGATAACAAGGAATTCATATATTAGAAATTTTCAAGGAGAAAAGCACATAGTAATACCAAACTATCCTCCAGAGTCAGATGTATGTCCAGTTTGTTGGATGTTTGAGGTGATTTTATCTCCTAGAGATGGTAGAAAGAAAAATTTAGTAAGAAAGATGTTAGCGGATAAAGGAATTCAAACAAGACCTTTTTTTGTTCCAATGCATCTTCAGCCAGTTTATTATGAAAAATTTAAAGGACAAAGATATCCAAAAGCTGAAGAATATATGGAAACAGGATTTTATATCCCTACTGCAACAGAAATAACAATGTCTGAAATTGATTATGTTTCGGAAAATTTGATTGAAATTGTAAATAAAGTATATGGAGGAGAATAATGATTGAGTTATTAAACTCTAACATTAAAAATAGAAAAGAATATCAAGAAATAAGTAAAAAATTACTTAATATTTATACACAAGTAACTAAATTGCAAGGTAAAAAAGGATTAGCAATATCATCATATATGCTTGATTATCCTTGGATTATAATTCATTTACCAGAAATTTCAGGAAAGAGAATTTTGGATGCTGGAGGAGGAATAGGAACGCTTCAATTATATTTAGCTTTGGAAGGAGCAGAAGTTTATAATTGTGATAAGAGAAAAGAAATCTATAATTCTTGGATAGTAAAAAGAGAAAAACAATTTAATATAAAAATTAATTTTAAAGAAGAAAATTTAAAAAATACTAATTATGAAGATAATTTTTTTGATTATATAGTTTCATGTAGTTCATTAGAACATAATTCTTTTGAGGATGTTAAATTAATATTTAAAGAAATGGATAGAATTTTGAAGCCTGGGGGATTAATTATTTTTACTTTGGTTGCTTGGAAAAAATTTAAAGTTATTTATCCATCTGTTAGAGATCCTATTATAACTTGTTATACTGAAAAAGAAATAAAAGAATTAATTGAAAATACAAATTTATATTTGTTTAATTCTGGTAATAATTTTAATCAAATTGAAGAAATTATTGTAGATATATTTAATGAATATTCGGTATGTAAAAGTAGGGAATTTATTCCTTTAGGAGTAATTTTTTCAAAAACAAAATAAATAAGAGGAGTAAAATAATGATAGAATTATTAGATATTGATTTGAAAAATACATTTGAATATCAAAGAGTAAATGAGGAATTGATTGAAATATGTAGAACAAGCCATAGCATTAAAGAAGCTGAAGAAAGCCTTGCTATAAGCCAATATATGTTAGACTATCCTTGGATATACTGGCATCTTCCAGTAAAAGCAATACCAGAGGCTGCATTTCTTCCAAAAGATAAAATTTTGGATGCTGGATGTGGTAGAGGAGTTTTTCAAATTTTTTTAGCAAAACGTTATGAATTATATACTGTAGATAGAAGAGGTAGTCATATTGAAGAGTGGTCAAAAGAAAAAGAAAAACAATTTGATGTAGACCTGAGATTTTCTTGTCAAAATTTAAAATGTACAAATTTTGAAAGTAATTTTTTTGATCATATTGTTTCTTGTAGTTCTTTAGAGCATAATCCAATAGAAGATGCAAAAATTATATTTAAAGAATTAGATAGAATTTTAAAACCTGGGGGTAGAATTGTTTTTACTTTAGAAGCTTACAAAGAGTTTAAGACATGGTATGGAAGTCCTGCGGATCCAATTATTACATGTTATACTCCAGACAAAATTAAAGAATTAATTGAAGATACTGGTTTAAAATTATTAAATGATAAAGATAATTTTGATAATTTTGATACTCTTTTTTCAAAATTTTGTAAAACATATCCAATGTATGTGTCGAGATGCATGCCTGTAGGAGTAGTTTTACAAAAACCGTAAGGAGAATAATAATGGAATTAGTTGATACTTTTGTAGGAAAAATGTGGCTTCTTGATAAAGATGATGAAGCCAAAAAAGATGAAAAAGTTAGAGTGGGTAGTGATTATTTTGTTAGCAAATGTATTAAGTTAGGTACTTATGAAAATGAAAAACTTGATGTTGTAGGTAAATATTTAAAACCAGGAATGACTTGTATTGATGTTGGTGCAAATGTAGGAATATATTCTGTAATGGCTTCTCAAAAAATAGGAGAAACAGGAATTATTTATGCTTTTGAACCATTTTTCGGTACTTATGAGGTTCTTGTAAAGAATTCAGAATTATATAAAAATATTAAACCTTTTAATTTTGGATTACATAATAAGACTGGAGTTTCTTATTATAAAAATAAAAAAGAATTAGATTTAGAAGTAGCTGTTGGAGATGATATTTTACAAAATGTTGAGAAAGCAGATTTTATTAAAATTGTTGTAGATGGTGCTGAGGTTGGGGTAATTGAAGGACTTCAAAATCTTATTAATCGCAGTTCTAAATTAGTAATGGTGTGTGAACTCAGTAATCGTCATTACGAATTAGCTGGTTTTACTGAATTACAATTTTTTAATTTAGTTGAAAAATTAGGTTTTTCATATGGTAGAATATGTAAGGATGGTATAATTGATTTAAGATCTAGTAAACAATTAATGAATAAAACTAAAGATTGGCCATGTATTTTACTCTTATGGAGAGATGTAGATCCTTTTGTAGAAGGTATGTAAATATGAAAATAATGTTAATCATAGAAACTAAAAATTCTTTTTCTGATGGAATACGAATACAAGAGTCGTTATCTCGATTGGGTCATGAAACTCATACTGCTTCTTTTGGAAAATCAATAGAAGATTATATATCAAGATATAGAAAATTTCAGCCTGATTTTGTATTTCAAACAGGAATGGGACATTCAAAAGGTAACCTTGGAGTTCAAAATAGTTTAAAAGATTTAGGTGCAAAATTAGTAATGTGGTATCCTGATGCTTATTGGTTATTTAGAGAACCTTCCAGATCTTATTTTTTAGATGCTTTTAACGTGTTTGATTTGTTTTTAGTTACAATGAGAGGTCATGTTGAAGTTTCAAAATCTTATACTGATAAGGTAGTTTGGGCTCCTCACTATTTTGATTCAACTTTTTTTAAAACAAATAAGAATATTAAGCAAGAAAATGGCATTTGTTTTATTGGAGGAAAAACTGAAGCATCTCCTCAAAGAGAAGAATATTTAAAAGAGCTTGAGAAAAAGTATAAGTTAAAAGTTGTCGGGCATGGTTTTACTATTAATGATGAAGAAACTAAAGCAGATTGGAATGGAGAGCATATTGCGAAAGCATATAAAAGTTCTAAAATAGGATTAAATATAGTTTCTGGAGGTATATTTAATTGTGATTTACAATTTTCAGTTAGAGTGTATCAAGTTATGGGAAGTGGATGTTTCCTTTTAACTGAATACATTCCTAATATTGAAACAATGTTTATTCCTGGAGTTCACCTCGATGTTTTCCATACTAAAGAAGAAATGATAGAAAAAATTGATTATTATTTGGAACATCCAAAGATTAGAGAAAAAATAGCTATACAAGGATATCAAGAGGTAATGGAAAAACATGACATTGATGCCCGTGTAAATCAATATTTAGATGTAATTAAAAAGAGAGTATATTTATGAAGATATTAGTGATTGTAAAAAGGTTTCCTTTTAAAACTTGCAATGGTTTGAATGAATATCAGGATGGTATTAGAATTGTAGAAGAGTTAAAAAGACAAGGGCATGAAATTGTTATTGGATTTTTTGATCAATCAGCAGAACAAATTAGAATTCTTTATTTAGAATTTAAACCTGATTTTGTATTTCAGACTGGAGGAATAAATCGAGGCTTTGATATTATTAAATGTTTAAAAAGTTTGGGAGCAAAAATTGTAATATGGCATCCAGATGCTTATTGGCTTAATCAAAAAAATTCAAAACATTTATTTTTAGAAGCGTTTGATATTATTGATTTATTTATAACTACAATGAAAGGGCATATTGAGATTGCAAAACCTTATACAGATAAAGTTGTTTGGAGTCCTCATTTTTTTGATCATACTTATTATAAATCAGATAATATTTTAGCAAAAGCAGATGATGTTATTTTTGTAGGTAATAAAACGCCTTGTTCTCTACAAAGAGAAGAATACCTTAAAGAAATAGTTAAAAAGGGATATAGAACAATAATTGTTGGATGGGGATTTAGTTCTTTAGGAAGTGTTATTAATTATGATGGAAAATTTATAGCAGATTGTTATAAGAAATCTAAAATAGGTTTGAATATGATTTCTGGAGGAGAATTAAATTACAACCTACAATTTTCTGTTAGAATGTATCAGGTTATGGGATGTGGATGTTTTCTTTTAACTGAATATATTCCAGGAATTGAAGAGCTTTTTATTCTTAAAAAACATCTTGATGTTTTTCATACTAAAGAAGAAATGTTAGAGAAAATTGATTATTATTTAAAACACGAAGATGCGAGAGAAAAGATAGCATTAAAAGGGCAAAAAGAAATTTTTGATAAATATACTATTGATAAAAGTGTTGGTAGATACCTTTCAATTATTAAGAAAAAACTAAAATTATGAGAATAGGCACAATAGGATATGCTAATAACTCTGGTTTAGGAGTAATGTTAAAATTTTTTAGGAAACATCTTGAAATTAATAGTCAACTTGTTATAAGATGGGAAGCAAAAGGCACTAATTTAAATGATTTAAGATGTAGTTTTGTAATAACTTCAAAAGAAAATCTGAGTAAAGAAGCTTTAGAAAAATTTATAAATTTTGGTTTAGATGTTGTTTTGATAATAGAATATCCTTTTTGTTGGGATTATTTAAAAATTTTAAAAGAAAAAGGAATTAAAATTGTTTATATTCCTATGTTAGATAGTGTAAGAACACCTATTCTTGAAAAGTATAAAGATTTTGTAGATTTGTGGCTTTGTGTTAATAAGTGGAGTTATAATATAATAAAATCTAAAGGATGGAAATGTTATTATTTACCTTATCCTATTGATACAGATTATTTTAAATTTATTCAAAGAGGGGAAAACAAAGTATTATTACATAATGCTGGTTATGTAGATTTTAAAAGAAAAGGTACTGATTTAGTTTTAAGAGCTTTTCAAAAGTTAGATAAAGAGAAGGTGAAGTTAATTATAAATTCTCAAGTTCCTCTTGAAAAATATGGCTGCCTTGAGGGTGTTGATTTAAGAGTAGGTGAAAAACCTGAAATAATGGATCTTTATAAAGAAGGAGATATTTATTTAGCACCATCACATTTTGAAGGAAATGGCCTTCCTATATATGAAGCAATGGCTTGTGGTTTTCCTGTTATAACAACTGATGCTCCTCCAATGAATGAAGTTGTTGAAGATAAAAAATTTCTTATAAAAGTTAAAAATAATTCACATTTTGGTGAAGAAAAGGTTGTTTATGAACCAGATTTAGATGATTTCGTTTTTAAGATAAATTTTGTAATGAACATTGATTTAAAAGAAGTATCTAAAAGGAATAGAGAAATTATTGAGAATAAATTTTCTTGGAATGTTTTAAAATCCCAGTATTTAGATGTTTTTCAAAAAGTGATTGATGGGGGTGATTTTTGAAAATAGTAACATTTGTTTATTGTAATTTGCCTTATCAAAATGGTCTTTTGATTGCTCGGGAAATGAAAGATTTGGGCTATGAAGTTTTAGTTAAATGTTTAATTGAGCCAGAAAGATGTTTACCCTATGAACATCCTTTGCCTCCTGGTACTGCCAAATATAACTATGAAACTCATATGGTTGAATCAGTAAAATTATTTAATCCAGATTATGTATTTGTAACTGGAGCAGGAGTTGAACCAAGAGAGTTTTTTGAAAAAATATCACAATTGGGATTTAAGTTAGTTTTATGGAATGCTGATGCTTATAAACCAAAAAATGATTTAGGATATTGGGGTAGATATAAAGGAGTATTTGATTTAATTATAACATCAGTTGAAGGAATGGCAGAAATATTAAAAGATTATGCAAAAAATGCAGTGTTTTTGCCCCAATATTATGATCAAACATATTATAAACCTTTAATTGAAAGGTTAGATACTAATTATGAAATTTATGACATTTGTTTTATAGGCAATTCGCAAAGAGGCCGTAACATTTTTAGGAGAGAGGAATGTATTAATACTTTAAAAGATTTTTGTAAAGTTAAGGTTATTGGAAATATATCTGAAAATTCTTCCGACCAATGTCTTTATGGTTCTGAAATGACTAATGTTTATAGGCAATCTAAAATAACATTTGATACTCTTCATGTAATAAAAGATAATATGGGTTGGAAAATTTCGGATAGAATTTTTAAAGCAATGGGTTGTGGATGTTTTTTCATTTGTCCTCCTATGGATAATCTTGAAAAGTTTTTTATTCCTGGGAAACATTTAGTAACTTATGATGGAACAATTGAAGATTTAAAATTTAAAGTTATATATTATTTAGAACATGACGATGAAAGAGAACAAATAGCAAAATGTGGTCAGGAAGAAGTAATGAAAAATCATACAATTACCACTAGAGTTAACCAATATTTAGAAGTAATGAGGCAAATATGAAATTGTTTTCAAATTTTACAAAAGTTGTTGAAATTATTCCTCCGGGTAGTGGAAATTTAAAAGAACTATCTCAACATATTAAAATACTTAAAGAAGTAGGTATTGATACTATTAGTGTTGTTTCTAATCCAATGGGAAAACCTAAATTACCAGCTCTTTATACTGCACAATATTTGATATCCGAAGGCTTTAAAGTAATTGTTCATTATCCTCTTTCTGGGAGATCTGAAGTTATAATAAGATCTGATATGCTTCAGGCAGCATCAATTGGTGTAAATATAATACTTGTTTTATCTGGGGATCCTCATAGTAAAGGATTTTGGAGTGGGGCGTGTATAGTTGATGTAATTAAGTTAGTAAAGTCTTATAATATTTTGGTTGGTGTTGCCGTAGATCCGAATAATATAGATCACAAATATTTACAAAGTAAAATAGATGCTGGTGCTGATTACCTTCAAACGCAACCTGTATTTACTATAAGTCAAGCATTAAAATTTTTAAAAGAAATAGAACCATATAATTTACCTGTGTTATTAGGTATAATGATTCCAAAATCTAAAAATCATTTAGATAATTTATCAAAAATTCCTGGTGTTGTTATTCCTGAAGATTATTTAAATACATTTAAAGAGATTTCGGATAAAGATTTTACAACTTATACTTTACTGCAAGCAAATAAGGTTATTGATGTTGTTAAAAATATTGTAGATGGTGTTTACTTATCGATTCCTCAATCTATGTTTAATCATCTTAAAGAAATAAAGTGAGTAAGAAATGAATAAAGATAAAAGGTTTGAAAAGAAAGAAAAAAGACTACAAGGCCATACTTATAGACCATTTGAAAACTTATTACAGCGCCTTCGAGAAAAAGGATTATATCCAAAAGAAGAAAAGAAATAAAGTTAATGTTTTGTTTAGCGATTGTATTTTAAGTAAAGGAGAAAAATGGATACTTATATGTTAGATAAATTAGAGGAAGCAATAGAAAAGTTTATTGAAGCGACTGGAGAAAGGCCTAAATACCTTTATTTACATCCGGATACATTAGAGGAATTACAAAAAATTTTAAAAGAGAAATGTTCTTTGGTTGATTTTACAAATTGTACAAGTTATCGAGGGCTTCTTTTGAAAGTATTAGTAGAAACACCTATTGGTGTTATTTATCTTACAAGTGAAGAATTTCCACAAAATGATATAGATACTATGAGAAAGGCGGTGTATGATGAATAGTAAAGAATTTTTGGATTCTCTTATAAATAGTAAAGTAAAAGTTACTTTTAAAAATGAAAATGGAGAGTTATTTTTTGGAATTCTTGTTTGGAATGACTTAGATTCTATTGGTATGAAGTTTATACCAAGTAAGGATTCTTATATTAAAGAAAGAACTGTTTTGTATTATAAAGACTCTATTAAAAGTATAGAAGGTGTAGAAAAAGTCTAAGTAAAATGGAAAATTACAAAGTAAAGATAGGTGTAGTGTATTCCCAACTTATTCCTCTCAGTCCTTCCAAAGAAATTTTTGAAGATCTCTACAATTTACTTGCTTATGAAGTGCAACATAGTTTCTTTATAAAAGCTACCTCAAAAAATAAATATGTTCGAGAACAATGGGATGGGCAACAACATTTGTTTTCAAAAGCTTCTGGTAAGTTTTTAACTGGTCATCTACCAATTGTTTTAGAAGTTTTAAAATCTAGTTCTATTCCATATGAAATAGAAGATTTTAGACCTATTTATACAAAAGGAGAGCTTCTTGAGTTAGTAGGTGTTGAAGAAAGGCCTTATCAAAAGGATGCAGTTGAAGCTATCCTAAAACATAAAAGAGGAAGAATTTGGGCAAGGATTAGAAGTGGAAAGACGGTATTAATGACTATGGTTTGTGCCCGATTGAATATCTTTCCTTTTGTTATTTTTTGTCAAAGTATTGATATTGCATATCAAACGAAAGAAAAGTTTCAAAAGTTTCTGCCTCAAGTTCCTGTAGGAATAGTTGGAGATGGTCAATGTGATATTAAATTTGACGGAGTTACGATTATAACAATTCAATCTGCAATTTCTGCTTATGATAAAAAGTATACATTAGAACCTAAAGAAAAGAAAGAGGTTTCTCTTACAAAAGTTGCTGAAAAAGAAAATGTAAAAAAGTTAATTAAGGAGATGAAATTTGTTTGGGTGGACGAGTCACATCATTGTTCGGCAGCAAGTTACAGATTTGTTTTAACCCAAATTAAAGAAGCAGAATATATAATCGGTGGAAGTGGAACTTTATTTAGAGAGGATAATACTGATTTATATATTGAAGGTTTAGTTGGTCCTTTGATATATGAAATTAGTTATTCTGACTTGATCAAAGGTGGGTTTTTAGTTGCTCCTACTATACATTTAATTAAACTTCCTAAAAACATTGGACCTTCAAGTAAGGCTTATACGACGATTTATAAAGAATGTATTGTGGAGAATACCCTTCGTAATAACATTATAAGTAGAGTGGTAAAGAATTTGATGGAAAGAGGAAAGTCTTCAATGGTATTAGTTAGTAAAATAAAGCATGGAGAAATTCTTCAAGAGTTAATTCCTAGCTCTATATTTTTACAAGGTAATGACGAAACTGATTTTAGAATAAAAACATTTCAGGATTTAAAAGATAAAAGGTTGTTATGTTTGATTACAACTTTAGGCGATGAGGGGATTGACGTTCAAAATTTAGATGTTGTAGTAATTGCTGCTGGAGGGAAGTCTGCTATCAAAGTATTTCAGCGTCTTAGGTGTTTAACACCTTACAAAACAGAAACTGAAGAAAAGACTTCAGCGATAGTGGTTGACTTTCTTGATCCTTATAAGTATTTAAAGACTCATAGTAATAAGCGGAAAAGACTTTATAAATCAGAGGCATTGTTTAGGGTGGTAATAAAAGAGGTAAAACGTTGATAATAAAAGTGTTAAATTTAGTGGATTTTATTGTATTTTATTATAATAGGGGGCATCTATCTCCTGTATTTTGTGTATAATAGATTAAAGAACAAAAACAAAGGAGGAGATTATGAACAGCAAAGAGTTACAGGAAATGTATGAGTGTAAATGTTTTCTTCTTACTAGGGAAAACATTGGAACATTTCCTAAATGCCCTGCGGTTTATGTTATTTTTTGGGATAAAGTTCTTAATCATCCAGTGGGAGGATCGGATATTTTATATCTTGGAAAAGCAGACGATGATGTAAGAATAAGGTGGAGTGGATATTATAATCCTGGACCATCTCAAGAAACAAATAAAAGAATAAATAGATTTTTACGAGTAAAAGGGAAAAAGTATGTTTTAATTATTTCTGTTGATACTAAAAAAGAAGCGAGAGATTTAGAAAATATGTTGTTGAAAAAATTCGAAGGAGATCATTTTACACACCCCCCACTTAATAGAGGTTAGGTTAGAAATGAATAAAATTTTATGTATTATTGGTTGTTCTAAAAGTAAAACAAAAGCACCCACAAAAGCGATAGAATGTTATTCTATATCTCCTCAATTTAGATTATGTAAAAGTATCGCAGAACAATTGAAAGCAGATATTGTAATTTTATCTTCTAAATATGGGTTTTTAAATCCTGATACTTTAATTGAACCATACAATGATACTTGGCAAGAATACCCCCGATATATGAGAGATATATCTAAAGAAGAAAGGCAACGAATTGATGAATTTAATAAGAAAACTATGAATGAAATGAGTGAAAAAATAAAACAAAGTCACCCTGATTTTTCAAAATATAATCGGGTTGTTGTTTTGGCTCCTTATCATAATACAAAAAGAATTTTGAAAAAAGCAGAATTGCATGAAGACAGATTTGAGTTTTGGTTTAAAGGGGCAAAAGGATGTTTTGATATGAAAAGACATTTGAATAGTAGATTGGAGAATGAATTAGATTTAAAGGAGAAGAAAGTATTAAAAATTGTATTATAGAGACTTTAAAAAAGTAAATAAATAGCACTCCCTCCTATGATTTTGTGTATAATATATTAACATTAAATAAGGAGGTAAGTCATGGGTAGTGTAAGAAAAGGATTTGGAGCAACAATAGGAGTAGTATTAGCATTGATTTTCTTGTTATTCTGTGTATGTGCAGGATGTGTATGTTTGTTAGGAGTTTCAAAATCTCATGGAGCAGAGTTGGAAAGTACCCCAAGTTATATAGGTGTAGGTTATGTGGGAGGATTTCCAGAGCAACCTTTAGGATTTTATTTTGTAGTTACAGGACCTCATGAGTGGGGTTTATATTTTGATGGGAAAGTTAGTAAATTTGTTGATCAGAATAAAGTTTATAATTTTTCTATAGATAGAGTGGAACATTTTTATAAAAGTAAATTCATGGGAATTCAAAAAGAATCTCGTTCTGTAGGTATAGGTGTATCTCATTCTATTTTATTGGGAGATAACTATACTCCAGAAATTTTTAAAAAATATGGGGGTAATATAGTAATCCCGTATGTGGCTTTAAGATGGTATGGTTGGACAAATTATCGAAAATATCATGATGATACATTTAGGGTTTGGCAAAATGACTATCTTCTTAAAGATAATCCAGATGAAGAATCAATGAAGTCTAATAATAAATTAGGAATATCTTTTGGATGTATTGTTGGAATGGGCCCTTTAAATTTGAATTTTGGTTATGATATGTATTCTAAAAATCATGGTAATTGGGATGTAGGTATAGGTATTGGTTGTGTTCTACCTATTGGAAGGATGTAAAAGCATTAAAAAAAGGAGGAAAAGTTATGAAATGGATAGAAGAAGTTTTGGGTATTTTTTTGTTAGGAATATTTCTTTTCAGTCTTTCTTGTGGAAATGATCCTAAAAATAACAACTTGCCATCTGGGCAATATCAATTGCAAGAAAAAGTAGAACAACTTCTCATTAAATATGAAGTATTTAGGGACTATGGACTTGGATCACGAAAAGTAATTTTAGTATCTGAAAAAGCTACTAAAGAAGAAGTTCTAACGCTTGCCTCTTATCTTAAAACTAACTATATGGCAGAGAGTAACGGATGGGTTTTTATAGAGATATTTGATTCAAAAGAAGCATTCTTAAATCAAACAAACCTTAACTATCCAGAGAAGAAATATTTCAAACATTTTTTGGTTGATGCTGGAAATAACCCCCATACAGGAGTTAGTTGGTTAGATTGGGTTGCCGAAGACCGAGAGATCATTAAATAATAAATAAAGGGGATTATTCATAACTATTTATAGAATAGAAAGGAGAATATAATTTTATGATTAATGAAAAATTTACTATTGAAATTGAGGGTGCAACTTTTATTTGTCAAAAACTTACTCCTGTAGCTGGTATAAATTGGCTTAAATTAAAAGGTTCCCCTATAAATCGAATTTTGACTTTTTTAAAATATAGTGTATTAGATTGGAAAAATGTAAAAGACGCAAAAGGACAAAGTGTTCCTTTTAAAAAAGGGCTTTTAGGGACGGGATTACCTTTAGATATTTTTAAAGAGTTAGCGGAAAAGTTACTTGAAAAAAATAATGTTTTAATGAACGAAGAGTTTAAAAAGGTAATAGATAAATATCTTCAAAATTAAAAGTGGAATAAGAAACTTAAATGCAAATTGACCCTATCGAATATAACCTACTACTACATACTTTAGAAAAGCAGCAAAAGGAGCTTAAACGCCTAAAGAACCAGCTTGACTTTGAAGAACCTAAAGTGTTTTCCACAAAGAACCACAAAGATATGGATTTGAATATTCATGTGGAAGAATGGAATTGTCAACACTTTATCCGTTATTTTCTAAAGAAGTATAAAGAAGCTTATGGAGAAACATATGTTATGGAATCTTCAGCTTCCTTTAGGTTGGAGGCGTTCAAAATTACTAACTTTTGGAAAAGGAACAAAAATTTATCCAAAGAACAATTTAAGGACTTTATTGATTTTTTATTTGAAACTGCAAACGAGAATTACAAAATTAAGATGGGATTGATAACAAGTGACGATCAACTAAAAAATTATAAAAATTTTGTCTCCAAGCGAAGTGAAAGGGTGTATAATAGGATAGAGGATACTAAAATTGAAAATTTACCGAAGAGTCAATTATCTGGAGAAGAGTTAAAAGAGAAGTTGAAAAAATCTTTAGGAAAAGAGGAGGTGAATAAAAATGAAAAAAGCAAAAAATAACTTTCAAGCAATAGAAAAAGCAATTGAAGATTTTATAGAGAAATACAAAGGAGAAGTTTGTTTTGTAGGTTCATTCTTCGCTTTTGACGAAAAGGGAGAAGTTGTAGACGATAAAATGTATGCTTATGGTTTTAAAGATTGTATAAAGATATCTTTAGACTCTCTTAACGAAGAGGTTGCAAAAGAGAAAGATGACTTCATTAATTGGTAAAAGGAGAACTAATGACAAAAAAGAACATTTTGAAGATTTTAGAAAAAGAAGATATCCGTTGGATTGATGGAAGATATTCAAACGGATTTGTGGATCTTAATGAATTACCAATATTGTTGTTGGAAGGTTCTGCTGAAGTTTATGAAAACCAAGGAATGAAATTTGTTCGTCTTAAGAAAAAAGAAGAAAAGTAATGATTAATATATTTTTAAAATTTTTACATATCTTTTTAACAATTATACTTTGTGTAGCTACTCTTTGGTTATGTATTCAAAATCCTGTTGTTATTGTATTTTTGTTAGTGTATTTTTTGATAAGAAGAAAACAACGAAAAGGAAAAGTATATGATATTTAAAGGTGTATTACTTTTGTTTATTCCTATTATAGGTATATTAATGGTTTTTGGTATTTGGTGGTTTGTTAGTAAATTTATAGATTGGTTATTTTCTTGAATAGATGAATTATGTCTAAAACTATTTTTTTAAGTCTTATTATTTTTAGTTTACTTTTTAGCTTCCAAAAAAGTTATGGAGTTGGAATAGTAGATTACCATGACCGAACAATAGACTCAACTAAAACTTATATATTAATTGATAAGACCTCTCAGACTTTATATTTGATAATAGATGCTGATACAATTTGGAAAGCTAAATGTGGAATAGGAACAGGGAAAATTCTTAAATATGGAAACAAAGTTTGGAAATTTGGAACTCCTTCGGGAGAAAGAAAGGTTGTAGCTAAAATTCGAAATCCAATTTGGAGAAAACCAGATTGGGCATTTATAGAAGAAGGAAAACCAATTCCTCCACCTAATGATCCAAGTAGAATTATAAGGAATCATTTAGGAAAGTATAAGTTAGATTTAGGAGGTGAAGTGGGAATTCATGGTATTAGAGGAGCAAGAGTTCAGGGAAGAGTTTCGCATGGTTGTATTAGATTAGAGGATATAGATTTAGAAATAGTATGGAGAAATGTAATGGTTGGAACAAAGGTTATTATAAGATAAAGGAGATAAAAATGGAACAGACATTAGAAGATCAAGTTTATAAAGCATTCAAAGAAGGGTTGGATATATGTCAAATATGTGAAAAATTTAACTTATGTTTAGGTGAAGCTTGTGATATATTGAAAAAAAGAGAATGGAAGGAACTGGGAATTAAAGAAGGTAATTAATCTGTTTTGATAAAAGTAAAGAGGAATAAATGTATTCCGTTCAAGATGTAGAAAAATTAAAAATAAAGATTTTAGACAATTGTTCTAAATGTGAAGGTAAAGGTCGTTATTTAACTCCTGAAGGTTTTAAATTGTGTAGTTGTATTGATGAGTTTCGGCGTTATGTAGATATGCTTAATGCAAATATTCCTAGAAGTTATTGGGATTTGGAACTTGATTTTAAATACTTTACTTCACCATTTTTAGATAAAAATAGCGGTTCATTAGAAATTATTGGTAAGTATTCGGAAAATTTATCTAAAGTTGTCGAAACAGGTTCTGGTTTGTTTATTCATGGTTCTTATGGTGTTGGTAAAAGTTTTATTGGATGTTCAATTTTGAAAAAGGCTTTGACTCAAAAATATAAAGCTCATTTTATTCTTCTTTCGGAATTGATAAATTTAGCTCATACCGCATTAAGAGATATGAGAACAAAAGAATTTCTTTTCTATATTATAGAAGATGTGGATTTTTTACTCGTAGATGAAATAGACAAAAAATATAAAACAGAATTGATTGATACTTTGTTAGATGAGTTGTTTAAGAAAAGGTATTATTCGGGAAAACCATTTATTGTAACTTCTAATAAGGAACCTTCAAAAGTTTTAGAAGGCTTTGGTAAAACTATTTATGAAATTTTTTCAGAGAGATTGATCAATGTTCCTTTAGTTGGTGAAAGTTTTCGTCCTGAGATTTTAAAAGATATTAAAAAAGAATTGTTAGGAGAAAAATAATGGCTACTATAAAAAGATATACTAACGAAAAAGGAAAAAATTGTATAGAAGTGCCTGGGGTAGATTTCGGAGCGAATGTAGAAATTATAAAAGAAACAGAAATTGGTATGTTATGTAAGGTAGGTGGAAAAACTGCTTGGTGTGGTAGAGGAGATTCAAAATATTATGAACCTGAATTTATAATATTTAAAAAAATCGAAGAGAATGAAGTAGAAGAATGTTTAGGCAGTAAAAGTTTTATTTATAATAGAAAAACAAAAAAAGAAGTTTTTAAAAAAGCTTGCGAGGAATTTGAAAATTTAGGAGGTAAATAAAATGAAAGCTATTTCATACAAATGTGAGCAATGTGGTAATGTAAAAATCGATATAGTGGCGGAATGGAGAGGAAAATTTTTAGGATTTAAAAGAAAGAATAAACCTGCAAAGTCTTTTGTTACTCATTGTGAAATTTGTAAAGCAATAAAAACTTTTATTAAGGCAATATGAAAACCGTTGATTTTAAAAAATATCCTTTTGTTTATAATGGAACCGCACTCAAATCTTTTGCTTCTCGTGGGTTGAAAGAGAAGTGGTTTGTAAAGAACGCACCATTAAGTCAAGTTCCGTTTTTGATTTATTTTGGTCATGAGGTTGAAAAAGAAAGTGTTCACAAAGATATTAATTATGGATTATGGTCTATTTATTCTATTGAAGAAATTTTGAATTGGATAGAGAGGGCAAAAGAAAAAGGTTGTCTTCGTGATTTAATAGAAATGTTTGCTTCTTTTACTCCTATTTGTTCTGATATTCTAATGCAAGTTGATTTGAAAGGGGTTACTAAAGATATTTTACCTGAAGATAAAAAGATAATGGTATCAAGTTTCCATTCTTATAATAGGTTGTATATTCGTGAATTGTTAGATCAAATGAGTAGTTTTAAAACTGATAAAAAGAAATGTTTACTTTTGTCTTGTTCTGCTGAAAGACCTTATAACACTTCAAAAACTCATAAGGAGATATATGCGAAAATAGAAAATTTAGACGAATATTATAAAGTAGTAATTACTACTATTGGAGTAGTTCCTGAAGAATTTTGGGAACATCCGTTTGTTCTTAAATATAATAATTCGTATCCGGATTTGTGGCAAGTTTATTTAAGATGTAAAAAGTATTTTTCAATTAATAAATTTGACGAATATAGGAATTTTCATAGGTATGAACCATTTTTAGAAATTATTAAATTGTGTGGGATTGATACTCCTACCGAAGCTGAAAAAATAAAGGGGATAATATGAAAGACTACAATTGTTTGAAAAGAAAGAAAGGTCAATTAGAACTTCAAATTGTTCATTTGGAAAAAGAACTTGATAAAAAAAGTAAAAAACTTAAAGAGATAGATATTGAGTTGAGGAGATTAGAAGAGAGGGAGGATATGAATGAAATGTGTTTGGATGGATAAAAATACAATTTGCTTAAGAGTAAAGCCTTGTAGATGGGGTAGATGCATTTTCTGTGGATTCAAAAAAGATACGGATCCAGAAACAACTCCTGAAGATATTTGGGACCAATTCAAAACATGTAAAGAAACATATGGAGGGTATCCTGAATACTTTAGAATTTTTAATTCTGGATCCTTTTTTGATTTAGAACAAATGCAAGTTTCTTGGAGAGATGTTATCAAGTATTTAAAAGAAAATGGCGTTAAAAAATTAAGAGTAGAATCAAGACCTGAATTTATTCCAAATGAAAAACCTGAAATTGAAATGGAAGTTTGTATTGGTTTAGAGACGGTATTTCCTAATAGAAGTAAAGAGATTGGAAAGGGTTTTGATTTTGAAGATGTAAAAAAGTTAGTTAGTGAAAATAGAAATTTTGAGTATATTATTTATATATTAGCAAAACCTTATGTAACAGATAATGAAACTGCTATAAAGGAGTTTAGAGAATCATTAGAACAATCTTTGTCTCTTCCTAATATTATTCAAGTTCACGCAATGTATTGTAGGCCTGCAAAGGGTACAAAGTTAAATAAGTTGTGGAATGAAAAAAAGTGGAATGGAATGCCTTTGAAATCTTATTATGAAGTAGTTAAAAGTTTTAAAGATCCAAGACTTACTTTTGATGTTGCGATGCCATTTTTTGTAAACTTTCCAAAGTCTAAAAAAAGTGAATAAATATGGTAAAATTTAATGATAATGTAGTTGAAAAAACTATTCTTTCATATCTACTTAAAGATGTTAGTTATATAGAGGAAACTCTTTCTAAAATTAAAGTTTCAACATTTTGTGATGAAAATCATAAAAAGTTATTTGACTTAATAAGTAGATATTTTGAAAAATATCATAAAACTTTATCTTACGATATTTTAGAGAAGTTTTTGAAAAGAAATGAAAAAGAGTTTTCTACTGATCTTCAATTTACTTTATTAACTTTACATGGAGAGTTATCAAAAACATTTGTAGATGATTCTGGGTTCAGGTTTTATTTGGATGAGTTGAAAGAATTAGAAATTAAAAGAGAACTATACAATACTGCTTTTGATATGGTAGAAGATTTAGCAAATGACCGAAATATTTCTAATTCTTTGTCAGATATTACTGGAAAGATTTTAAATATTAAAACATTCGATTCTTCAAATGAAGTTACTCGTAGACTTCTTCTTGATGAAGATCCTGAGATAAGATGGAAAGAATATTTAGATAAAAAAGAACATCCAGAAAAATACAAAGGAATTCCTTATGGAATGACTGAATTAGATCAAACAACTGGAGGTCAATTTCCTTCAAAACTTGCAATGGTCTTTGGAAGAATGAAAAGAGGCAAAAGCCGTTTTCTATTTAATGTAGGATGTAATGACGCGGATTTAGGTTATAAAGTTATGTATATTACTATTGAAATGGAATTAGCAATGCTTCAATTAATGTGGGAAAGTAGATATACCGGCATTTCTTTTAATGATTTAAGAGATGCTAAATTAACTGAGGAAGAGGAAAAGATTTATAGGAACACTTTAGAGCATCTTAAAGAAAGAAAATGTCCTTTTTATGTAGTTGATATTTCTCGAGGAATAACACCTTCGAGGGTTGGTTATGAAATAGAATTACATAAAAAAGTGTTTGGAGTTAAGCCTGATAATATTTTAATTGATTATGCTAATTTAATGAGACCTGATGAAAAGTTTAGAGATAGGTCAGAAAAATATGATAATGTATTTCGAGAATTAAAAGAGATTGCGAGAGCTTATAAGGTATCTATATTGACCGCGGCACAACAAAATAGAAGGTCTTTAGATGTTCAAAGGGAAGAAGTGGATACTGAACACGTAGCTCTTTCAGATATGGCTGCAGCCCATTGTGATTTAATCCTTAATATTTGGCATGGAATTAATAATGCACAAGAAATGGCAACTCAACACGCTAAAAAAGTTTATTTAAAGATTGTAGCGAGTAGATATAGTGAATCAAAAGCTATTGAATTATTTGCTGATTTTGGTGTAAATTTTATAGGTGATTTAGATAAATTACAAGAAATTTGGAAGAAAGCAAAAAGAGATGAACAAGACTTCTAAAAGGAGGAAATAAAAATGTTATATTTTGAATCAGAGGATGGGAAACTATATTTATTTACTTTAGAAATTAATAGTCTTATCCCATCGGTAGAGATTAGATTTGTTCAAACTGATAGAAATGTTTCTTTACCAAGTAAGGAAATTCTTGACTTTTTTGAAAAAGATGTTTGTCAAAATACATATTCTACTGGATTGAAAGTTGGATTAACTTTTGAGAGAAGTCGAAAAGTAATTGATGACTTATTGATGGAATCTAAATTAAAAAACGAGAAATAGTTGAATGATTAATTTTAAAAAAATAGATTTAAGTGAACTCATAGAAAAAGTTGATATTGTTTCTTTAGTTGAGGAATATAATATTCCTTTGGAAGAATCAGGAGATAATTATGTATCTTTATGTCCTTTTCACCCAGATAATAGAACAAAGAGTTTTTTTGTATTTCCTTTAACTAATACTTGGTATTGCTTTGGTTGTAAGAAAGGTTCAAGTGTTTTTGATTTTGTAATGGAAATAGAACATAAATCGTTTCAAGAAACAGTTCATTTTTTAGCTGAAAAGGTTGGATATGAAAATAATTTTTCGTTAGATACTTTAAAAAGAAAGTTGGAAAATCTTGAATCAAAAACTGATGATACAACTATTATGAAATTTCGAGAAGTTCGTGAGAGTATTGAAAGTCAAATATTTAATAAAGTTAAAGAAAAGCATTATATATTAGAAAATGTTCTTTTGTATAAATTGTCTTCTAAAGAATATGAGGTGTGTTATAAAAGATTGAAAGATTTATGGCAATGGTATGACGAAAGTCAATATTGGTTTGATCTATATCTTTGTTACTATAAAGCAGAAAAGAATATTGATCTTGAGTCTTTGATTAAGAAATTACACTCTTTTTATTTGAAATTTTTAGAAAAGTTTGATAATCTTCTTTCCGTTTAGTGTATTATAAAGTAGAGGTATTTATGAAATTTTATTTCAAAGGTTCTCATAAAAAAATAAAAGGTGATAAAGAAGGTTTAGGAATATGTAGTTTTGTAATACCTGAGTGGGGGTTGTTACATCGTTCAATAGTTTTTGATAAAGATTTAGTATTATTAGATTTTATGTCTCTTCTTTTGTTATTTGAATTTATGACGCAGAATCCTTCTTTTTTTAAAGAAATTAATTTTTTTACTGTTTGTGGACCTAAAAAGATTTTACAATATGTGAATAGTGATAATAAACTTCCAAAAAAAGTTGAAGCTTTTAGAAATGCTTCAAATGCTTATATTACAAAAATAAAACAAGATATGAGAACACCAATTAATTTTTTAGAAGCTTCTGAAAAGGAAAGTCTAGCATTTTTTAGTATTGACTCTTTGAAAGTTGACAAAAAGTTAGCAAAGTATTTAACCCTTTTATCAAAGGAACATAATGATACATATAAAGGTTGATAATAATATTTTTACAATTCCAGAAAATTCTTCTCAAGATTCTTCTATGACGAAAGCTGATTGGCTTGCTGAAAGGTTTTATGAGACAAGAGATGAAAAGTATATAAATACTTTAATTCAAATTGTTTCTAAGTATATACAAAAAGTTGCAAATTCTTTTTGCAAAAATACAGAAAATGCAAAGGAGTTAAGTCAAGAACTTAAAATTGATTTGTTGAGATTGCTTCGAGGATGGAAGCCAAAAAAAGGAATGTGTTTTAATTATTTAATGAAAAAACAACTTTATAATTTTTCTTGTAATTTTATTAAAAGTTTAAAAGCACCTTTGGTTGATATTGATCAAGTTCAAGAACATTTACTTATAAATGATTGTGGTTTTGTTAAAAAACTTGAAACAAAAGATTTAGTTGAAAAATTAACAAAGAATGTAGACAACAAAACAAAAGCAGTTATTGAGGTAATGTTGAAAGGTATTACAAATTATGAACAAATAGGAAGAGAGTTAAGTATTACTGGAATGGCAGTTCGTAATAGAATAAAAAAATGTAGACCTGTATTAAAAAAATTGATGGAGGAAAAATATGTTTAAGATTGCTAAGGAAGTTAAATGGGATGCGGCTCACAGGTTATTAAATTATGAAGGACCTTGCGGGCGTATCCATGGCCATTCTTGGCGTGCTATTTTTACATTTGAGAGTGAAGATCTTAATAAAGATGGAATGGTAGTTGATTTTTCTGTTGTAAAAAAAGTAATTCAAGGATGGATTGATCAACATTGGGATCATGGACTTATATTGAATTTTGCTGATCCTCTTATAGAAATTTTACATTGTCAGAATGTTATTTCAAAAGATCAAGGGCAACAAATTTATCCTATGCAAGGAAATCCTACGGCAGAACATATGGCACAATTTTTGTTTTACAATTTTCAATCTGAGTTTTATCCTGTTAAACTTATAAGTGTTGAAGTGTTTGAAGGTCCTAAATCGAGTGCTATATATGGAGAATAAAAAATTGGAAGGAGAAGCTATGGTTGAAGAACAATTACCGGATATTCAAGCGTTAAAAGATAAACGAGGAGTGCCTCTTTATAGAGTAGGTATTGAAGATGTTAGTTTTCCTATATTAGTTGCTAAAAAACAAAAGAGACAATATCAAACAACTCAAGCGATTGTTTCAATGTATGGAGACCTTGAGAAAGAGATTAGAGGGATTAATATGTCAAGGTTTTCTGAGGTTTTAATGCAATATCGTTATAAAACAATAAATTCAAGAAAGTTAAGAGTATTTTTAGAAGAGTTAAAAAGAAAACTTAAAACAAAGGACGCTTATGCTGTTTTTAGGTTTAAATATTTTATTCCTAAAGAATCTCCAGTAAAAAGAGTAAATGGGATCCAAGGGTATTCTTGTGCTTTTGTAGGTCGATTAACATCTAATAAATATGATTTTTACCTTGAAGTTTCAGTTCCAATAACTACTTTATGCCCTTGTAGTAAAGCAATAAGTAAATATGGTGCTCATAATCAGAGAGCAATAGTAACTGCAAGATTGAAGTTTTTAGGTAAACCTTTATGGATTGAAGATGTTGTTTCTTTGATTGAGTCAATGGGAAGTTGCGATATTTATCCTGTTTTAAAACGCCCAGATGAAAAATGGGTTACGGAAAAGGCATTTAAAAATCCAAAATTTGTAGAGGATGTAGCAAGAGATGTTGCTATTGCTTTAAATAAAATATCTGGCATTGAGGGATATAGTATTAAAGTAATGTCATATGAAAGCATCCATGAACATAATGCAGTAGCATATTTTAAAAAGAATTGGGATTTCTAAAATGAGTTATAATGATGTTTTAATAACTTGTGAGTTTTGTAGGAAACGTAAAAAGTTTTGTGAAATGGATCAAGTATGTTTAAGCCCTTTAACTGAAGAAGAAGAGGAAAAGTTTAGAAAGGAAGGAAAAAAACCATTGCAATTAGAATTTGCGATGTGTTGTGATAGGTGTAAAGAAAAAGAAATTCTTACAACGTGGGATGGATATAGTATAGATACTTCTCCGGTTGAAGTTATTTCGAAAGAAAAAACATTAGAAATTGCTCTTGATAAAGAGATTGGAAGATATCGAGCTTCAGAATTTAAAAAATTTAGGAGGAAGTAAAGTGAAATTAAATTCTGTAATTGGGTGTGATGAAGTTGGAAGAGGGTGCTTGGCAGGGCCCGTAGTTGCTGGTGCTGTTTTGTGGGAATCTTACCCTTCTTTTGATGGATTAAATGATTCTAAAAAATTAACTTTGAAACAACGAGAAGACCTTTTTCAAAAGTTTAAAGATTTTGGTCTTGTTTTTGCAACTGGTTCTGCAAACATACAAGAAATAGATGAAAAAAATATTCTTAATGTAACAAGGTTAGCTATGCAAAGAGCAATTTTTGAAGTTCTTCCAAAACTACAAACAGCAGGTAAAACAATTTCTGATACTGTTTTGATAGACGGTAAATTATATAATCAAAAACAACTTTTAAATATTCCTTTTGAACATCAAATATGGATAATAAAAGGAGATGAAAAAGAACCTTCTATTATGGCTGCTTCTGTTATTGCTAAGGTATTAAGAGATAGGTATATAAAAAGTTTAGTTGATCAGTTTCCTGAATATGAAAAGTATGGTTGGAAAACAAATGTTGGATATGGAACTAAGAAACATATTGAAGCAATTAGAAAATATGGTATTACTCCATTTCATAGAAAAACGTTTGATCCTATTAAAACTTGGTTGGAGGAGGGAATAATTAAATGAAAGAAGGAACAAAAAGGATAAAAGTTAATGAAATATATTATACATTTTCTGGAGAAGGTAAAACTAAAGGATTGCCTGTTGTTATTGTTAGGTTAACAGGCTGTAATCTACGTTGTTCTTTTTGTGACAGCAAATGGGCTTATAAAGAAGGAAAGATAATGACGTTCAATAAAATAGCATCAGAAATAAGTAAATATCGTTATTGTAAAAGAGTTTTATTATCCGGTGGGGAGCCTCTCCAGTCTCCAAATTGTTTTGATCTTGTTAAGTTTATAAATAAAGAATTAGATAAAGATATTATTCTTGAAACTAATGGTAGTCTTTCTATTTATAAATATATTCCTTATATTAGTGTTGTTTGTATGGATGTAAAATGTCCTTTTTCTGGAATGGAAAAAGGAATGTGTTGGACAAATTTTTATTATCTTCGTCCGTGTGATGAAATAAAGTTTATTATTGGGGACAGGGAAGATTATGACTATGCGAAAATGGTTATATTAAAATATAATTCTCAAACAATAAAACAAGAACAATATGTATTTTCTCCTGTTTGGGGAAAGATGGATCCAAAAACATTAGCAGAATGGATTTTGAAGGATCAATTAGACGTTCGGTATAGTCTTCAAATGCATAAAATAATTTGGGATAAAGATAAAAGAGGTGTTTAGTGAAAAAAGAAGAAATTTCTTGGGAATATTACTTTCAGTTAGTTGACCGCCTTATAGATATTATATCTAACAAAGCTCAGGAAAAGTTTGATCTTGTTGTGGGAATTTCTCGCGGGGGTATTATTCCAGCACTTTTTATGTCTCATAGTTGGAATATTCCTTTAGATATTGTTGTTACAAGTTCTTATACTAAAGAAAATAAACAATCTAAATTAAAAATAGGATCTCCGTCTTATTTGTGTTTCCCTGATGTTATAAAAGAAAGCAGAATTTTGATTGTAGATGAATTAGTAGATTCAGGAGAAACGATGAAAGCCGTTGTGGATTTATATAGAAAAAAAGGGTTCAAAAACATTCGGACTTCTGTATTATTTTATAAAAAGAATTCAAAATTTGATCCTGATTATTTTGCTGCAAGTGAAGATAAAGATGTTTGGATTAAATTTCCATATGAGAAGGAGAACTAAAAATGAAGGAAGGAATATTTCTTTTAAGTGGTGGTTTAGATTCTACTACATTATTTGCTCATATGTTAAAAGAAGGATGGACGCTTTATCCTTTAAGTATTAACTATGGACAAAAACATTCTGTTGCTGAAATAACTTCAGCAACGCTTATTTGGGCAAGGTATCAAAATAAATATGGAGAAAAAAGAGTGGGAGACTTAAAGATTTTAAATTTTGATTTAGCTCAAATAGGCCATAGCGCATTAACTGATAAGGATTGGAAAGTTCCAGAAGAAATGAAAGATCAAATTCAAACAGTAGTTCCTTTTAGAAATACTATGTTAGCTACTCTTGCAGCAGCATATGGAGAATCTTTAGATTTGAATCCTATAACAATTTTTATGACCCCAGTGAAAGAAGATTTTGAGGTTTATAGAGATTGCAGAAGAGATTTTTATGATGCCTTGGAAAAGACTTTGAGTTTAGGTTCTACCCATGGAGTTCAAGTTGAAATAAAAACTCCATTTATTGATATGACTAAAAAAGAAATAGTTGCTTTAGGAATAAAACTTTGTGTTCCTTATAAACTAACTCATTCTTGTTATAAAGGTTTAAGACCAGCTTGTGGTAAATGTTCTGCTTGTGTTGAGAGATTAGAAGCATTTAGGGCAAATGGTTTAATAGATCCTTTGGAATATTTAATATCTTAAAAAGGAGATGTTATGGAAATAGAACCTAGAATTTATTTCGTTAATGAAAAAGAAGTGCATATGGTTGGTGATTCCGTTGGTGTATGTTGGAATCTTACTGAAGAAAAAAAGCAAATTAAAGGTGAAGATGGATTAACTTATGTTGCTAAAATTAATATTCGATCGGGTAAGCCTTATATTAACTTTGTAAGTATAGTAAAAACTGGTAAAGGAAATTTTTATGAAGATGAAGATAGTTCTGTTGTTGGTGGAATTGAGGTAGAGTTTGCTAAGAAGATTGTTGATGAACTTAAACTTGCTATTGAATATATTTCTACATTAAAATAGGAGATAAAATTATGAAGTTTAGATCTTTAAATGGAGAAATAAAATATGATGGTTCTCAATTACACTCTCACTTTGCCTACGCACATGGAGTAAAAGGAAATAGTATTGTAAGTTTTATAGGCCCTGCGGAAGTTAAAGAACATTTGGTAGATTGTGAGGATAGATTAAAGAATGATTTTATTAGTAGTGAGAGTATGCTTCATTTCATAATTGAGATTTTTGATATTTCTTTAAGAGAAATGGTTGTTTGGCAAAGACTTTTTATTACACAAACTATTGATTTTTTAAGAAGTTTAACAATACCAGAATCTTATAAACTTCGTCGTGAAGGAGATGATATTTTTGTTGATTGTAAAAAACTTTCTGTTTCTATTGCTACTTCGTCTCCAGTTTCAGGTCTTATCCATGTAGGTTTAAATATTAAAGTTGGAAAAAATTGTCCTGTATTAGCTATTGGTTTAGAAGATCTTCCTGATTTAGGATATGATGTAAAATCTTTTGCTATTATTTTAATGGATAGATTTACAAAAGAATTTCGAGATATTCAAGAAGCTTGCTATAAGGTGAAAGGAGTCCAATGAGACCTTTTGTAGTTGCTATAGATTTTGATGGAACAATAGTTGAAAATGAATATCCAGATATAGGTCCTTTGAAAGAAAATGCTATTCGTTGTATTAGACTATTGAAAGAAATAGGATGTTATATTATTATAACTTCTTGCAGAGCCAATACGAAATTACATCCAAATTTAGCAGAAAGACTTACTCAAGTAAGAATAATAAAAGATTTTTTAGAAAGAAATAATATACCTTTTGATGAAGTTGATGATGGTTCTCAAGGCAAAGTATTTGCCGATGTTTATATTGATGATCGAGCAGTTAGATTTGAAAACAATTGGGAAGAAATAGTTAGAATAGTAAATTTATTGATGGAGGGAAGATGATAGTTGTTAAATGTAAATTAATTCATCCAAATGCAAAATTACCTACAAAGACTTATGAATCTGATAGCTGCTTTGATTTATATTCTGTGGAGGAAGTAATTATTCCTGCCCATAGTTGGAGAGAAGTTAGTATTGGAATTGTTGTAGAGCCTCCTCTTGGTTATGGTTTATTTTTGAGAGCAAGAAGTAGTCAAGGAATAAAAGGTATACAAATGCATAATGGAACTATAGATTGCGGATACAGAGGAGTATTAGGCACTATTGTGTATAATCATAGTAATGAACCTTATTGTGTTAAAATTGGAGATAAAGTTGGGCAAGCTTTTGTTGAACCTATTCCACAAGTAGTATTTAAACAAGTTGAAGAACTTTCTGAAAGTGATAGAGGAGAAAAAGGTTTTGGAAGTAGTGGTAAATAAAAGGAGGTATAAAATGGAAATAAAAGACGACCTTATTCCTGAGATGGAATTATCTATTATTCCTACAAAGGATGGAACTCTTCAAGTAGAGTTAATGCATAAAGATTTTATTAAGTTTTTGAAAGAAAAAGGTGTAGCTGATATGTTTTTTATAACTTCTCGTGAATTAAAATCTTTTATTGATAAACTTCAAAAAGCATATAAAGAATATTTAAAGAGGTAAATATGGCTACATACGAATTTTTATGTAAGTGTGGGGAACGGTGGGAAAAACAAATGTTAATGGAAGAAGAACATATTGATAAATGTTCTAAATGTGGCGAAGAAGTTCATAGTCTTATTACTGGAGGAGCTGGTCCTCCTATTTTTAAAGGGCATGATTTTCCAAGCAATGATTTGAAAAGAGAAAAAGACGCTAAACAATATTATAAAGAAGCAGATGAAGTTTTACCAGGAAAGAAAGGAACAGGATGCTAAATTATTTATTGATATTTCTTTGGGTAGGATTTATTCTATATTTGTGGATAAAATGGTTTCATCTAAATAAGAAATTTATTTCGATTTTAAAACATAAAAAGTATTTTAATTTGAAAACATTAAAACAAATATTTTGGAGATAAATATTGAGTTGTAATAAATGTAAATTGTTTAAGACTTGTAAAAATCCTTGTATTCAAGGTGTGGGTCCTATCCCTGTGGATATTATGTTAGTGGGTGAGGCACCAGGGAAAGAAGAGGACTTACAAAAAGAACCTTTTGTAGGAGTTGCTGGTAAACGCCTTGATATTATTTTAAAGGAAGCAAAATTAGATAGAAAATATTTATACATCAGCAATACGGTTAGATGTCGTCCTCCTGAAAATAGAGATCCAGAGCCTGAAGAAATAAAAGCTTGTTTTCCATACCTTGAAGAAGAAATTCAAAAAGTAAAACCTAAAATTATAGTTCCTTTGGGAGGTATTGCTTTACAAGCTATTCAAGGTCTTGAAGGTAGTACTTCTTGGGCAGGAACAAAACATTGGAGTGAAAAATATAATTGTTGGATAATGCCTACTTTTCATCCAGCATATATTTGTAGACGTTTAGGATTACAAGGAGTAATGGTTGATCATTTAAAGAATGTTGTAGAATGGTTAAAGAATCCTGTAGAGCCTGATCCTCCAAAATATGTTATTATAGATACAATAGAAAAAGCTCAAAAGTTTTTTGATAAATTAAATAGTGTTGATATTTTTGCTTTTGATACTGAAACTTCTGGATTAGATTTTTGGAAAGATAAAATTTTATGTTGTAGTTTTTCTTGGAAAGAAAGAACTGGAGTTGTTCTTCCTATATTGCAACAACATTGTCAAGAATTTTGGAAACCTGAAGAAAAAAAATGGATAATAGATCAATTGAAAAAAGTTTTAGAAAGTAATATTGGTAAAATAGGTCAGAACTTATCATTTGATATTCAATTTTTAAAATCTAACGAAATTAAATTAAATAATTTTACATTTGATACAATGTTGGCTCATCATTTGTTAGATGAAAATGTTGGAAGAGAGGGTCATGGATTAGATACAATGGTTTTACGTTATTTTCCTGATATGGGGAAATATGATGAAGAGTTGTCAAAATATCTACTTAATAAAAATACTTCCTATGCAGTTATATCAAATGAAGTTCTTTGGAAGTATTCTGCGGCCGACGCAGATGCTACTTTTAGATGTTACCAAAAATTTAAACTTGAACTTAAAAAACAAGGTTTAATGAGATTATTTAATAAAATTACTATACCTTTTCAAAAAGTTTTATTAGAAACAGAATATTATGGAGTTAAATTAGATATAGACCGTCTTAAAGAATTAAGAGTTGAATATGAAAAACGATTGAAAAAAATTGAAGAAGAATTTCGAGGAACTGATGCGGTTAAAAAAGTTGAGAAAGCATTATATAATAGGTCTGCAAAAAAGATTGAAGAAAGATTTGATAGTTTAAAATCTAAGAGATTACCTAAAGAAGAATATATACAAAAATATACAAAACCTACTTCTTTTAATTTAAGGTCTTCTGATCATTTGAGAATATTGTTATTTAATGTTCTTGGATTTGAACCTATAAAAATGACTAAGGGAGGAAAAAGTGGTAAGAAGAGTTTTTCTACAGACGCAGAAGTTTTAGATAGTTTAATAGATAAATCTCCTGAATTAGTTAAATTAAAAGAACATAGAGACTTGAGTAAACTTTTGAGCACTTATGTTATTGGAATGCTTGAAAGAGTTGATGAGAACGGAAGAATTCATACTGATTACCATGTAGATGGAACCGTAACTGGTCGTCTTAGTAGTAGTAATCCTAACCTACAAAACATTCCTCGAGATAGTGTTATTAAAGAATGTTTTATTGCAGAACTAGGATATGAATTATGTGAAATTGACTTCGCCCAAGCAGAATTTAAATGTTGGGGTCATTATTCGAACGATAAGAAAATGATAGAAGCAATCAATTCTGGAATAGATGTTCATAAACAAACGGCTTCTGTTTGTTTTAATAAAAAAATTGAAGAAATAACAAAAGACGAAAGACAACAAGCAAAAAATTCAACATTTGGGATTATGTATGGAAGAGGTGCAAAAAGTTTGGCTGCAGAACATGGAATGTCTGAGGAAGATGCGGAACGCATTAGGACAATATTTTTTGATCGTTATCCAAAAGCAAAAGAATGGATAGTTAATATTAAGAAAGTAGCTCAGGAGTACGGAGAAGTAGTAAATGCTTTTGGACGTATAAGGAGACTTCCTGCGGCTCAAATTCCTTGGAGTAAAAATATGGAGAGGCATGATGAAAAAGATAAAAGTGAAGCAATGAGACAAGCAGTCAACAGTCCAATACAATCAATGGCTGCAGATATTACTGCTATAACTGCTATTCGAGTTGATAAAAGATTACAACAATTAAATAGTAAAATAAGGTTAGTTCTTACTGTGCATGACTCTTTAATTTATGAATTTCCTAAAGAAGAAAGGAATATTATTGTTCAAATAGCAAAAGAAGAAGTTGTTAGAGGTTATAATACAATAGAAGGATCTATTAGAGTTCCTATGAAAGTTGATATTAAAGTAGGAGAAAAGTGGAGGAAATTGGAAGAAATTAAAGAATAGTGGAAAATATTTAGTTGATGTTTTAAAGTGAAGTTGTATATTTAAGAGAACATTAAAATTAAGGAGGTAAAGATATGACAAAAACATTTTTAGCAAAATATATTCCTGCACCTGAATTAAAAGAGGTAGTGGTGCAATTGTTAAATAGCAAATTTAAAGAAGAACTCGATGAAATAGCTATAAAAGATATAGGATTGGTGTGGAATATAAGTGAAACGCCTCCCCATTATCAGGCAAAAATTTGTTTGGTGCCAGAATATGTTCAGGTGTTAGGGTTTTTCCCTTTAGTAATAATTGTGTGGAAAGAAGGATATGATAAATCTGGTCTTGGGAAAAGAAATCTTCTTTTGTTTCATGAATTAATGCATATCAAAAAACGAGATAATGGAACTTATTGTTTAAAACGTCATGATATTGAAGATTTTCGAAGTATTTTGAAAAAAGTAGGAGTAGATTGGGAAAAAGCAGAACAAGAATTTTCAAATCTTGAAAAAGAAAATTAAACATTATTATAGTTGAAAGGAGATAAAAAATGTATGAAGAATTAGCTTTTGCTCCAGAAAAGGAATATGTTAGTATAAAAACTATGGACGAAGCTTTTAGCACGGTTAAAGAATTTAGAACAAAAGCTCATCCTACTTCTTTAGGAAATGTTGTTGTTTCTTTTAATGGAAGTGCAAATTTAACAGTAGAAAGTGAGTCTAGAAAAATGACTCAATGGAGTTTACAATCTTTGTGTAGACTTTTAGGTATTCCAGATCCATTTGCCCGCAAAATTCCTATCGATTTACTTCTAAAGAATATTTCTCGATTACTTGAAGAGAAAAGAGGAGATATGATTTCTCTTCTTGTAGGAACAGAAAATGAGATTATCAATATTGTAAAGAGCAATTACAAACCTTTTTCTAACGAAACTCTTTTATATGGATTAGATAAAATGTTTAAAGATAAACCAGTTGATTTAGAATCTATAAGATTATGTTATAAGGGATTTGATCTTAATATTGTAGACCCTTCTATAAAACCTTTAGAACCAAAAGTTGGAGATATTACAAAGATAGGATTTAGAGTGGTTAATTCTGATACAGGATTTAGAGACGCTGTAGGTAAGTTATATCTTTATAGACTTTCTTGTGTTAACGGAGCCACATTGACTGATGATTGGGGATCAGTTAGGAGAGATGCAAACAGAAAGATTTCTATAGAAAAAGACCTTGACCATTTTTTGAATAAACTTCAAAATTTGAAAGTTAATTTTGATAAGGTATCTGAAGTTTATAATAAGATGCCCGAAACTTATTTGACAGATTTTCAAGTTGAAAGTGTTTGGAAAGCGGTAAGTAGAGTTGCAGGCCCAGAACAGGCGGATTCTGTTATTGATAAAAATGAAGATGGAAGAAAAGCAGTTCTTCATTTAGTTTCTTTTAAGAGAGCTCATAACAGGCAATTGTTTGTTGAAGCATTGAAAGAAGCAGAACCTACGGATGTTAATGCTTATGCTTCACATAATAGGATAACTGATTCAAGTAAAAGATATCCTTGGGATACGGCTCTTCAATTACAAGCAATTGGTGGTAGAATGATATCAATGTTGGTGGAACAAAGTAAGGTTAGTGAAAATTAAAGGCTCTTTTCTCCTAGATTTTGTGTATAATATATTAATGTAAAACTAGGAGGTGTTAAAATGGCAGAAAAAATTTTAGCAAAAGACGCAAAGATAAATAGTATCTATTTGACAAGAGGTGGAAAACAAGCAGATACTAAAGAAGCTGGATCTTTACGGGGGTTTTATCCGGTTCGTGCAATAAGGAAGGTGATAAAGGATAATACCGAGGAGATTAAAACTACTGTGATTGAAATGGTTAAAGGTTATGGTGTTGAAGTGCCTGATGATTGGCAAGGTCCAGTTCAATTTGGTATTAAGATGGTTTATGATGGAGTTACTTTGAATACTTCTCAAAAAGAGGCTGTTGAGAAAAAGATCAAGGAAATGAAGAGTCAAGAGGAAGTATTGCGGGTTATTGTTTTTACACCATGGCAAACTGAGTTAGATTTACTTCCAGATTATCCTTTGGAAGTAACAGACCTTCAAACATTACCTTCAGAAGATCATTTTATTAACAGATTGATTAAATCTACAAAAATTTCTATAGCTATAACAAATGAAGAAGCACCTCCTGAATATATTGAAGAACTGAAAAATATTAAGGAGGAAGAACAAGCTCCGGAAAACGTTCAAAAGAATTATGTTATTCTTAAAGAACTTGAAAAAGGAACACCTATAACGAAAATTGCAAAAATGACCGGAAAGAGTTATCAAAATGTTTACCAAAAGGTTAAACAATTGCAAAAGAAAGGATATAAAATCCAAAAGGTTGGAAAGGGAACATTTCAAATAGTTAAGTAATAGTTTTAGTTTACACCTACATTCTACTTTTTGTGTATAATATATTGAACATAAAATATGAGAAACAATAATGAAACAAATAAATTCTTTAACTAAAGAACAAATATCTAAATTTCCTGAATATGTAGAAAAATGGGTAAAAATAGGACTTTCTACTGACCCCGTAGAAAAGGATTTAATAACTCCAAATTTTATAAGAGAAAAGATACTTGGTTATAAACCTGCTCCTATAGTTTATATGGATAATCCTTTATCTACTTGGTTAGCTGTTCTTTTATTTTATCAGGTTTGGAGTCAGGTTTGGAGTCAGGTTAGGAGTCAGGTTGGGAATCAGGTTGAGAATCAGGTTGAGAATCAGGTTGAGAATCAGGTTTGGAGTCAGGTTGAGAATCAGGTTAGGAATCAGGTTGAGAATCAGGTTGAGAATCAGGTTAGGAATCAGGTTTGGAGTCAGGTTAGGAGTCAGGTTGAGAATCAGGTTGGGAGTCAGGTTTGGAGTCAGGTTAGGAATCAGGTTGAGAATCAGGTTAGGAATCAGGTTGAGAATCAGGTTTGGAGTCAGGTTAGGAGTCAGGTTGGGAATCAGGTTAGGAGTCAGGTTAAAGATTTTGTTTACCCATATATTGATGGTCATTTTTTTGTAGGTTATTTTGCATTTTATGATTTTATGAATAAAGAACTTGGAATTGAATTTTCTCCATTGTTTGGTTTATATATGAAAACTACTCAATGGGGATTTTTCTATCCTTTAGAAAATATTACTATTATTTGTGATCACCCAAGAGAAATTTATATGAAGAACGGAATTCTTCATGCAGAAGATAGACCAGCAATTCTTTATGCCGGAGAACCTAAATTTGAAGTTTATGTTTTGAATGGTGTTAGAGTTTCTAAAGAAATAGTTTTAACTCCCTCTGATAAATTAGACTCCCATATTCTTCTTAAAGAACAAAATACAGAAGTTAGAAGAGAAATAGTTAGAAAGATAGGAATTGAAAAAATTCTTTTTGAACTTAAAGCTAAAGTTTTAGATGATAAAGGTTCAGAAGGATATTGTTTATACAATCTTGATTTAGGAGATGAAAGAGTTAGACCCTATCTTAGAATGTTTAATCCTTCTGAGAAGGTTTGGCATTTGGAAGGAGTTTCTCCAGAAATTACTACTGTAGAACAAGCATTAGAATTTAGAAATAAAACAAAAAATAAACCTTTAATTTTAACTTAAAGAGGAGGTAAGTAAGATGAAGAGAAGTAAAGTTAATGTTGGAGAATTTTTCCAACAAGGAGATGTAATTGTTAGGAAAATTGAAACTTTTCCTGCAAACCTAAAACCTTTAAATCATAGGATTTTGGCAGAAGGAGAAGTAACTGGTCATTGCCATCAAATTGTAGAGAAAGAGTTGTCTGATTTGTATTGTGATGAAAAAGATAATTTGTTTTTGCATGTAGAAAAACCAGTTACTTTAAAACATAACACTCACAATCCTATAACAATTCCTACTGGAGATTATGCAATTGATAATGTTATAGAATATGATCATTTTGCAGAGGAAGCAAAAAAGGTGATGGATTAAATGAATAGAAAAGAAGAAATTGAACTTGGAAAAGAAAAAATATACAATGAAATTGATGAATTGGATTCTCAAAGATTACATTGTGAAAAGTTGCGAGAAGAAGCGTTTAAAAGACTTTACACATTAAATAAAGAACTTGTAACTTAAAAAAGGAGTTGTAATGGGCCTTTGTTTGGTAATAATAAAACCTGATGCTGTGCAAGCAGGTAATGTAGGAAAAATAATTACCATTCTTGAGGACAATGGTTATAAGATTGATCACATGAAATTTAGGACTTTGACATTAACTCAGGCTAGGGACCTTTATTATGAACATAGAGGCAAAGATTTTTTTGTAAGAAACCTTAAGTTTGTAACTTCAGATCCTGTAGTTACTTTAATAGTATCTCATCCAGAAAAGAATTTTGAAGAAACTATTTTACATTTAAGAGAACTTGTTGGAAATACAGATCCTAAAAAAGCTAAATTTGGAACTATTAGACAAATGTTTGGAACGGAACTACCTAAAAATGCAGTTCATGTTTCAGATTCATTACAATCTTTTCAAAGAGAGTTCAAAATATTGTTTGGAGATAAATAATATGAAAGACCATTCTTTTTTAACAATGTTTTTTGGATTTGTTGGAGGATTTATTTGTATTGGAATTTTTGTGATTCCTGTGTATTTGTTTCATCTTCAATGGGGTGACCCAGTTTTTGGTTTTGCTTTTGTTGTACTTGCTTTATGTTTTTTATTTCGTATACCCGATGTGATTGGTTATGCTCTGTATCATTTATATTGTTTGAAAGTCTCACATGTAAAACCTCAGGAGGATACTTTCCTTGATCATTATTATACTTAATTTGGAGGAGAAGAGATTATGAAAATCTTATTAGTAGGTGCTCACGGAACAGGAAAAACTACTTTAGCAAAGGAAATTCAAAAGTTATTTCCTTATTGTGAAATTATAGATGGAATTCATCGTGAAGCAAAGCAAGAAGGGTTTCAAATAAATAAAACAAGTGATATTGTTAGTCAAATAGAAACAGTTCAAAGATATTTACAAAAAGTATGTGGAAAACCTAGTTTTATTTCTGTAGATAGTATTATAAGACAAACTGCTTATGCTATAAGTAATAAATTACCTGAACCCGTTATAAATCTTATGAAAAGATTATGTCAAATAGAAAGAGACCAATTTGCAGGTGCCGTGTTTTATATTCCAATAGAGTTTTCTTTGGAAAAAGATAGTGTTAGAGATGAAGATTTTCAATTTCAAAAAGATGTTGATAGAGAAATTAAAAAATTATTGAATGAAATTTATTCTTTTAATAATCATCATATGTATTATATAATAACAGGAGAAATTCAACGAAGAGTTGAAAAAGTTTGTGAATTATCTAAAATGATATAAAAGAAAGAAATAAAATGAAAATTTGTCATATTGTTCCAGCTGATTATATAGAAGTTTGTAATCAAAATTCTTCTATGCATTTGTTAATTTCTCAAGAGGTTTTAAAAAATAAAAAATATCAGGAAACATACCTTGAAAGAAGTTTAAAAGGAGATTTTATCATTATGGATAATGGTGTATTTGAATATGGAAATGCTGCTCCTCTTGATGAAGTTATTAAAGCAGTTGAGTTAGTTCATGCTTCTGAAATGGTTTTACCTGATTGTTATTTGGATGGAGAAATTACTATTAAACGAGTTGTTGATGCTTTGAATGATTTGGAAAATAAGAGTTATCGTCCAAAAAGTTTAATGGCAGTTCCTCAAGGAAAGACTGAAAGAGAATATATGGAATGTTTTTCGAAATTGTTAGAAGTTAAAGAGATTGATACTATAGGTTTTTCGTATGGAGCCATAGGTAAAACTTTTGAATTTTGGCAATTACCTCAAAGTCTTTTAAGACCTACGGTTATAAGTTATGTTAATCAACATTTCAATTTACTTGCTTCTGGTAAAAGTTTTCATTGTTTAGGTATTGGAGGTCATCCACATGAGATTGAATTTTTAAAACTTTTTGGATTTATTAGAAGTGTGGATTCTTCAACAGCATTTAAATGTGCTATTAAAGGTATTGATATTAAAGAGACATTACCTGCAAAGTTTGTTGTTCCAGAAAGACCAGAAGATTATTTTAATGTCCAAGTTTCAGATGAAATCTTACAACTTGCTTTGAAAAATATAAAAACTATGGAGGAATATAATAAGGAGTGAAGAAATGAATAAGAATTGTGAAAATTGTAAAAAGTCTGCAGGTTGTATTGTAAGATATAGAATTGGGTGGTTGACTGCTTATGATCCTACTATTCAAATGTCTGAATTTTTTGGTAATGATAAAAATATAGTTGATCTATCGATTGAAAGTAGGAGAAGTAGTTGCTGAGCGATGTAAGAGGTGGGAAGCATAAAAAAGGAGAGTATTTTAATGAAAAAAGATAAAGAAGTTCCTACAGATAGGGAGGAACTTAAAAAATACATTGAGGGTAAATACAAAAGTTCTTTGAGAGATTTAAGTGAAGAAAAATCTAAAGGTGTTTATTCAACAGGAATTATTACTGTAGATGTTGCATCTGGTATCGGAGGTTTTCCTCAAGGAAATATGATTGAAATCTTTGGTCCTGAAAGTAGTGGTAAGAGTCTTTTAGTTCTTCAAGCAATGGGCCACGCTCAAAAAAAGTATAACAAACCTTCGGCTTATTTTGATTTGGAATTTGGAACACCTAAAGAGTGGATGGAAATTTATGATATAGATACTGATATGATTGAAGCACCAGGTGCGGATTTATGTGCGGAAACTGCTTTTGATATGCTTTTAGATTTTATTAGTAGTGGTCTATACGCTTATTGTGTTATTGATTCCGTTGTAGGATTAGTTCCGAAAGCAGAAATTGAAGGAGCTATGGAAGATCAACAAATGGCATTACTTGCAAGAATAATGGGTAAAGGGTTAAGGAAAATTGCTCCAGAATTAAGTAAAACTGAAACTTGTTTAATTTTTATAAATCAAGTTAGAGACGCTGTAGGAGTTATGTGGGGAGATCCTGAAAGAACTCCTGGGGGTAAAATATTGAAGTTTTATGCTGCACAAAGATATAAAGTTAAAAAAGTTTCAGGATCAGATGTTAAAAAAGGAGAAATCCTTCTAGGTCATAGTATTGATGTATGTGTAGTTAAAAATAAATTAGCTCCTCCAAGAAGAAGTGGTAAATTTCCAGTTCTTTATGAAAAAGGAGTTGATTTTGAACAATTACTTTTTGATGAAGGTTTAGGTAAGGGAGTAATAAAGAGGATTGGAAATAAATATTCTCTTGTTTCTGATGAGAAGGTTTCTGTAAATGGTAAAGAAGCTTTTATAAAACTTTTGAAAGATCCTGTTATGTATGACTTGGTTTATAATCAGGTTTGGGAAAAAAGAAATGTTTTGTTACAAAAAGAAAGTGAGGATTTTTAATGAATTGGCCAAGGGCTTTTTCAAATATTGTTCTTATTGCAGGTGTTATATTTCTTTCGATAATGTTTCAAAATCCAAAGTATTTATGGCTTCTTTTACTACTTTTAGTGTGGAATTAAAGGAGAAACGATGGCTCTAAAGATTATCAAAATTACAAAAGGATTTGGACGTAAAATTTCAAGTTCTTATAGTTATAGTTTTTGGGATTTTCCCCCGACAATTTTAGAAGCTGAAATTGAATTGGATTTAGATAAGGAAGAAGACAAAGAAAAGCTTAAAAGTGTAAGTGCAGCTTTATTCCGTGCCGCAAAGGCTTTGACAAATCAGGATATTAAAGTGACTGCCGAGAAAGATGTTGAGCTTAGAAAATCTTTAGAAAAAATACAGGAGAAAGTAAATGCTTGAGATTACTGTTGAAAATATTCCTTGGCAAAAAAAATTAGAAGAACTTCAAGAAGAATTTGAAAATATGCAATTATTAGATTATTCCAAAGTAAAGGAAGAGTTAGATAATTTTAAAGTTGGATTAGATTCAGATCCTAGTTCTGTAGGTGTAGGAAGATTAAATGAAAAGATAGCAAAAGTTGATAGTTATATGAGTCGAACCACTACCATTTTGTTAAATGCTATAAAGAATGAAAATGTCTTTGATTCATTATTTAAAGATGTTCAATCTTTATTTGATAAACATTTAAGAGTTCAGTTAAGACAAAAAGAAATAACAGATCTCGGAAATCAAAATTTAAGACAAGCGGCAGCCGAAGAAAAAATAACTGAAGTAGGAAATTTTAAATCTGTTGTTGAAAAAGCATTAAATGAAGCAAAAACTCATACAAAAATATGTAGAGAGAAATTAGATAATTTAGATGTTACTAATAAAAACATTTCTCGTCAAATAACAGTAATTCAAACACAGATAGAAATTGGAGAAATTCAAAGGAAAGTAAGTAGAAGTAATACTAACTTTTAATTTTAGAGAATATATTTAGACTAGAAAGAAAATGAATAAAGTAGAAATGATAAATGATATGGATAAAGAATGCATTGAGTTATGTGATGCTATGAATTTTCTCTCTGATATTCGTACTATAGAATCTTGTTGTGGTCATAACAAAACTCCATACCAAATTTGGTTTCGGGCAAAAAATTTAAAAGCATTGCCTAAATTACTTTATTATTTTGATGGATGTCACTGTGGTTTTTATGGTTGGAAAGTGCTTGTAACAACTGATTGTGGAATGTCTCCTGTTACATTTTGTATAGAAGGTCCTGTTGGTGAGCAAGCATATTCTGAAAGTAAAAAAATTGCTGAATTGCTTAGAGAAGAGGCAAAAAAATTTAAAAAAAATTAAGGAGGTGAAACAATTGGGAATTAAAAGTGAAGTCGAAAAGAATGATTGGCTTGCTGCTGAAGGTTCTTTTACTGCTCGTTTGGTTAAGGTAGAGGAAAAAGAGGGTAAGTTTGGTCCTTTGGTTCGTTTTACATTTGAAGTTCTCGATGATCCTGAGAATGAAGGAATGCAAGTTACTGGACAGGTAAGTAAAAAATTGACTCCTGATAATAAAACTTCAACATGGGTTTTAGTACTTGACCCGGATTTTGATCTTGAAATTGGGAAGGTATTTGATTTTGAGATTTTGGTTGGGCGGGTCTGTCGTATTCTTGTTGAAGAAAGTGGAGAATATCATAATGTAGTAAAGTTAAGACCTTTGAAACCTGCCGAGCTTGCTCGGATTAAAGAAGAACCGAAGACTGAAGAAAAGAAGTCTGAAAAGAAAGCAGAAGAGCCTAAGAAGGAAGAAAAGAAGAAGTCTGCGATTAAGGATGATGATATTGATTTTTAAGAATGAATATTGCTGGAGTGGTGAAATTGGTAAACACGAAGGACTTAAAATCCTTTGGTTATTTAACCGTATCGGTTCGATTCCGGTCTCCAGCATTTTTTAGGAGTAAATATAAGTATGAATTTTTGTATAAGTTGTGGGAAAGAAATTAGTAAATATGCTAATAAATGTAGAAGTTGTGGTAATAAAGGGCGTATTTCTTGGAATACAGGATTAACGAAAGAAACTGACGAAAGATTAAAAAGAGTAAGTGATGCTAATAAAAGATTAAATAAAGGTCCAAAATCTGAAGCAACTAAAGAAAAAATAAGAAAAGCAATAAAAGAAAGATGGAAAGATCCTAAAATGAGAGAAAAGATATCTGTTGCTCAATCTATTGCTCAAAAGAAAAGATATGAAAATCCAAAAGAAAGAGAAAAACAATCTTATGGAATGAAGGAATATCTTAAAGATCCAAAAAATAGGGAAAAACATTCTTGTAAAATGAAAGAGTATTTTAAAGATCCGAAGAATAGAGAAGAAATGTCTTATAAACTAAAAAAAGTTTGGGAAAATCCATCAGATAAATTACTTTCTACTATTGGAACTGGTTTTGGAATTGCTTGTTATTCAGATAATAATTTATTTTTTGCTTCCCTTCAGGAACGAGATTGTTATTATTGGTTAAGAGATGTTTTAAAAGTAAATGTTAAAAAGTTTGGAAGGTTTGATTTTATTATAAACGATGAGATAGTTTTAGAGTACCATCCTTGTAATTGGCTTTTTGAAAAGCGTAGTCATGAGGAATATTATAAAGATAGGAGAAAATTGTTAGATAATATGGGTTATAAATATTTAAAGTTGATAGTGATGTTAGATTTAAACAGGGAAGAAAAAGAAAGAATAAAAAAATTATTTAATTGTATAATATGAAAATAAAAAAATTACAAATTAAAAATTTTCAATCTCACAAAGATACTACTTTAGAATTTGATGAAGGTTTGAATATTATTGTAGGGCCAACTAATTCTGGAAAGTCATCTATTTTAAGAGCATTGAAAAAAGTAATAAGGGATTCTCCAAGTGGAAATAATTTTGTAAATGTTGATGCAAATGAATGTATTATTAGTATTGAAACTGAAAAGGATGCTATAGAAAGGCGAATTGTTGCATCTTCTACCGGAGAAACTAAAACAAATGAATATACTTTAAATGGAGAACTGTTTGCTAAGTTTGGAAAAGAAATTCCTCTTGAAGTTATTAGAACATTGAAAATGCCTGAAGTTGAATTTGACAACTCAAAAATTGATTTAAATTTCGCAGATCAACTTGAAGGTCCTTTTCTATTATCTTCTCCTCCTTCTTTAAAAGCAAGAGTATTAGGAAAGTTATCTGGAGTTGATATTTTAGATAGTGCTATTGTTCAGGTAAATAAAAATTTAAGAAAGTTATCTAATGATATTAAAGATGGTAATGAAAAAGTTGAAATATTAGAAAAGGAGTTATCAGAATTTATTGATATTGAAAAGAGAGAACAAGATTTAAAAGGATTAAAACAAGGTTTAGATGAGGTTGAAAAAAATCTTAGTTTGGTTGAAGAATTACAAAGATTAGAAAGTAATTTAAAAAAAGTAGTAAATGAAGGTAAAGTTGTTAAAAAAGAATTAGAAAGTCTTAAAAAGGTTGATAGTATATCTTTTGATAAAGTAGAAGAAGTTTGTAGTTCTTTGCAAGAAATTAAGACTTTGTATACAAATATAAATGTTCTTGATAGTAAAGAAAAAACATTACAAAATGAACTAAATAAATTAAAATCTTTAGATGATTTTGAAATAACTTTTGATTCTGTTAAAACAGGCTTAGGTCAGTTAGAAAATTTACAAAGTTTAGAAAAACAATTAGTAGTTTTTGAAAAAGTTAAAGAATATGAAAAAAATATAAAAACGTTAGATGGAAGTATTGATACAAAAATAAATGAGTTACAATCTTTCCTGATTGAGTTGAAAGTTTGTCCAACCTGCGGACAGGAATTATCTGAAAATATTATAAAAAGTTTTGTATAGGAGTAAAATGAAACTAGCAAAACAAAGTAAAGAAAAAGTTTTTGAAAAAACTTTAGCATTAATTAAAAACGAAGAAAAAAGAGAGTGGGTTAAGAAAGTATTAGGAATATTTCCAGAACATTTTTGGACTCGACCTACATCTACTACTGGTAAATATCATCCAGTTTGTTCTAATGTAAGAAGTGGATTATTAATACATACAAAACGTGTTGTATGGTTTGCAATTAGATTTATGCAAGCTTTTAAATATAGAGAGGAAGGTTTAGGAGCTAATAATATTGAAATGTCTGATAATATAATTGCTTCTTGTATTTTACATGATGGTTTCAAAGGAGGTAAAGGGCAAAGTGATTATAAGACTTATGAAGATCACCCAATATTAGTTGAACAACATTATAAAGAAACTTTTCCTAATGAAGAGGTAACCTTTTGGCAACAAGAAATTTTTAATTTAATAAAATACCATATGGCTTTTTGGGGACCAGATATAGCTAAGAAACCTATAGAAAAATATACTATTCCAGAATTGATAGTGTATATGGCTGATTATTTTGCGTCAAGAAAAGAGTTAGTAACAAAGGTTGATACTTTTGGAATGGAATTAAAATATGAGGAATAAATGTATGTATATAGAAGAATCCACAGAAGAGTTAGAAAATTTATTAAAACTTTGTGATGATAAAAACAAAAAAATAAAAATTTTAGCTAATTATATTGCGAAAATTGTTCGGGCTATTGATTCTGAAGATGATTATCAAATGGAACAAAATGAGAGAAAAGGATAAATAAGTGAAAATTTTATTTCTTACTGATTCTCATATAAGAGGTAATAATCCTTGTAGTCGTAAAGATGATTATCCAGAAGCGTTGAAAGAAAAACATTTTGAAATAGGACAAATTATTAAGGATCAAAATATTAATGTTGTAATTCATGGAGGAGATATATTTCATAGTCCTGATACTTCGAAATCTCTTATATCGGAATATATAAAGATTTTTAAATCTTGGGAAGTTCCTATATTTTGTGTCGCCGGTTCTCATGATACTATAGCCTATAATGAACATACTATTTCAAGGACTGCTTTAGGAGTATTGATTGCAGCTGATGTAATTGATCCTTTAGAATCTATTCCAACTGAGCTTTCACCAAATATTTTTGCAGTTGGTATAAACCATTCTTATAGATTAGATGAAAATCCTAAAAACTATTCTTTAGAAAAAAATGATAAGGATTCTGTTTTGATAGAGGTGGTTCATGGAATGGTTGTTGATAAACCTTTTTTTGATGAATATACTTTGATAAAGGATATAAAGACTGAGGCTGATTTATTTTTATCTGGGCATTTTCACCCTGGATGGGAACCTCAAAGAGTGAATGGAACTTTGTTTATTAACCCTGGTTCTTTAGGAAGAGTTGAAAATATTGAGAGGATTTTCTCTCCTTCAGTTGTTATTTTAAATATAGAAGGAAAAGATATAGATTATCAAATAGTTCCTTTAACGTGTGCAAAACCTTCTAAGGATGTTTTTAGAAATGTTGTTAAATTGGGTAATGAAACATCTGAGAGAATTTTAGACTTTATGAAAGTTCTTTCAAAGAGAACTGAAGATTTAGAAGAACAAGATTTAAAAGGATTGATCTTAAAGTTAGCAAAAGAAGATAATGTAAGTGATGAAGTTATTAAAGAAGCTTTAACTTTAGTGGATGAAATAAAAAACAAACTGGAGGAAAATTAAAATGAATACTCTTTCTTGGGTTTATTTTATAGGAATGGGATGTGCTGTAGTTATAGGGATTATTTTAAGTATATCTCAAGGTAAATTTTTAAAAAATAATTTTAATATTGAGAAAAAGTAAAAGATGAATAAAGAAATAGAACATTTAATAGCTACAAACGAAAAAGCTTTAGAATACTTTCAACAAGAATTATTTAAATCAAAAAAAGTTTTGGATTATCTTGAAAGTAGAAAGATTAGTGAAGAAACAATTAAAACTTTTAAAATAGGATATGCTCCTGAAAATTCTTTATATGAATGGCATTTGAGTAATCGTTTAATTTTTCCTTTTTTTGATGTTTATGGTAATGTTGTAGGTTTTACAGGTAGAACTATTTCTGATGAATCTCCAAAATATAGAAATTCAAAAGAGTCTCCCATTTTTCAAAAAGGTAGGATATTGTATGGTTTATTTCAATCTCGGGATAAAATAAAAGAATTAGAGTTTGGTATTTTGGTTGAAGGTCAGTTTGATGTTTTAAGGTTGTTTCAGGAAGGAATTACTAATGTTGTAGGATTAAGTGGTTCTTCTTTTACTGTGGATCAAGCAAGATTGTTGTGTCGATATATTGATAAAGTTATTGTTGTATTTGATTCAGATGCTGCTGGAAAGAAAGCAGCAAAAAAAACAATTACTAATTTGCAAGGAATAGGAATAAAAGCAATAAATATTGAATTATCAGAAGGTGAAGATCCTGATAGTTTTGTTTTGAAAAATGGTAAAGAAGCTTTTTTAAGTTTAATAAAGGAGGAATAAGATTTATGTGGAGAAGAGATCCGAGTACGATTGATAATTGCCCTATTTGTAATAAATTATTCTCTACTCACTCTTTAAAAGAAATGCATATTTGTCAAGATAAAGCTAATAAAAATATAGAAAGGGCGAAGGAAGATCTGAAGATTGTAGTTGCTAATTGGGGAAAAACGGGAATGATTTGTGCTTAAAAAAGGAGAATAAAAATGGATAGTCACGAAAAGTTAAAAAAACTTAAAACAAATGTAGAAGAATTGAAATCTGAAAAAATTCGAAAAGAAGAACAATTAAAAGTTTTAAGGCAACAACGAGATGAATTAGTTGCTCGTATTAAAGAATTAGGTTATACTCCTGAGGATTTAGCAACAGAAATAAAGAAACTTGAAGATTCTATAAGTTCTCAACTATCTGAAATCGAAACTAAACTTTCGGAAATTAAAAATGGAAAATAAGTTTAATCGAGTAAAGAATTCTCTTAATGATGAATTTTTAGCTTTAGAACGTATAAAAGGACGTTTTGAAGAGAAGAAAAAATCTCTCGAAAACATTACAAACTTTCTTAAAGAAAGTGAAGAGAAAGTAGAAGTTTATAAGCAAGTAAATCTTTTGTTTGAAAAAGCAAGTGTTATTGCTCGAAAAAAGATTAAAGATGAAATTGAAACATTGGTCACTCATGGATTGCGCTCTGTATTCGAAGATCCAACTATAACATTTGTAGTTGATTTTGTTTCTCGTAGAAATCAAATTGAAGCTGACTTTTATTTAGAATGGGAAGATAGTGGAAAGAAAATTATGGGAAATATTCTTAATACTTATGGAGGAGGTATAGTGGATATAGTGTCTGTAATTTTAAGATTAATAGTTTTAGAGCTTTCAAAGATTTCAGGCCCTCTATTCCTTGACGAGCCAGGGAAGATGATTTCCTCTCAGTATATCCCCAATTTTGGAAAGTTTTTGGTAGAATTATCAAAAACATTTGGAAGGCAAATCATTTTAATTACACACGATAATATCCTTTCAGAATATGCGTCAAAGATATTCGAAGTTAGTTTAAATGAAAATGGAGAAAGTAAAGTAAGGAGTTAATAATGTGGAGTTGGATAGCAGGAACATTAAGTGTTTTTGTTTTAATTTTAATGGGTAATAAGTGGCGTTGGGCTCCAATTGTAGGAATTATAACTCAAATAGCTTGGATTATTTATGTTGTTATTGATAAACAGTGGGGATTGGCACCTTGTGTGGCTGCTTATCTTATCGTTCATATTAGAAACTCTGTTAAATGGTTGAAAGAGTAAAATAAAATGAATAATATTACAAACACTATAATTTTAGGTGATTGGTTTGATGTTGCAAATCAAATACCTTCTAAAAGCATTGACTTAATAGTTACTGACCCTCCACAACATTGTGGTAAAAGTTTTCCTGGAGAAGAAGTTGAGGAAAATGTTTATTGGGAAAACTTTAGTAAGTGGTTTTTTGAAATGTATAGAGTTTTAAAAGATACTGGAGCTTTGTATATGTGTTTTAATCATTTACGAATGTGGAAAGCTTATGAAATATTATCTGGACTTGATAAAAAATATTGGCATTTTAAAAATTTGATTATTTGGCACCAACCTAATATTGCAAGAAGGTCTTGGAGTTCAAAAAGATGGGAATATAGTTATCAGCCTGTTTTCTTTTTTGCAAAAGAAAATTTTGATATTAATGTTAAAGAGAAAGCTAAAGATAATAATATTGAACAAATTGATGTTTGGAAGATTACTGCGTGTCAAACAAATTATAAAAATTTAGATATTAAAACTGTTTATGATACTCAAAAACCTGTTGAATTATTTTATAGAATGATTATATCTTCTTCAAATGAAGGAGATTTAGTATTAGATCCTTTTGTAGGTTCTGGAAGTTCTATTATTGCCGCAATAAGAAGTAAAAGAAATTATATTGGAGTTGATATTAGTGAGAAAGCTATTGAAATAACAAATCAAAGAATTACTTTGGAGTTGAATAATGGCAAAACGAAATACAATATTTAAGTCTTTTGAAGAACAAATCGGTCAGTGGTTTAACGTCCATCGAAATCCGCTTTCGGGGCAAAACAACAGGGACGATAGTGGAAGAAAACGTTTAGGAGATATTTTATATAAATATGCTGTTGTAGAAGGAAAGACAAGAAGAAAAAATTCTATAATAACAAGAGCATATGAAACTAAAAAATTAGCAAAAGAACATAATAAACCTTGGATACATTTTGAAAGAATAGTCGGAGATAAAAGCACGATTGTGACTGTTTGTGATGAAGATTTAGTTAAAAAATTTGTGACGCTGTTAAATCTTCTATTTCAGGATGAAAAATTTGCAAATGAAATAATTGAATTAATTGATCAACGTTTAGAAGAGTTAAGAAAAAAAGATGAATAAAAATATTATTCGGAATTATTGTTCTAAAAATGAGAGGATGATATTTTAAATAATGCAAAGATTGTAAAAGAAAAGTTGAAAACTATTATAATCTGCGGAGAGAGATAATGATAAAAATACCAATACTAAATAATTGGATTGAGAAACAAACACTTGAAAAACTGAAACAACAAGATGTTTGTTTAAAAATGTTTTTCGAAGAAGCAAGAGATGTTATTTTAAGTAATGAAGAATTATTTAATGCTATGGCAAAACAAAGGATTCTTTTGTTAAAACAAAAGAGGAAACCTATTGCTATTTTTGTTAATGAAGAAGTTTTGAAAGAGGTTTTTTCAAAAGTAAAAACCCAAATTCCTCTTGTGTGGCAAAAGAGAATCCTTGATGGAAAGGCTCCAATAACTGATGTTGCAAAAATTTTTGTTTATGTAAATCCTTTGTTAACAGAAGCATCTCTTTTGGTAGTAGGTTCAATAGTTTGGAGAAGTGAGGTGAATAATGGAAAATAAAAAGTTTACAGACGCTTCTTTAGAAGAGTTTGAGAAAGTTATGAAAGAGGCGTTTCATCGTTACAAATCTCATAACAAATTTGTAATTGATTTTTTGGAAATTAAATTAGATAATCTTTTTTCTACAAAACAAACATATTCTCAATTTAAAATGCCTATTGTTTGTTATTCCCTTCCAGAGTTGTTAAAAGAAAAGAATTTTGTAGTTAGTCAATTACTTAATTATGATTATGATGGTTATGATATGGAAGTTGAAAGAATACAAGTTGAAATAAGTGAAGATGAAACTGCTAATGTAGTTACTGTTGGTAATTATTTTTTGACTAAAAATAATAAAAAATTTGTAGTTAATATTGATTTTGAAAGAAGTTGTAATGCAGGTTATGTTTATGTTTATTCTTCTAATGAAAATAAGGAAGAAGCCTCTCAAATTATTTCTGATTTAGAAGATAAAGTTAAATATTTGAATTTTTTAAAAGGGGCTAAGATCACTCCTTTTGGAAGGTTTTTAAAATTAAAAAGAGTTTATACTTGGGATGATATAATTTTATCAAAGAATATAGAAGAAGAAATTAAAAGAAATATTGAAAGATATTTAGCAAATTTTGAAATATATCGAAAAAATGGTCTTCCTGCAAAAAGAGGAATTTTGTTATGTGGCGATCCTGGAGTTGGAAAAACTCTTTTAGGAAAAGTTTTAGTTTCAACAACAGAAGGAGTGACTTTTGTTTGGGTTACTCCTAAATTTTTTCAAAGTGATCGTACTTCACACATTGATATGTTATTTGAATTAGCAGATGAACTTGCCCCTACTATTTTGTTTTTAGAAGATGTTGATTTTTATGGAACTTCTAGGGAATATGGCAACAATTCAATAGTTTTAGGAGAGTTTCTTAATAAAGCAGATGGTCTTGTTGAAAACAATGGAGTGTTGATTATAATGACTACTAACTACCCTGAAATGCTTGATAAAGCAATTAAAGAGCGTCCTGGAAGATTTGATAGAGTAATAAAAATACCTTTGCCCGAAGATAAGGAACGTTTCAAAATGCTTAAAGTTTTTTGCAAAGATTTAAAAACTGAAGATATTGATTGGAAAGAATTAAGTGTTTTGACTAAAGGTTTTACTGGAGCTTTGTTAAGAGAATTGATTATAACTGCTTCGAGTTTTGCTATTGAGGATAATTCTTTAGGTGAAAATGATAAAGTAATTTTGAAACAAAGTCATTTTAATTTAGCCTTTGAAACTTTGAAACAATTCAGTAAGTTAGAAAAGAAAGGTACTCCTGGATTTAGACAAAGAGAAGAAAATAGAGACGAGTGTTTAGAACCTGAGATTTCTACTGCTGATAAACATACTTACAAAGAAGATTCTGGAGTGATTGAATAATGGAAAAAATTGTAGATAAATTTGACGGTTGGAAAATTTTTGATAATGAACTATTAAAAGAACGCCGAATGCAAATGAGATCACCTTACCATACTAAAGCTCAAATGGCGAAAATACTGAATAAAGATCCAAATCTTTTAAGAGAATATGAAAGTCTTCAAAAGATTCCTTCATTATCTACTTTTAAGAAACTATGTTTGTACTTGCAAATTTCTTCTGATGTTCTCCTAGGCCTTGAGGTTGTTGCCGATAAAGAAGAATAGTGAACACGGGCCAAAGTCTGTTTTTGTTTCAAAAAAATTAAAAAAGTCTCATAATAAGATTAGATAGAAGTCTATTTTTAGGAGGTAATATGCTAAAAAAGAAAGCAAAAGGAATATCTGTTCCTTTAATTTGTGAAATTTGTAAAAAGAAAACAAATGTTCTTTACAGTGGTAAAAATGGGAAAAAAATTTGTAAAAAATGCTCAGAGAGTGAAAATAATGAGTAAAAGAAAGTTTACAAAAGAACAAGAAATTGAAATTTGTAACGATTATTTTTCAGAAAAGAAACCAGGTGTTGTATTTTTAGGCAAAAAATGGAATTGTGATAGTATGACTATTTGTAATATTATAAAAAGAAATGGGTTTTCTTTAAGAACTCATGCAGAATCTCTTGATGGGAAACTTGGATATTGGTCAGGAAAGGTTCGTTCAGATACTACTAAAGAAAAAATGAGTATTTCTGCTAAAGGTAAACATTATTATTGGCTAGGAAAAACAGGTCCAAATTTAGGTAAACTAAAATCTGAAGAAACAAAACAAAAAATTAGTGATTCTTTAACCGGGCAAAAACGTTCTGAGGAAACAAAAGAAAAAATGAGTAAAGCTGCTGAAGAACGTTGGAAAAATCCTGAATATAGAAAAAACCATGAAGGTGAAAATAACCCAATGTTCGGAGTTCATAGGTTTGGTGAAGAAGCTCCTAATTATGGAAACACATATTCGGAAGAAACAAAAAGAAAAATAAGTGAAAAAGCTTTACAACGATACCAATATAATCTTGGGCCTTGGAAAAATACTAAACCTGAGATTAAAATGAAAGAGATTCTTAATGAATTAACTATTTCTTTTGAACATCAATTTAGATTAGGAAATCATCTTTACGATTTTCATATTTCTAACACCAATATTCTTATAGAAGTTGACGGAGACTACTATCATGGTAATCCTGAAATATTTGACGATTTAACTGAAAACCAATTAATACAAAAACTAAAAGATGCTCAAAATACAAGACTTGCAAAAACTAATAATTTTGTTTTATTAAGATTTTGGCAAAACGATATTATGAATAATACAGAAAAAGTGAAAAGGATAATTTTTAGTAAGTTTTTAATAAATTTTTTATAAGGAGAGATTAATATGGTAAACAAAAGTTATTTAAACAAAGTTCGTCGATTATTTGGGAATGAAATTCCTGATTTTATGAGGAAAGCTGTTGCTGATATTAAATATCAGAAAAGAGTTTCTGATTTACGAAAACGTGGAGCAGTGCCTTTTACTGAAAAAGGTTTTGAAAAAATTTCGTGGGATATTTTTCGGAGAACAATTGAGCCTGACGCTGGATCGATTTGGAAGAAGGAAACAATTAAAAATGCAAACGGAGAGGATGAGGCTTGGATAGTAGTATATACTGATGGAGATAATGATAGAATCGTGAGGCAGGTGAAGGCTTCTAAGAAAACAGCAGAACTTCCAGGAGAAGAATTTGAAGACCCTGAGGTTTTTGGTGTTTTTATTGATCGAAAAGAATTACCAAATGGATATGTTGTTATATCTTCTTTACAAGGTTTTGAAGAGAAACCTTCTTCTTGGGTGGTAGTTTATGAAGCAGAAGATTTGGAAAATTCTATTGATGACCGAGAAGTTGAAGAAAAAAATATTTATGTTGAAAGTGTTAATGATTTGTATTCAACTCTTAATCTTGATAAGTTGAAAAAAGTTTTTAATGAAGTAGTTAAGGAATATGAAAGAAAATCTTCGCCTCCAGGGCATCAATATGGATTAAAAATTTCTAAAACCTCCTCCAAAACCTCCCATTCGCCTGGAACTATTGTTCAAATAGATGTTCCTCATGGAAATCTTTATGAAAAATATAATGGTAAAATAGGAGAAGTAGTTGCTGCAGTTCCAGACCGTTCTAAAGTTAGTTTTAAAGATCTACCTTCAACTTGGTTTGAAGATAATATAATTAGGCCTGTTTCTTTATGTCCTATATGTAATGCAAAAATGTCTTTACAAATGTTGAAAAAATTAGGAACGTTTAAATGTAAGTGTGGTGCTTCTTATTCTAAAAGGCAATTAGAAAAGATTGCAAATGAAAATAGAATAAATAAGGTTGCTGCTGAGAAAAGAACGAAGATTGCCTTTCTAGAAAGTGAAAGAGATGAATACTTCTATAGTTCCGGTTCATTAGAGGATCTTAATCATCTTTTGGAAAGACTCCAGAGTAGATTAAGATCAATGGAGACTGATATATCTGAATATAACGCTAACCCAAGTTTTTATCAAGATAAAATGGAAGAAGTTAAAGATTTGATTAATTTAGTAGAAAGAAGGATCCAAAAACTTCAGATGACTGAAACAGCTTCTATTAAAAAAGCACAAAATGTTGTTCAAACTTTGTGGGTGGATGATCCAAAAGATTTAAGGCATTATTTTAAATCTTTACAAAGTCCTCCAACATCTCCTGCTAAAGAACCTTCAAAAGAAGAGCCTGAAGAGTTAGAAGAAGTAGATTTAGAGCCTGAAGAAGAAACTGAAAAAGAAGCATCGATAAAGAGAGGTCAATTTGTTCATAAAGAAAAGGTTTTGGATAATGGTTACAAAGTGGTTTTAACTCAAGTAAGTATAACGCATGGAGGTATGTGTTATTTTGCAGTTTATGTTCAAGAACCTGGTGAAGAAGAGACTTCTGATATTTGGCAGTCCTTTGAGTTTCAGGCAAGTGATATAGTGAAAAAACAAGAATTGCAAAGTGAAGGTGAAAACCAGTGTAACCAAGCAATAGAACAAACAAAACAATTACCTCTTAGTAGTGAAATCCAAAGATTTATAGATACTGTGAAATCTTTGGTACAGTCTGGTCTTTCACCAAAAGATGCTTATGCAAAAGCATTTAAAGGTATTCGTGGTTATTGGCTTTATGATTCTCCTGAATATAAAGCTTTAGTGTTGAATTTTTTGCAGCATGAAGGTATTCAAATTGAAAAAGAAGCTTCAAAACAATCTTATAAAGTTGAAACTGAAACGTGTCCGAAATGTGGTTCCGAAATGACTTTAGGAGCAAGTCATATAGCAGAAGGAGAACTACAGTGGGAATGTCATGGATGTGGTTATATAGAACAAGTAAGGAGAGCTTCGAAAAAGAAAACAGCTTCTAAACCTGCAAGAGAATGGTTAAAACTTATTCATGAAAATTGGGATGATTTTGACGACCTTCTTGAAGTATTAGATGGTCTTCAATCTGATTATAAAGAAGAGTCAGATAAAATAGAAAAGTCTCCAGAAAGAGAAAAAACATATCGTTCTGGAAAATTATTGGATCTTATTAATTATGTTGAAAAACATTTAGGAAAATTATCTTCAATTGCTTCAATAAAAAAAGAAGCAGTTGAAATTCCTATAGAGAAAGTAGTTGGGCATATAAAAGAAGATTTCCTTGAAACATATAGAATTGATGAAACAACTCCTTCTAAAGATATAGATCGAAGTTTAAGAGATTGGCTTGATAGTGAAAATTATATTGTAACCGAAGAAGAATTTCATCAAATTTTTAATTCTTTGTTTCCTGAAGAATTAAGAAAGGAAACAAGTATAAAGAAGAAAGCAGATGGAATGGAAGCATTGAGGGGTGGTGGCGGTGCTGGATCGGATAAATTGACTCCTATGAACTGGAGCGTTAAAGAAACAAAGTTCCCACGTCTTCCTGAGAAGCCTGAAGAGCAAGAAGAATCAGAAACTGAAGAAGAAGTAGAAGAAATTCATGTAATTGTAAATCCTAAAACTAAGGACGTGCACGTAAGTTTTGAGGGTGAAGAAGGAGAAAAAATAGAAAAAGAAGAAGAACCAATTGGTGCAGAAGCTCCAACAACTGAAGGAACTGAAGGGGAACTTGAAACAGAGGAAGTAGAAGAAGAAGAAGTTGGAGAAGGTAGTGCAGAGAAAAAATCAGAGCCCGCAACGCCCGTGGTGTTCTAAAAGGAAAATATATGACGAAAAGAAGATTCACAGATATTCAAGAAAAAGTAATTTGTGATGAGTATTTTTCAAAAGAAAAACCAACTACTATTATTTTAGCAAAGAAATGGAGTTGTAATCATTTAACAATTAGCAATGTTATTAAAAGAAATGGTTTTTCTTTAAGAACTCATAGTGAATCTTGTAAAGGTAAAAAAGCTTGGAATAAAAATCTTACTAAAGAGACCGACGAAAGAGTTGCTAAAATTTTTTCACCGGAAAGAAATAAGAAAATAAGTGAAAAATTAAAAGGTAAACCAAAATCTGAAGAACATAAAAGAAAAATTAGTGTCTCTTTGCAAGGGGAGAATAGCCCTATGTATGGTACTCATCTTTCTGATGCATCTAAGAAAAAAATAAGAGATAAAAAAATAGGTATTCCTCGTTCTGAAGAAACAAAAAAGAAAATGAGTGATACAAAGAAGACTTTTACAAAAGAAAAAGAACAGCAAATTTGTAATGAATATTTTTCTGAAGATAAACCAAGTGCTTTTACTTTGAGTAAAAAATGGAATTGTAGTCCTTGTGTTATTCGAGATGCTATTAAACGTTGTGGGTTTTCCTTGAGAACAAAGTTTGAAGTGGCACAAACTAAAGAAGCAAGAAAAAGGAAAAGTATTCAATTACAGAAAATAATGAAAGATCCTAAAATAAGAGAAAAAATTAGTAAAGCAAACAGTACTCCAAAAGCTATTCAACAATCTTTAAAAAATGGTCATGGGAATCATTGTTATTATGATAACGAATTTTTTCCTTCAATACAAGAAAGAGATTGTTATATAGAATTAAAGAAATTAGGTTTTAAAATTGATCATAATTTTAGAGGGCGATTTGATTTTTTAGTAAATGATAAAATTGTTGTAGAATTTCATTCTTTTGATTTTAAATTAACTGATGAACAATATTATTTACAGAGAAGAAAGTTGTTAGATGAATATGGATATAAAGATTTAAAGTTAATTGTTATAAAAGATTTGAAAGAAATTGAAAATAATTTAAATAATATATAGGAGGTTGCCAATGTTAGTCCCAAAAAAACAAGGTGGAAATAAAAACAAGCTTCCTGATTGGATTGATAAGAGAAAAATAAAAAAGGAAGCTACAAAGAAGGACCCTTTGTCAGAAAAGACAAAAAATTTAATTAGTAAATATGCAAAATCATCTGTAAAACAAGTACCATATTCTTATGTATGTTCTGGGTGCCATAGTTCTTTTAGTGCGGATCTTTTGCAAAAACAAATTGTAGAATCAGCTCGGGGGGGAGATTCTTATATTTCTTGCCCTAAGTGTGGAAAAGTTCTTATTGTGGATCGGCTGATTAAAATTTCTACAAAACAAAATTCAAAAATTAATAGGGCAGCCAATTTAATTGCTGTGTATCCGAACCAAGGGGTGACGCCAAATTACACGCCCCAAAGTTGGGTTGACAGAGCCCTCTTAGAAAAAATTTGTCACGAGTTAGGTAAATATTGCCAAAAATTTGGTTTCTTTAATCCTCAGCTTCGATTTCAACGAGGAATCACAAGAAGTAGCGTAAAAGAAGGAGGACCACAAAACATTCGGGAAGCAGAATTTTCTATAGAAGCAGTCGATAATCTTGATTTAAGATTTAGAGTTTTAGCTACTGCTGGAATTACTCCTGCTGGTAAAGTTGTATTGCCTGAAACTTTTTCTACTTTAGACGGAAGGGAAATTCCTTTTACAAAAGAAGCAGTTGCAGATTTCTTATCAGGTAAATTATTTACTGCTACAGAACCTAAAATTAGTGCTCCTGAAATTCATTTTAAGGAAAGAGATTTTACAAGATTTAGAGAAGTGGTTGCTTCTAAAAAAACAGCAGAAGAATTAAATAGTGTAGATAATGTAGTTAGAATAGGAGTAAGAAGAGGTTATACTTTAGAAGAAATGGTAAAAAATTTAGAACAAGAATTTGGAATGAATCGTCAAGAAGCTTTTGATGCTTATCAAAATTCTATTGATAAATTAGAAAGGTTAGATTTATTAGCATTAGCTTCTAAGAAAACAGCAGCTGGTATTCCTACTCCTGGTCAGCAAATTGAATATCAAGGAAAAATATATACAATTGATTCTACTATAGGAGATGCTTCTGTATTAACAGATGAAACAGGAGTTAAAACTGCTCCAATTCCTAATATGGATCTAAATATTCAAGCTACTCCAGGAGTTGTAACTACTCCAGGTGCTGTTCCTGCAATTCCTACTACAACGCTTGCAGAAAAAGTTAAAAATTTAATTAAAAGAAGTTTAAGAGATGAAAAAACTTTATTTCCTTTTACTGAATCAGATCCTGATTATAGTGTTGCAAAACAAACTGAAGTTGATGCTGATTTTAGTGTTCCTTATGAAAAATCAAATCAAGGAATTCTTCCAGAAGAAGAAAGAGCAATTCAAAAAATGTTTAGAGGTGGAACTTCTGTAAAGCCTGTAAAGACTGCTGATGGAATAGATTATGAGTTTCAAAATGGAGATCAAGTTCGATTAAAACCTGCTTATGAAGATAAACCAGGAGAAGTTTTTACTTTATCTCAGTGGGATGGAAGAAGAGGTTGGGTTGGAGATGAGCAAGGAAGAGGTTGGTATGTAAATGGTAATCAAATAGAATTAATTGAAGAAGATGAGGATGAAGAGTTTGAAGAGGAAGAAACAAAAGAAGCTTCAATTAAAGAAGCAAAAATAGTTGAAAGAGGAAATGAATTTTGTGTAATAGCAGAATCTGGTAGAAGTATGGGTTGTTACCCTTCAAGAAAGAAAGCAGAAGAAAGATTACAACAAGTAGAAATGTTTAAACATATGAAAGGTAAGAAATCTTCAATAAAGAAAACAGCAGAACCTACTGGATATCATGAAACAGATGAAACCGGAAAACAAATTCCTATTTCAAGATTAAGAACTTTAATAAATGATTATGCAAGAGCAGGTCAGTTTCCTCCAGATTTTGATTTAACAAAAGTAATGTCAGAAGTTTCAAGAATGACTAGAAAAGAGTTAGAAGAAATTCTTGACAAGAAACTTAAAAATCAACATTATCCTGTAGTTCATGCTTCAAAAAAGAAAACAGCAGCTGCTTATAGTATAGGAGATATAGTAAAAGTAGTAGAAGAAGATCATGTTGATTATGGTAAGATAGGAGAAATTTTTGATGTAGATTGGACTGGAATTCAGAATAAATATATGGTAAGATTTGATGATGGACATGAGGGAGCTTTTTACGATGAAAATGTTAGATTATATGAAAAAAGGTCTTCAAAGAAAACAGCAGAAAAAATTATAAGTGAAGGAGATCAAGTAAGAACTCTTGGTGGGTTATCTGGAATAGTTTCTGAAATTACTCCTAATTATGAATTTAGATCAGGAACTGTAGGCACTGGATATAATGTTATTTTAGATGATGGAAGATTAAATGTATTTTCTTTAGCTGATTTAGAAAAAACTGCTAAAAGAAAAATATCTCAAGGTAAATCAGTTAATGAAATAATTCAAAAAATTCGAAAAGCAGCTCTTACTGAAAAAGATGTTAAAGAAGATATTAAGGACGAAACAGAAGGCGAAGAGAAGTATGATCAAATGGCAAAAGAAGTTGATTCTCCTAAAGCAGAAAAAGCTTTAAAAGATATGGCTGATGATGAAGCAGAACATGCAGAAGAATTAGAAGAAGTTGTTTTGCCTGCGGTTGAAAATACAGAAAATTATTTAGAAAAGTATGATTCTAAAAAGAAATCGTTGAGATTTGCTCAAGAAGAAGAAACTGAAGAAAAACCGAAAGTAGAGTATAAGACCTTAAAAACAAAACCACACAAACCAGAGTTAGAAGTAGAAGAGGCTGTTGTGGCAACTCCAAAAATGCAAGAGACTTTCCACGAAATTAAGGATCACGAACAAAGATTAGGTGAAATAAAAGCAATTGTAAATTCTGCTCGACAAAAAGTAGAAGAAGAAATTAGAAAGGTTCAAGAGGAACATAAATCAGTTAAAGAAGCTGAAGAAATGAGCCAAGCGATTGAGAAATTGGCTACTTTGTTAAGTGAGTCAGAAAAAAAATTAGTTGACGTAGGGGAGTTTTTTGTATGGTTGGATACATCTATGAAAACTAAAAAATTTAAACCTGATGATAAATGGAGAGTTGAGAAACTTTTAGAGAAATTTGGAGAAGAAGCTAGAGCTTATTTAGAAAAAGCTGAACGTGGAGCTGCGTCGTTAGATAAAGATGTAAAACAAAGACTTTTAACTGTATTTCCAAAAAGAGAAGGAACTATTAAAAAGGCAGATGTGTTTGATTCCATAAAAGAGCTAGGGAGAAATTTATGGAGTTACATTAAGTCTATAAGTAGTCTTCTTGCAGAAGGAGAACAATTAGAACTTTCTTTATAAAATTTAGGATAAAAATGATTAATAAATTATTTACAAACGAAAAAGAACAACAAATTTGTGATGAATATTTTTCTAAAGAAGAGCCAAGCACTTTAGTATTAGCAAGGAAATGGAATTGTAGTGATACAGCAATTAGAAATGCTATTATAAGGAGAGGTTTTTCTTTAAGAACTCATAGTAAGGCATGTAAAGGAATTATAGGAGAAAATAATCCTGCAAAAAGACCTGAAGTAAGGAAGAAAATAAAAGAAGCCCTTAAAAATCCAACTATTCTTGCAAAATTAAGAGAAAAATTTAAGGGTGAAAATAACCCAGCTAAAAGACCAGAGGTTCGAGAAAAAATTCGAGAAAAAGTAATACAACGTTGGAAAGATCCAAAAGAAAGGAAAAAATTGAGTGACCTTAGAAAAGGGGATAAAAATCCTTTTTATAATCACCATCATTCTGAAGAATTCAAAAGAAAAGATAGAGAAAGAGTTTTACTTCGGATTCAAAATAATCCTGGACCTTTTAAAGATACTAAACCTGAACTTAAAATGAAAGAAATTCTAAATGAATTAAACATTCCTTTTGAACATCAGTTTAGATTAGGAAATCATCTTTTTGACTTTCATATTTTAAATACAAATTTTTTAATTGAAGTAGATGGTGATTATTATCATGGAAATACAAAAAAGTTTATAAAGTTAAGTGAAAAACAATTAAAACAATATCAAAAAGATATTAAAAATGAAAAATTAGTAAAAGAAAACAACTTCATTCTTTTAAGATTTTGGGAAAGTGATATTTTAAATAATACAGAAAAAGTAAAAAGTATAATTTGTAGTAAGATTGTGAGGTAAAAATGAAATGCGAATGTGGTACTGAAATGGTTCAGTGTAAAAATGGTATAACAGTTGGATCATTAAATAAAGGGGTTAAATTATCTCTTTATAAATGTCCGAAGTGTGGATATTTAAAACGAAAAAAAGAGAAGGTAACTTTCTAAATTTATGATCGAAGAACAAAATCCAAAGGATTTAAATACACTTCCATCTGGGTCAGTAGATTCAATTCATTGGGAATTTTTTGACCCAAACGATCCAAATGAAAAACGACTTTTTGAAGAAAAAGTTTTTGGTAATTCATCTGGATCTACAAAAGGAATAAGTAAACAGCCTAAAGTGAAAAGGCATCCTGGGAGTGGTAATTATATTCAAGAAACTCCAGGCCTGCTTCGTATTTCTAAAAAATGTAAGATATGCAAATCTCAATATCGTAATGAAATTACTATGGATCTTTTAGGAGGAATGACTTATCATGGAATTATAGCAAAGTGGAAAGATAAAATATATTTGAATCCAGTAAATATTAATAGTCATCGAAAACATTGTGACCCGAGGATGGTTGCTAAAATAGATGCTAATAAAAGGGAATTAAGTTTAGTAGATTTTAGTCCTGCAGTTATGAAGTTATATCAACAAAAATATGATGAAACTTTAAACAAAGTAAAAACAGTTAATTTGTTATATGATGCTCGTTTAAGAAATTTGTGGGAACTTTTATCTGCTAAAAAACATATAGAAGATAAGAAAAAAGAAGAAAGAACCGAATTAGATAAACTTGATTTACATAAATTAACAGTTGCAATTGATGAAATTATGAAAGGCCTTACCAAGGATTTGCTCAACCACATCAAGATAGAACAAGGACCTGGAGTAACCAACGTCAACATTTTAATGATACAGAATTTTAGAGATGGAATAGAAAAATTTATTGAAGATTTTGTTGATGTTTTAGTTCAGGAAATAGAAGATCCTTTAACTAGGGATAGGGTAAGAGAACGATTTGTAGAAAAACTTGATGAAAGAATTTCCCCTTTGTTAGATCCAAAAATGATGGTAACCGCAGATGCAAAAATTGTTGATAATGAAAATGAAGAATAACTTTTAATAAGGAGGTAGTAAAATGATTTTAATTATACCGCAAGATCAAAATAAAAGATTTAGAAAAACATCGAGTCAAAGATTAAGTATGAGGAAAAGAGCCTTTAAATATGATAAAGATGATATTGAAGATGATTATGGGGAAGTAGTAACTCTTTTGGGAGAAGACTGGGAAAGTGAAGGATGGTTTCAAACTGCTATAAAGAATCTTGTAAAAGGAAAAACAACTTTACAAGAAGTTTTTGATCGTTGGATAAATTATAGGTTTGCTTCTATAAAGAGAAAACACTATAACAGTCTTTTTAAAGAAATGCAAAAATTGTGGCAAGAATATCAAGAAAATTACCCAGAAGAATTTGAAAAAGGAGAAAAATAATAAATAAACTTATGACCTTCAAAGATTTAGTAGATAAAAAATACGAAGAAAGAGTTTTACTAACCGCACCGATTGAACCAGTAGATGCTTTAACTTTTATTACTTCTCATAAATGGTTAGGTGAAAGACCTTTCCCTTTTCAAAGTTTAGTATTAAAGTTGTTATATGGATTGTGGGAAAAGTATCCTATAACTGAAGAAGAACAGAAAATAATTGATATTCTAAAAACTGAATGGAATATTGATTTAGATTTAGAACATAGAAATGCAAAACAAGTAATTGAAGTTTTAATTTTAGTTATAGGTAGGAGAGGATCAAAAAGTTCTGTAGTTTCTTGGATTGCTTCATATGAAGCATATAAACTTGTTTGTAAAGGTAATCCTCAAAAATATTATAATATAAGAGAAAGACATCCAATTCATATTCTTAATTGTGCTTCGGATGGAGAACAAGCAAAAGAAACCTTTAATCTTATAAAAGATAATATTAAAAAACTTGAATTTTTTCAAAAGTATATAGACTTTGAAAAAGATAATGAAACTGAATTGAGGGTGTTTTCTCCTTATGATTTGTTTTTAAATTCTCAAATAAAAAAGTTTAATGAAGGGAAACCAAAAGGTTCAATGAAAAAGAACCTTTTACGGGGTTCAATTTGTATTGAATCCGTTACTACATCTGCAGCAACTAAAAGAGGAAAAGCAATTCAATGTGTTTCTGGAGATACTTTGATATTTACTGAGAAGGGAATAATTCCTATAAGAGATGTTGTTCAGTGTAATGAGGAAACTGTTTTAAATAAAAAAATACAATTGTATGGTAATACTGGGAAGGCTATAACATCTCATGTAATGTGTTCTGGTGAAAAAGAAAGCATAAAAATAACTACAAAATTTGGATTTGATTTAGTTGGAACGAGAGATCATAAAATATTAACAATGTCTTCGGAAAATAATATTGAATATAAAGAATTAAATAGTTTAAAAGAAGGTGATTGGGTTTATATTCAAAAGGGACAAAATTATTTTGGAAATTTGAAGAATTTTGAATTTAATTATAATTATTGGGACGAATATAAAGGTAATAAAGAAAAAGAAATAAAATGTGAAATTTGTGGAAAATTTTTTAAACTTATAAATGAAGATCATTTACATACTCATAAAATAACTTTACATCAGTACAAAGAAAGATATGCAAAAACACCTTTATATACCTTTAATTTTTGGAGAAAATGTAATAGATATAAAGATGTAAAAGTTCCTAAAAAGATGTCAAAGGAACTTGCTAGATTATTAGGTTATTTAGTTGCAGAAGGAAATGTAACAGAGAAAACACAAATTAGCATTTCTAATACTAATAAAGAAATTTTAAATGATATAAAATATTGTATAAAAAAATGTTTTCCTGATGTTAAATATATTTATGAAAAGTCAACATCTATTTCTAAATTTAAAGCAACTAAAAAATGTTTTAGTATTATTATTTGTAGTAAAAAAGTAAGAAAATTTTTGGAATTTATTGGAATAGATTATGTGAATAGTTATAAAAAGGAAATTCCATGGTGTATTTTACAGTCTCCAAAGGAAATAGTGAAAGAGTTTTTAAAAGCATATTTTGATGGTGATGGGTGTGTTGAACCTGGAGATAAAAATAGTGGGGGATGTCTTTCTATGCACACTGTTTCAGAAAAACTCGCTCATCAGTTACAAATACTTTTATTAAATTTTGGAATTATTTCTTCGAAAAGAACTATAAAAAGGTCTAATGTTATTTATGCAATTTCTGTACATAGTAATGATATATTGTTATATGCTAAAGAAATTGGAACATTGCATACATATAATACTTTACGATTAGATTTTCTTGTAAAAAAATTACAAAAAAGAAAACATTCAAAACCAAAAAGGTTTGTTATTACTGTAGAAAAAGGTATTTGGGATAAAATAGTTAAAAAAGAAAATTCATCTCGCCAGTTAATGTATGATGTAACTGTTCCGAAAACTCATAATTTTACTTCAAATGGTTTTATAAGTCATAATTGTTTGTCCTTTGATGAAATGGCACATTTTTCCAGATCAAGTTATAGAAAAAGAACTTTAGAATTTATAGATGCACCTCAAACAGACCACGCAATGTGGGTTGCTTTAACTCCTTCGGTTAAAGATTTTGGAGATGATGGTTTAATTATAGCAATTAGTTCTCCATCTGAAAAAGCTGGAGAGTTTTATTCTTTGTATTGTTCTGCAGGAGGAAAAGAACAAACTAAAACTGAAGAAGTTTATAAAAATCAAAAATATTTAATGTTACAACTTGCAACTTGGGAAGCAAATCCTAAATATGAAAGAAAAAGTTTTGATGATGATTTTAGAAAAGACCCAGTTTCTGCAGCAATGGAATATGGAGCACATTTTGGAGAACCTTCTTCAACATTTTTGAATCCAGAAAAAATAGATAATATGGTTATTCCAACTGCTCCAATTTTGTTAAAAGGCCGCCCGGGTCAGTTGTATATTATAACAGTAGACCCCGCAAGCAAATCTGACACTTATGCTATTGCTTGGGGTCATAGAGAAGATAGGCCTCAAGAAAGATATTGGATTGATGGTTTAAAAGGATTTGAACCTACAGTAAAATTGTTGGAAGATGGTAAAATTGTTATGGAAAGGATTGATCCAGATGTAGTGATGGAATTTTTATTGAAATTGATTGCAAATTTAAGTGTGATGGGAAAGCAGGTTATAGAAATTTGTTATGATCAATGGTCCAGTATAGATAGTGTTAATAAATTAAGAAAAATGAAATTACCTGCATTTGAAACAACCTTTACTAATAGTTACAAAAGTGAGATGTTCGGAACCTTTTTAGAGCAGTTGAATCAAAACAATGTTTTTTGTTATGGGATAGATGAAAGCCCTTTAGAAAATTGGCCTGGAAAATTAAAGCTTGAGTTGAAATATTTACAAAAAATAATAAGTGGCGGAACTGTCTATTACGCTGCACCAACAAGTGGCCCAGTTACTTCTGATGATTTTTGTGTAGTGTCAGCTAATTTGATACATAGACTAAATTTAAGGAAGGATATGAGTAGTAAAGTAATTCGAGAATTACATAAAAGTCTAGGGGGAATGCCTATATCTTTAGGAACAAGTCACCCTCCAACAAAAGGAGGATCTCTTTGGAATATGAAAAAGGGTAAAAATCTGAAGGACAGAGTTGGAGGAAAGAGGTCTTTTGATCGGAGAAATTGGTGATAACTTTGGAAATATTTACAAAAGAGCAGGAATTACAAATTTGTAAGGAATATTTTTCTGAAGAGAAATTAAATAGTATAGTTTTAGCTAAAAAATGGAATTGTAGTGATGTGACTATTAGAAATATTATTAAAAGAAATGGATATAAGTTAAGAACTATTAGCGAGTCTCTTAAAGGGAGAAAAGCTTGGAATAAAAATTTAACAAAAGAAATTAGTGAAGGTGTTAAAAGAATTAGTGAATCTAAAAAAGGAATACCTCGTTCTGAAGAAACAAAAAGAAAAATAGGGGAATCAAAAAAAGGAGAAAAAAATCCTCTTTATGGAACATACCGTTCTGAAGAAACAAAACAGAAAATAAGTAAATCAAATAAAGGTAAAAAAAGAGGGCCTCTTTCTGAAGAACATAAAAGAAAAATAAGTAATGCTTTAAAAGGACATCCTTGTTTTGATAATACAAAAGAGAAAATTAGTAAAGCTTTAAGAGGTAGAAAACCCTCTGAAGAAGAGTTAAGAAAAATGAAAAAAGGTAAAGAAAAAGCTAGTATAGGTCCTAGTAAACTTGAACAAGAAGTAATGAAGGTAGTTCCTAAGAATGTAAAATACGTAGGTAACGGAAAATTTTGGATTCCTATTAAAAATGGTAAATATAAAAATAGAAATCCAGATTTTATTGTTGAACCTTTTAAGAAAACTAAAAAAGTTGTTGAGGTTTTAGGAGGATATTTTCATGATCCTATTATTACGAAAGAACTTTGGTGGGATCACCACGAAAGAATAATAAATGAATATAAAAGTGTTGGAGTTGAATGTTTTTGTATTTGGTACTTTGATTTTTATGATGAATTTTTGAGAGATGTTCTTATTTATAAATTGGAGGAGTTTGCAAATGGCTCTTGAAGATATTTATACTGGAATTGAAAGCCATCGTTTGATTAGATTTATGTATACTACTCAAAAAGGAGATACTAGTTTGAGGACTGTGGAACCTTATTCCGTAGAACGAGGTCTCTTTTTTGCTTTTGACATTAGCAAGGATGGAACTAGATCTTTTTTTCTTGCAATGATGAGTGATGTGGAACTTTTAGATGTTGTTTTTATACCTAGATTCTAACTTTAAAAATAAAAAAAAAAGTTAAGTTAAATATTTAAAAAAGTAAAGGAGGTAGTAAAAATGGTAAAAGGTAAAAGAAGTAAAAAAATTGCAGCAGAGATAATTGCAGCTGAAACAGATGATAAGGCTGGGATAGAAATGGTAGAAGAAGAAATGAAAGAAGTAGAATCTGATATTCAACAAAAAGGAGTCTTAGTTTTTGTTAATGGTAAAAGAATTTCTTCAGAAGCATTAAAGTCTTTTTATGTTCAACATTCTGATGGAGTGACTGTAGTTGAAATTAACTACGAAGAAGAACAAAAAAAGAATAACACAAAGAAAACAGATACACCCTCAGACGAAAAGCCTTCACCTAAAGGTATTAGTATTCCTAAAGTTGAAGGGCCTGAAGTATATGCTTTAGGAGAAGATGATTTTGTTAAACTTTGTTCCATGAGCGCTCTAAGGACTACAAAGGAAAATGATGATAAAAAGCCTATCTCAAAACTTTTATTTAAAATACCTGAAGCTGGTATTCCAGCAAATATAGAAGAAGTAGAATTAAGAACTGATGAAAATGACATTAGTGATGTTTTGAGCATAACAAAGGCTTTGAATGATTTAGCAGTAAAAGAACAAAAAATTCAAAGAGATCCAAAAGTTATTAAAGTTGAAGAAGTTTATTCAAGACCTAAAGTTGTTTTTACTGGGAATACTTTTGTTTTAGTAGAAAGGCTCAAGTTATATAAAGTAAAGGAGTCAAATGAGAAATAAGGAGATATCGGACATCTGTGTTATTTTAGAACATATAGAGGAAGAGGAGTTAAAAAAAATTAAAGAGCTTTTAAAAGAATTGTGTAGCTTCCCGTATAGTGAAATGTTTATTGAAGTTCACGAAGGACAAATTATAAAAAAGCATTATATGAAGAAAAATAGGTATACTTTGAAAAAGAAGGAAAATTAATGATTAAAAGATTGGAAAGTGAACCTCGATATTTTTTTGCTGACTCTAATTCCGTTTCTGAAATTTTAAATGAACAGGGAGTGCCTACAAATCATCCACACCATGATTTCTATAAAAAACATATTTTGGATAATTTAAAAGGGACTTTTTTTGTTTCCCCAGAAGAAATGAAAGAATCTATTTTGAATTATATTCCAAAAATAGCTTCTTTGAGTTTAAGGAAAAAATCTGAACAGAAATATCCTTTTCCTCTTCCTCAAGTTACAAAAGAAGAAATAAAAAGATTATATATTCAAGAAGCAAAAGGTATTTATGATGAAGAATTAGAAGATGAGATTATTTCAAAATTTTTAGATACTTTAGAAAAATATAAACAATTTTTTGAACAAACTTTCCAAGGAATGTCTCCTCCACAGTATATGAAAACCTATACTAAAGATTTTACTAATTTTATTAATATATTACAACAAGCAAAAACTCCTGAAGAAAAAATGATAGCAATAGATCAAGTAATAAATACTATGCATGGTCATGGAAAATATGGAGAAATTTTAATACAAGGAGTAGAACCTGGATATGATCCTTTTTTTGATGAATTAAGTAATTTAAAAATTAGCAGTAATTTAAACTTTCGTAAAACAGCCGAACCTGAAACTATGCAAGAAAATTTTTATGAACCTGGAAAATCAGATGAATGGCCTAAAGGTCCTAAAAAACCAAGACAACGTCTTCCTTTTTATAATTACCCAGATGAACAAGGAAATATAATAAATATAGATCCTAATTATTCAAATCCTATGGAGTATGAGTCTTCTCCAGGACCACATCCTCAAGGACCAGGAATATTTGGAAGTTTAAGTATGCGTAAAACTTCTCAACTTGACAAACAACTATTTTATGATTTTTATGGTGTTAGTCTCCTTTCGGATCAATATTTAGAACAAAATCCTTATGCTTCTCAATATAAAGATATGATTGTTCAACAAGTAAAAGAAGAATATGCTCCTTTAATTACAAAAAGTATATATAAAGCGTTGGTATATGCGTGTAGAGGAGTCAGTGTTTGTTTATTAGATTGGAATAAATGGAAAAAAGAATTTAATATAAAGAATCTTGGAGAATTGAAAAATTTGCCTCTTGAACAAGTTAGTCGAATATGGAATGAGGGAAAATGGAACAAATGGATGAAACGCAAGGTTCTTCCTTGGGGTCATATAACTGAATCTTTAATTCAACTTATCAATACTTCTGATACTAATCAACTCATAACTATAATTGATCATATAAATGATATTCAACATAATACAGGTTTATTATTAGAAGATTTTCCAGAAACAAAAAAATGGATTGCTGAGGTATTAGAAATAAAAGCAGGAACTACTCTTGAACAACTCCTACCTTATCTTTCTTCTGATATTCAAAAGTTTGTAATTGAAGATTTACAATTAAAAGGTCAAGAAGTTGTAGAAGCTCCGGAAAAATATTTAACTGGGCTTGAAAAAAGTAGGTTAGCAAGTAATCCAAGAACTCCTCCTGAAACTTTAGTGGAGTTAGCAAAAGATGAAGATCCAGGAATTCGTTGGGAAGTTGCTAAAAACAAAAATACTCTTTTTGAGACATTAACTGAATTGGTTAAAGATAAAGAAGATTTTGTAAGGGATGAAGCTAAAAAAAGATTAAAAGAATTGAAAGAATTTGCATCTAAGTTAAATATGAGAAAGAAAGCACAAAGTGTTGAATATATTTTAGAAAAACTTAATAAATTCAAAATAACTAATCTTGGAGATATAAGACTTTTTATATATAATATTGCCTCAAATGTAGATGTGAGTGAACATTTAGTAAATGGTTTGATTTTGGATAATATGAGAAGGTTTCCTTCTTCTTTTATTGAGCAGTGGAAAGTTTATGTTACTGATGAATATGGATTAGGAACATTTACTGAAAAATTAGCATCTGAAAAAATAGGAGAAGCTTTGGGAGAATGGTATAGGAGTTTTTATAAAGAACCAGTTGAAAATCTTGTAAAAGATTTAAAACTTGAAGAAATTGGAGTTCCTTGGGTTAAAGTTCCATTTTCCGCTCTACTCCAAAAATACACTGAAGATGAAATCTGGGATATAGCAAGTGGTAAGAAAACAGATGTAACAGTAGAAGAAGTAGAACAAGCTAAAGAAGTAATTAGTAGAGGTATAGTAGCAAATAAACTAAGTATGAGAAAAGAAACTACAAAACGTAATGGTCGTGCTTTATGGGCTATTTATGAAGGACAAGTAGTAGTCAACTGGAATGATCGAGAAGATCATGCTGGATGGTTTCAAGATTTGGGATGGCCTATGAGTGGTGTATATTTTGACCGCATCACGCGGGGCCGTCTTGAAAATAATAATCAGGTTTTTTGGTATAAGAATACAGGAACAATTGAGGAGTATAATAATAATTTAGATGCTCTGGTTGTTGCTTTAGAACTTGGCCCTAATGTTGAGTTTTATGTAGATTATCTTAATCCTAAACGCATTGGTCATAAGAAGGTTATAATTGAACAAGAAGAACTTTTGCAGCCTGATCTTTTTTCTCCATCTCCTGAATTTATTGAAAATTTAAGATTTAAAAAAGAAAAATCAAAAGAAGAACAAGAGGGTAAATATAAAGCTTTTCAAAAACCTTTTGAATTAATATATGGAAAAAGTTTAAAAGAAACTATAAGAAAGAATATAGAAGAGCAATTTATTATCCCCCAACAACTAAAACTTAGGTTTGAAAAATCTGCTCAATTTGAATCACAAACGACTAAACAACAACTAAAAAGACTTTATAAACAAGAAGCAAAAGGTATTTATGATGAAGAATTAATGGATCAGATTATTGTTGATTTTATAAATACTATAGAAGGGTTAATTAAATTTGATGAAAAAGATTTGAAACTTTCAAAGGGAGCAGAGGATGAACAAATTATACACAATATAATAAATGATGAAAAGAAAATGCTTCAGATATTACAACAAGCAACAACTCCTCAAGAGAAAATGATTGCAATAGATAGAGTAATAAACACAGCTCATGAATTTGGTGTATATGGAGAGTATTTGATAACAGATATAAAGTCAAATGATCTTTTTTTTGAGGAATTAAGCAATTTAAAAGTTAGCAGTTTAAATTTAAAAAGAATTGCTCAAACAGAATTTAAACCTGGAGATGAAGTTGAATTTGATACTACAAGATATTTTGGTGCAACTCGAAAAAGTCCTGGAGGTGTTCTAAAAGGTAAAGGGATTATAAAAGGAAAAGCTGAAGAAGGATTGTATAATATTGAAATTAAAGAAGTAACTAATGTTGCTGACGATTTAGTTAATGTATTTAAACCTGGATTTACTGCTCCGTTTGCAGAAGATGAGTTGAAAATAAAAAAGCCAGAAAAAGAAATTAAAAAAGAAATTCCAGTTGAAAAACTTGAAGAAAAAATAGAAGAACCTAAAAAAGAACTTATTAAAGTAGAAGAGCCAAAAGAAGTTCTTAAAGAAATTCCAACTCCTGTTGAAGAGCCTAAATTTACAATTGAAGAAGAAGAGTTAGAAGAAAAAATTCCTACAGAAGAAGAACCTGAAATAGCATTTGCTCCTACTCCTACTATTCTTGGAGAACCTAAAGAGAAAATAGAAGAAAAAGAAGAAAAACCTTTTTGGCAACAATTAGTTAATGAGGTTTGGAAAGAATATACAAAACCTAGAACATTGAAAAAACCATTTGGGAGTAAGACTTTAGTAATGAGAAAAGAAGCAGTTATTACTCCTAGTGAATTAAAAACAGTTTATGAACTTGAATTACGATATAGAGAATTAGAACAAAAATATAATGAAGGAACTTTAACTGAGGCAGAATTTAATCAGTTTCAGCAAACTGAAAGAAAATTAGATAATTTAACAGATAGAATTATTCGAGATTTGATGTTCTTTTTTGAAGATTATTTTGAATGGTATGAAGGTATAGATCCTGAGAATATTCGAAAAGAAGAAGGAGAATTACAAGTTATTGAAGAAATGAAACAACGTTGGGAAGAATTAAATAATGCTTTTGATATTAATTCAAAAATGATTGTTATTGATAATACTATAAATATGATGCATGTCGATTTTCCAATAATTTGGCATTTAAAAATGGATTATGACGAATATCTTGATAGAACAAGTGAAGAAGGATTAACGCTTGAAAAATCAAAAAAAGTTGATGAAGTTTGGAGTAATCTAATTGATTTTTTACAAGAACAAGGTAAACTTAAATTAGCTCCTAAATTGACTCAAAAACAAAAAGTAGTTGAAAAATTAAGTATGAGAAAACAATCTCAACAAAATTTAACTCCTGAAGAAGAAATATTTATTAAGGATTTTGTAAAACAATTTGAACATTTACATAATGCTGAAGAGATTTATGAAAATTTATTTAATGAAAAACCATTTATACTTGATTTGACAAAACATTTAGAAGAAGATTTGAAAGTTTTTTCGGATAGAAGTGTTTTTATTGCCCTTGCTATTTTAGATCAGTTGAAAGAAGATTTTGGTATGCTAACATCTTTAAAGTTTGGAGGAAAACCAAAAAAATACAAAGGTCCTATTATATCTATTTTAGAAGATATTGCACAAGATGTTTGGAAAGCTTTAGATTTAACAGAAGCAAAAAATATAGTTTTAAATAGAGTTGAAAATTCTCAAATTGCTGAAGAGGATAAACAAACAATCATAAATAATGTTAATAGAATTAATAATTTGTTAGATTTACAAAAATATATTGCAAATTCTATTTTAGCTTATGAAGGAATGGGAACAAAGTTAAGTATGAAGAAAAAAGCAACTTTAGATTCAGAAGTTATTAATAGAACATTGAACCATTTTAAAGAAAATTTAGAATTACCAAAAATTTATGAAAATATTTATAATTATGTTTTAAATCATTATCCGGAATTAAGCACTTGGGAAATTGAAAGATTTTCAGAAATTATTTTAGGAATTTTAGAATCTAAAGAACCTAATGCATTAGTGTTAGGTATGAGAAAGAAAGCAAATGCTGATGGCCTTTGGGCAATTTATAATGGCGAAATATATAAAACAACTAAAGAATACAAACATCATGAAACTTGGTTTGAAGAAATAGGATTACCTACAGGAGGAACTGCGTTTGATTCTGCTCCTCGAGGAATTTGGTATGGTAATAATTGGCTGATATGGTATAAAGATACAGGAACATTTGAAGAGTTTAGTGATAATTTACCAAAACTATTAAGTGTCCTTAAATTAAAACCTGATACAGAAATTTCAGTTAGAGATCCATATTTTGAAGAGTTAATACCATTTGAAAAAGTTTCTTTAAATTTGAGAAAAAAAGCAGGTATTGAAAGTCATGAATATAAATATAAAGAAATTCATAATAAAATTCCTACATATACTTTTATAGGTTTTCAAGAATTTGGAGATGAAAAAATTATAATGGTTAATTGTGATATTTGCCAAAGTACTTTATTGTTAAGTCTAGAAGAAGCTAAAACACATGAATATCAAATTGAAGGATTACCTCATGGATGGGAAAAAGAAATAAAATTAAGTAGTTTACAGTTAAGAAAAACAGCTCAAAATGATGAAGAAGATTTTCCTACACCTCTAACAACTAAACAAGAATTATTTAGGTTGTATAGGCAGGAAGCTAAAGGCATTTACGATGAAGAATTAATGGATGAAATTATTTCGAAGTTTATACAAAATCTTTTGGAATTAGCTAATTGGGAAGAAAAACATCCATTGGATAGTTTAACGAGTATAGATTGGTCTCAGGTTACTCGTGGACTTATTTCAGTTTTAGAAAAAGCGAAAACTCCTCAGGAAAAGATGGTTGCTATAGATACTGTTATTCATACATCTCATATGTATGATGTCTATGCACAACATCTTATTTCTGGTTACTTTGAATATGGCCCTGCTAAAAAAGATGTTTGGGGGCCTATCTCTGAAGGGTCTACATTTCTTGATGAATTAAGTAATTTAAAAATTAGCAGTTCATTAAATTTAAGAAAGAAAGCAGAAACATTTATTTATGACGAACCTATTTCTAATGAAAGTTCTTGGGCAATATATAAAGGAAATGTTTATATAACTTATAGTCCTGGAAAAAGACATCCGAATTGGTTTGAAGAAATTGGTCTTCCTTCAGCTGGAGAAGTATTTGATAATATAGTTAGAGGATATTTTTATGATTATGCGTTTGGTAGTAAAGATTTTAAACCAGAAGAAAAAAGAATAGTTTGGTATGGAATGGGGGATTATAATGAATTTTATGATCATTTAGAAGAACTAAAAAACGCTTTGAATTTTCCTCCAGATGCAATGGTTCAAATGTTAGATTATACTCAAGGTATTACAACTTTAGCTATGAAAAAAGAAAAAGAAACTTCAAATTTAATTACAAAAACATTTAATTATTTAAGAAAACTATTTTCGGTTCCTAATCCAATTCTTAAATCTTTAGATTATCCTCATTCTTGGCCTCGAAAAAAGAAAAAAGAAAAAATAGCACAAGATATTTCTGATTCTAACAAATTATCTATTCAAGAACTTAAACGATTTTATAAATTAGAAAGAAAAGGTTTATTAACAGACGAATTTGTAGATAACGTCATTACTAAGTTGATATACGGTATGGAACAGGAGAAAATTCGTATTTGGAATGACCCTGATATACCCGAAGACCTACCTAAAATGTATAGAGAAGGCTATGAAGATGATATGAATGATTTTATACACGAAATGGAAATAGTTCTTACTAAGTCTTTGCCTGAAAAAATAATTGCTATTGATCAAATTATTCATCAAGCGCATTTAACTTATAGCTTTGGTTGGTTTCAAGGAGATTTTGATGAAATTTATAATACTATAGAAAGTATTGGAGAAAAAGAACCTATAGAAAGTTTAAATTTAAGAATGAAAAAACCAGCATCTACTGTTTCTGAACCAACTCCGAATGAACCTCTTCAAGGTCAACAAGGAGAACATCCTGAAGGAGAAGTATATTTTCAAGGAAAAGATAAATGGCTTGAAAGACAACCGGATCAAGGGTTTGATATTAAGTTTCCTGGAAAAGTAAAAATAAATAGAGATCCTTGGCTTTGGGGAGATAATCCTACCTCTGAACAAACAATGACAGCTTCGTTGAGTTTGAGGAAGAAAGCATTTATTAATATAGGTAATATTCGCAAGCTTTATAAACAACAATTAAAAACTCCTGGAGTTTATGATCATGATTTATTAGTTGAAATTCAATATGATTTTATTGAGAATTTACAAAAACTGTTAGAACACATGAAGAAAGAGTATGAAGGTATTGAAGAAGATAAAGACGTCGAAGAAAGTATTATTATAGTTGAAGATGATATACGAGAATTAGAGTTTGCAGTTACTGATGAAAATATTATGATATCTATTGATAATATCATTAGTTTTATACATGACCATTTTATAACAGGAGAACCTCATATAGTTATGAATATGGTTAATCCAAATTTGGAGGAAGAAGCTGAAAAATTGTTTGAAACTATTTTTTCTCAAACTGAGTATTTGTTTAATAAAAAAGCATCTATTCTCGATTACCCTCAAAAACATTTAGATCCAGAAATGTGGGATTTATCTGGAGACCTTCCAAAATTAAAAAAAGATGTTAAAACCCTTATTATAAAAAGGTTTATTGATTATTTGAGAGAAGTAGGAATAAATAATCCAGAACTTTGGTGTAAAGGATTTTATTATACTGGATCAACTGCAACTTATAGATACCTAAAGACTTCTGATATTGACATTCATGTTGAAGTAGATTGGGATATTTATAAAGAGAACAATCTAAATAAAGCAAAGGATGACAACGAAGAAATGCAAAAAGAACTGCTAAAAGTGTTTTGGAACACTTTAAATAAAGAAAAATTACCAGGAACCTCACATCCTCTTACATATTATATATTGTCAGCCAAAGAAAGTGTATTGACACAGGGTGAAGAGGCTTATGATATACTAAATGATAAGTGGATCGTTTCACCACAGAAAATGCCGGAAAACTTGGATGTTAGTGACAAAATTAAGTTGTTACAAGATAAAGCTGAAAATATTATGAAAAAGCTGGATGAAGAGTTAGGTAAAACTAAAAGAGACTTAATTGATTATAATATTTTAAAAGAATTGGTAAGTTCTTATGAAGGAGATAAAGAGGATATTCAAAAGTTGGTAGAAAAAAAGTTAGAAGATATTGAACAAGGTTTAAAGCAGTTACAAAAAGAAAATGAACAAATACATGAGGAAAGAAATAAAGCATTTTATGACGGGCAAGAACCAATTGAGAAAGGTTTAAGCAAAAATTGGACTCCTGGGAATATTCTTTTTAAGTTAATTGAAAGATATAGATATTTAGATATTTTGAGAAAGATTAAACATATAATAAAAGATGATCAAGTTACTGAAGAAGAAACAAAAGAATTAGAGGATGTTTTGATTCCTAAATTAAGTATGAGAAAAACCTCACAAAAATTATTTTCTCATGAAACTTCAAAAAGGAATTTAGAAAGTATTTTACAAAAAGGACTTGATCCTTCTTTTGTAACAGAGCCAGGGCCTTTTTTTAAAAATATTCCTGGGTATCCTCATTTTATAATGTTTACTTTGTATGAACCTAGGGAACTTTATAGAAGCGATGGAGGAAAAGGTTCTCCAGATTCAATTTATGTTATTGTAAGTAGTGCTACAATACAAAATTTTGCAGAACTTTTAAATCAATACGCTCCTGATACAATTATGTGGTATGGGGAAGGATTAGCAGAAGCTCAAGGAATTGATAATCCAACGAAAGAACAATTATTAGATCTTGGTAATAAATATATGGAATGGCAAGGAATGACTGATTGGTATATTTCTACTGAAGTTATTTCCCCAGAAAATATAAAGTATATTTTGAATAATGATGAAGATGTTATTTGGGAACCGAAGTTAGCAATGAGAAAAATCTCATTTTTAACTGATAATGTTTCAGAAATTCCTGAAAATTGGGTTAGTCAAGATAAAACAGATAATAAAAAATTAAGAAGAACAAATCCTCCAAGACATGATAAAAATGATTCAATCGTAGAACATAATTTAGATCCTCATATTGATTTAGCTTCGTTGAGTTTAAGAAAGAAAGCATTTTTTGAAAACGAAGGTGGGTTGTGGGCTGTATATGAAGGAAAGGTTTATATAACTCCTCCTGCAAAATCTGTAGATTGGGATTCTCATGTGCAGTGGTTTGAAACAATTAATCTTCCATCTGCCGGAAAAAAGTTTGATGATATTGAAAGGGGATACTACGGAAAAAATTTTATTGGGTGGTTAAAAGATTCAGGAAAACTTGGAAATTTTGTGTATTATGTGCCTGAATTAATTACTACATTGGATTTAGATCCTACTATAACTGAATTAGAAGCATATACACCTGAAGATGAACATTTTCCTCTTGGTAAAGTTCAAGAAATTATGGGTTCTACAACAAAATTAAGTTTTGAAGGTCAACCTACAACAAAAAATTATAACAGCCCTTCATTGCTTTTGAGGGAAGATCAAGGGCCTGGTTATCCTTCTGAACCAGCTCAGGCTGAGATTGAAGGAACAGTTGAAGATGATCCTTGGGGCGAGTCAAATAGACTAAAAAAATATAAACCTACAAAAGAATTGATTTTTCCAGATTTTAGTATTCCATATGGAGCAGAAGGGGGAGAGATAAAACAAATTTAGTTATTTTCATTGTAAACTTTTGTATTTTATTATGAAAGCTGAAAAAAGGAGGTAAATAAATGATAAATAAGTCATTTGATTGGACCTCTGAAGAAGTTAATTTTGCAAAGCAAAAAATTAGTGAAAAAGTTCATCCATTAGATTTTATTACTGATTTAAATAAGAAATTTGGAAACAACAGAACTTTAATTTCCCTCACTAATAAATTAGGCCGTTTAGGTATTTCATATGCTAATTGTGAATCTAAGAAGTCAAAAGAAGCCCGTGAAGAATTACAAAAGATAATCGAAAAAGAAGTTGTTGAAACTCCTCCAGAAAAAATTGATATTATTGTTACAAAAGATAGAGAAATTCAAAGATTAAAAACACAATTAGAAATTGTTCAAAGAAAATATATTGTTGCTAATAAAACTTCAAATCTTCAAGAAAGTATTTTAAATGTTTTACATCAAACTATTTCTGCTTTACCTACTGTAAAAGTTCCTACCTTAAAATCTTTTAAAGTTGAAAGAACGAAAGAAACTGCTTTATTACTTTTATCTGATTTGCATAGTGGAGAAGTAGTTCGTGCAGATGAAACTGGAGGATTCAATTCTTATAACTTTGAAATAATGAAAAATAGATTAAAATATTTAGCCGAATCTATTATGGATATATCTCAAAATAAGCTTCGTGGATATGAGTTTCCAAAACTTGTAATAGGAGGTTTAGGAGATTTTGTAACTGGATTAATTCATGGAGAACTGGTTGAAACTGCTGAAAATACTCCTATAGAATGGACTTCGGGAACTGCTTTGGTAGTTGCTCAATTTATGTTAGAATTAGCCCAAGTATTTCCAGAAATTGAATTTGTTGGGGTTGTAGGGAATCATGGGAGAATGACTAAAGAAATTCGTTATAAAAATAGATATGTAAATTGGGATTATGTTACTTATATAATGTTAAGTTTACTTTTAAGAAATCAAAAAAATATTAAGTTTAATTTACCTAAAAGTTTTTGGTCTTTAAAAGAAATTTCAGGGAAAACATTTTTATTTTTACATGGAGATAATATACATTCTTGGGCGGGAATTCCATGGTATGGGATTCAAAGAATGGTTTCACGATTTCAAGAATTGTTTTATTCAAGGAAAATAAAAGTTGATTATGTTTGTTTAGGGCATTTTCATAATGCTGGAACTTTAGATAAAATAAAAGGGGAAATTGTTTTAAATGGAAGTGTTATTGGAGGAGATGAATATTCGATTGGTAAATTATTTTTATCTTCTGATGCTAAACAAATTTTTGCTGGAGTTCATGAAAGAAAAGGTTTAAGTTGGAGATATCATCTTAATTTACAAGATGCTCCAGAAACAAAAAATCCTTATATTTATGACATTGACAAACCTTTAGTTGAACAAGCAAATGAAATTTTAGAAAAGTAAAAGGAGAAATTATGAACAATAATATAAAAAAGAAACATGAAGAAATTTTATATGTTTCTGCTCTCGTTAAAACTGATAAAGCGGGAGGAAGTGGAACTGTTGTTTATTCTAAGCCTACAAAAAAGGGATCGGAAGAATATGAAACATATATTTTAACAAACTGGCATGTGATTGAAGATGCAATATCTGTTAAAAAAGAGTGGGATCCTCTTCTTTCAAAAAGAATTGATAAAGAAAGAAGAAAAACAGTGAATGTAGAATTTTATAAATATCAGAATATGAGTCGTAATGTAGGAAGAACTGCGATTGAAGCAGATATTATGACTTATAATAGGGATAGAGATATTGCTTTAGTAAAATTAAGATCAAACGAACAAGTTAAAAATGTTGCTAAATTATATTTAGATGATGTAAAGAATATTCATATTTTTGATCCTGTGTATATGTGTGGTTGTAGTCTTGGGCATTCTCCAATTCCCACTCGTGGAGAGATTACATCTCAAGATGATGAAATGGAAAATCATCCTTATTGGATGAGTAACGGATTGATCATATACGGTAATAGTGGGGGAGGAGTATTTTTAATTAAGCAAGAGGAAGAAGTAAAAGGAGAAGGAGAAGACTATTTATTTATAGGAATTCCAAGCAGAATGAATGTTATAGGATGGGGAGATAGTATTACTCATATGGGATATTTTATTCCAATACATAGTATTTATGGATGGCTTGAAAAAGAGTGTTTTCAATTTATATATGATCCAAAATTTACTTCTGAAAAGTGCGAAAAAATGAGAAAAAAGAAAAAAGAGGACGCTCGAAAATTGTTTGAAAAAAGAGAAGTAGAAGGAGAAGAAGAAGATGACAAAGATGAAGATACAGAAAACGAATAATGAAAAATATTTAATTGTATTATTTGTATTTTTTGTTTCTTTTGTAGGTTTTTGGGGCATTTGTCAATTTACAGCTAATTCTACTTCTAATGTTTCTGTTACACAATCTACAACCAACCCTTTAATATTAAATAATCCTTTTTTAGAAAAAAATAAAATTGTTGTTTTAAAATTAGAAGGAGATGTTAGTTTAGATTGGGCAAATAAAATTGAGAAAGAATTTAAAAAGTCAGATTGTGTTGGAGTTATTGCATGGACGGAGTCTAATGGAGGAGATGTTATAGAGACTAAATTAACTACTCATAAAATAAGTGTTTTAATGAGAAAATATAATAAAAGTCTTTTAGTTTATTCTGAAAAGGGTTTATATTCAGGAGCATATTGGGTTGCTTGTACTGCTAATAAAATAGTTGTAGCTCCTTCGGGAGAAACTGGATCTATAGGTGTTTTTACTTTGAGAGTTGATGAAACAGTTTCTGATTCAATGTCTGGAGTGAAATATATTTTGATCAAGTCAGGAAAAAATAAAACAATGTTTTTTTCTCATAGTAAGTTAACAGAAGAAGAAAAAGAAATTTTACAAAATCAGATAAATAAATTATATCGTGAATTTCTTCAATATATTTTTGATTGCCGGGGGAAAAAATTAATTCAAGCATATACAGAAATATATAATCAAAGTAAACCAAACGATAAAAAAGTAATGAATTATTTAGAAAATATAAGTGACGGAAGAACATATGATGCAACTGATGCCTTATGGTTTGGGTTGATAGATAATGTTATGTATTTTGATGAATTAATTTATAAGATATATGAAAATATATCTAATGTTGAAGTTGTTACAGATAAAGGGCAAAAGATTGAAGATTTTTATCCAGAGGAATAGTAATGTTTAGTTTTATTCTAAAAGTTTTAATAGCAATTATTTTAGGGGCTTTGATTGGTTTTGAAAGAGAACTATTTCATAAGCCTGCTGGGTTAAGAACTAATATTTTGATAGTTTTAGGATCAATGCTTGCAGCTCATATTTCTTTTTGTTTTGCTAGTAGTAATGGTGCTGATGTAACAAAAATAGCAAGTAATATATTAACTGGGTTAGGTTTTATTGGGGCCGGTGTAATTTTACACAGTAGAGGATCGGTTCATGGGATTACTACTGCCGCTTGTGTTTGGATATGTGGAATAGTAGGTATGGCGGTAGGATTTGGTTATTATGTAGAAGCAACAATTGTAAGTATTATAACTTTTATTATTTTATATTGGTTTGGAAAGTTTGAAAGACGTATCGTAAGAAAAGATGAAAAAAGTTAAGGTTTTTATTGTAAAGTTTGATTAAATCAATTAAGAAAGTTGATGAGAAGGAGTAGTAAAGTGAAGCACATAAAGAAGTTAACAAAAGCCGCGATTTATGCTTTACGTGGCTTTCTTTTTGGAGGTTTTTAATGAATTTTGGTATTTTTAATTGGATTGCTTTTTTATCTTTATTTGTTGCTTATATTCTTTTGTTGAAAAAGAAATTAACTGCCCAAAATTGTATTTACCTTATTTTACAATTAGTAGGAGGGCTTTCTTTTATTGTTGTAGGAATTTGTGCAAAAGCTTGGTCAGTATGGTTGTTTAATGGAGTTTGGGTTGCAGTTACTTTATATGCTTTGTATATGGTAATTTTTAAGAAAAAAAGTTGTTAGATAGTATTTAAAATATTGTATTATATTAGTGAAAAGGAGGAGATAAATAATGTCATTATATGAAGGTAAATTTTATATTGTAACATGTGATGGAAAGAATTGCTCTCGGCATGCTTTTGAAAGTAAGGTTATAGGTTCTTGGTCTTCGTTAGAAGAAAAGAATAAAACAATAGAATCTTGGCTTTATGATAATCATTGGCATATGGAAGATGATAAAAAAACATTTTGCCCGGAATGTTGGAGATTTAGAAAAGAAAAATTTAGAAAAGAAAGATAGTGTTTATAAATATTAAAAACAAACATTTTAAAAAAGGAGAAAGCAAATGGAAATCACCGAAGTAAAAATCACGTTGAGAGACGAACCGAAACTTAAGGCTTTCGTCGATGTAGTATTTGATAACGCATTTGTCATTCATGGAATGAAAGTTATTCAAGGAACAGAAGACCTTTTTGTTGCGATGCCTAACAAAAGAGGTAAGGATGGAGTTTTTAGGGATATTATTCATCCAATAAATACTACTACAAGAGTTAAGTTAGAGAGTGTAGTTTTGAATGCTTATGAAAATAAGCTGAAATCTTTGAAGGAGAAAGAGTAAAGTTTGGTAAAGTATAAAGGAGGTTTAAATGGGAAGTAAAGATAAAGGCAAAGAGAAAATGAAAAAGAAACCAAAGAAATCTAAGAAAGAGAAAAAGTATACTGGCCCTTTGATTACAATGTATGGTGAATGGAAAAATAAGAATAAGAAGAGTTGATATAAAGGAGGAAAGTTAAGTGGATAAGATGATAATGCAAGCTTTGGTAAAAGACATAGTTGTTTCTAAAAATCAAGTAACGGTTGAATTTAGATTTAAAGAAAATAATAAAGAAAGCAAAGTTCATTACCCAAAGGTTGAAAAATATAAAGAATTATTGAAAAAGAAAAATCAATGGATTCAAGTTAAAGTAGTTTTATTTCATCATTCAATATTAATCTTTCCTACCTTTTTCGATTTTCCTTCTCGCTGTAAAAAGTGTGGTAGATTCTATAAAATTTATTGTAAAAGTTGTCACCAAAAGTTAGGATGGATAAATATGATTATGGATCGTTTTGTAGAAGAAACAGGAGTAAAAGAGGACTTTAGTGATTTTTACAAAACAAAAGAAGAGGAAAGAAATGATTGTGATCCTGCTCCAGCAGGTCCTCAAGAGGAATAAATGTCAAAAATAAAAAATTACTTTATACTTTTTTTAATTGTTTTAGCATTTGGAGTATTTGTTTATTACCAAGCTAAAGTTTCTCACTTACAAAAAGTTATAGATGCAAAAGCTCCTCCAGATACTATTAAAATAGAAATAGTTCAAAAAGATACTTCGTTTGTAGTATCATCTGATACTATTGAAAACATAAAAGTGGTTCATGGAGATACTGTTTATATGTATAAAAGGTTTTTCGGAGAATTCGATCAACCTCTTTTTCATTTAGGTGTTTGGGCAAATAGTCAAACTGAAGAATTTACATTTGATATTAAATATAGAAGTTTGAAGTTGTTCCTTGAAATTAAAGATAAATATGATATTCGTAAAGGTTTCAACTTAAGAACTGAACCAGATCTTGGAATTAAGTATTCTGTTGATTGGGATAATTATACTCCTTTACGAAAAGAAAAGAATTTTAAGTTGAACTTGGGTTTTGGATATTCAAAGGAACAAGGTCCTTTTTTACTTCCTGGAATTCAGTATAAAAACAATATATTAGGAGTATTTTTAAAAGAAAATAGTTGGGGACTTTATTACCAACATAGTTTTGGAGTTTTTTAGAGGAGGAAAAATATATGTGTATGGAATATGAAGATGAATATGGAAAATGTTTTGATTGTTTATTTTTTGATTCTGGGGGTGGGAATGAAGGATTAATTACTCTTTTGGAAGAAGAATATAATGTAAAAATAGTTAATAAAACTAAATTTGAAGCTATAGTTAAGCAACCTTTTTTTAAATTGCTTGAAAAATGCCATGATGAAGGTGTTATTTGTCCAATGAATGAAAAGGAAAACAATGAATAAACTTACCAATTATTTTAGATGTTTGATAGAGGATTCAAAAGGAAAAGTTTCGATGGGAAGGGTTGCATTTTGGATTACTTTTGTAATTTCTATGAGACAATTATATTTGACTGGTGATCTTTCTAGTAATACAATAGGTTTAATTACTTGTTTACTTGCTTATAGTATTGGAAAAGTATTTATTGGAACGAAATATAATTCTCAAGATAATGGAACACAAAAAAATGATTCTTCAAAACTTCCAAGACCCTCACAAGGAATAGAAGATGCTGAATGAATATGAACTATTACAAAGAAAACCATATGCAAAAGAAGAATGCCCAAAATGTGGAGAACTTTTTCCTGAATTTATGCGAGGATTAGTGCAGCGTAGTAAAAGATGGTTTTTTATTGGACTAAAACGTAAATATTGTGCTATAATTTGTCATAAGTGTAAACAAATTATTGGGTGGGAGTCTCCTTAAAACTTATTTTTAGGGTAGAAAATGTTTGAAAACGATGAAAAGAAAGATGATTTTTTAAACAAACTTGACGCCCGAAAAGAATTACAAGAAGAAACAAGGTGTAGGAAACAATGTGCTATTGAAAAATTAAAGAAAATGTTAGAATCTCCTATTGTTGGTTTTTATGACACTTCTGATTTAAATTCACTGCAAAGAATAGTTATTTTACAATTAACATATAGAATTTATGAATGTGAAGAAGGAATTCCAAGAGAAATGTGGTGTGAAGATTGTAAATCTAAAGAATCACAGATATTTAGTCTTATAAAAAGGTTTCAGAAAATGCAGAAAAAGAAAGTTAAATATTGGTAAAATTTTTAACAATTTAAAGGAGAAGGAAATGAAAAAAGTAATTGTATTATTGTTATTGGTATTTTTAGTTTGTTCTTGTTCTAAAAGTATTAACCTACAAAAACCAGAATGGATTCAAATTCCTTGTGAATGGAAGTATTTAGGAGATGAATTACCTTTTATTAAAGTAAAAGCTTATACTACTGAATTTGATTCTGCAAAAATTGTAGAATATGATTGTTGTATTGTAAATGATATAGGACTATTAGTTCCAAATACTTTAATTCCTTGTAAAACATATATTTTTAAGGATTTAGGATATACTACATTTTTATTTAAAAAAGAATTGTCATTTAATTGTAAAATTACAGATTTAATTTTGTATATAAAAAGGAACTAAAAGAAAACTAATTAGGTAAAATTAGGAGTTAAAATGGGTTATTATATAAATGAAAAAGAAGTGGGTTATGCAGAATATATTAAGTATCTTGAAGAGGTTATTCTTTCCATAAATCGGGCTTGGGGTTGTTGGAAGCTTTTAATGAATGGAGCAGTTACTGTTATAAATGAAAATAAAGAAAGAAGGTAAAATGCAAAAATTCTTAAAAAATAATTCTCAATTACAAAATGTTTGTTTACCTCCTACAAAGAAAATAGACGATAATAGTTCTGTTGCAAAAATATGGAATAATTATGGGGGGTTGTTAGAAGTTTTGAGCAAAACTCTTAATATAGAACCTGCAATTGCTGCTTCAGTTTTGTGTGTTGAATCAAGTGGAAAAGGTTTTGAAGATTGTAGAGTGATTATTCGATTTGAAAATCATATATTTTGGAAGTATTGGGGGAAAAGTCACGAATTTTTATTTAATGATCATTTTGCTTATGATAAGAAAAAGCCTTGGACAAACCATTTATTTCGAGGAAAACTTGGAGATGATTTGTGGAAAGATTTTCACAAACAGGGGCAGGGAGGAGAGTGGGAAGTTTTTAAATTTGCACGAGATCTAAATGAAAAAGCTGCAATAGATTCTATAAGTATGGGAATGCCTCAAATAATGGGATTTAATTTTGAAAGGATTGGATACAAATCAGAAAGAGAAATGTTTGATGTTTTTTCTACAGAATTAAGATCTCAAATTATAGGATTGTTTGATTTTATAGGTATAGGAACTAAAATGTGTTTTGCTTTACAAAATAAAGACTTTTTAACATTTGCTAAATTATATAATGGGTCTGGAAACGCAGAAGTTTACTCAAACAAAATAAAAACGAATTATGAATCTTTAAATACTCTTTTGAAAGAATAATAGTGTATAATATATAATGAAACCATATTTACTTACATCAGAAACTAAACGAAAAAATTTAAAAGCAATAGACAAAATTTTTAAATTTCGTGAGGTATTGCTATTAAACATGAAAATAGAAAAAATTTATTTATTTGGTTCATTTCTTAATCTTAAAAAGCGAAAGTTTGCGGAGTGGGGAGATATTGATATTGCTGTAATATCTGATGATTTTAAAGGTAAAGATGAAAATGAACGGAGAAAATATATAGATACTTTTATTTTTAATATTGGAGGTATTCCATCTGTTCCTCCAAAGAATGAAGATTTATTAAACTATTATGGAGATCTTGACGAAGATATATTTTTTGATTGTTTTTGTTATACTCCTCAAGAGTTTGATACTGAAATGTTTCTTTTTATTTCTAAAATTAAAAAACGATATTGGAAAGTAGAAAAAATTTTAAACAAATATTTTTAAAAGATTTTCAAATTGTGGAGGATAAAAAATGAGTCACTTTAGCTCTCATGTAAAATCAGAGAAAAGAAGAAGGAAAAAAGACCAAAGAAAAAGAGCAACAAATAGATTTAAACATCAAAAGGAAAGAGCTTTTATATTATCTCCAATAGAGGAAAAAAATGTCTCAGTTTAAAGTTGAAGTAGATAAGTTGAAAAATAAATGTTCAAATTGCCACGGAAAAGGATTTTATTATATTGCTATAAACAATCCATATATTCGTTATAGAAGATATCCATGCGAATTATGTAAAGGAACTGGAATTTTATCTAAAGAATAAGGAGAAAATATGTCAATGTTTCCAACTCCAGAACAAGAATTAGAAAGTAAAATAAGGGAAGAATGTTTTAAAGAACAATTTAAATTACTTGGTGAAATTTCAAGAGATGTGGAAGATAGGGTAAAAAATTTATTTTATTCTTTAATACAAGAAGGAGTTTCTATAAGAGCTCTTAAAAAAGTGATATTGAACGATGAAAAAATAAGTAATGAAGATGCTAAAATTGTAGAATTAGTTGAAAAATTAACAAAAGGATTTTTTAAAGAAAGCAAAGAAGAAAAAACATTCCCATATATAAAAATAAATAAAAAAGAGGATACTTGTGATCAGTGAAAGAACTAAAAGATTATATTATAATATTTTATATCCTTCAGTAATGATAGGAACTAAAAAAGTTAATGGTTCTGGTGTTGTAATTTCTTCCAAGAAAAAAGAAGATCAGTATGAAATTTATATTCTTACCAATTACCATGTTATTTCGAGTTCAATAGAAAGTAAAAGTATTAAAGTAACATTTTTTAGATATGGGAATTGGTGTGCAGTTGAAGAAGAAGTTATTAAAGATGTAGAAATAGTTGGATATAATAAAAAATTAGATCTTGCTCTTTTAAAACTTTATTTAGATACAAATCATTCAAGTGTTTGTTTTTATTCTGGGAAATTAACAGATATTCATATTTTTAATAAAGTATATGCATGTGGATGTAGTTTAGGATATTCTCCAATTGTAACATCTGGATATGTTTCAAGAGTTAATGAACAAGAAGATAATAGATGGATTGTAACTTCTCCAGTAACAGATGGAAGTAGTGGAAGTGGTGTTTATTTAGTAAAAAATAATCAATTAATAGGAATTGCGTGTGAAACTGGAACTACAGGAAAAAATATTGATGTGGATCATATCTGTTTTATAATTCCAGTTAATATAATTAAAAAGTTTTTGAAGAAATATTTAAAGAAGGATTTATGAAGAAAGAAAAAGTCTCAAAATTTAGACCATTGTTTAGAGGAATGTGTAAAAACTGTCCTCATCTTCCATTAGAAAATATAAATAAAAAGGAAGGAATAGTTTATTGCCCTTTTGGAGGAATAAGAGAATTAGATCAAAGCTGTAATATAAGGAAAGGATAATGTGAAAAAATGAATAAAGAATATTATGGAATACCTGAAGATACTCCTGAATGGTATGAGACATTTATTGAAAAACCAATTCAACCTTTAGTTAAATTATTACGTAATAATGGATTTGAAACATGTAGTTCCTGTGGGCATGAGATGAATTGTATTTGTGAATATTCAATGGAAGGGGAAATAAAAAGGTTATACGACTTATTACTTAAAAATGGATATAATCATTTTGTTATAGAAATAGAAATACTTGGGCAATATTACGCAAAAATAATAATAAAAGTACCTAAAGAAGAAGATAAACATAAAATAGGAATAGAAACTGGAGAGTTATTTAGATTATCTGAAGAGTTAAATTATGAAAGGGATACTCTTAGAATAATAGGAGAAAAAGATAAAAAAGGAGAATAAAAAATGCTTACTTATACTTCGTTTTCTGTATATCATAAGAAAGAAAAAAAGTTTTATGGAGTTCAAAGTATTGATTTTGAAAATAATATAATCAAAGTATGCGAGAAAGAAAAAATAGGTATTGGTGAAGGTAAAGTAAAAGAAGTAAATCATATTAAAGATTTTGAGTTAGAAGAAGTAATTTTATTTGTTGCTCTTGATATAGTAAAAGGAAACAAAAAGAAAAAACAACATTCTCAAATGATGACATTACAGAATATTAAAATTGCGACGGAACAAAAATCAAAAAAGAAGAAAGTAAGATAATGGGTATTGAACGTAGAAATGGAAAAGATGTTTTAGTTTTATATTCTTGTGAATGCGTTGCTTGTGGCTGGAAAATAGAAGGTTTAGATAAAGATGAATTAACAAAAGCTCATGCTAACCATATTAAAAAGTGTAAAGTAATTAAATTTTTTAAAGAATGTGAGGATGCTCATTTAACTAGGAAAGAATTAGATTTTCTTTTGGAAAGTTTTAAACGAGACATAAAAGAGGAAGAAGGAAAGAAGGAGAAGAAATGAGTTATTATATTGAGTATAAATTTGATCCAAGAAGGTTAAAAGTAATTTTGAAACCTAATACTTGTTATTGGAGATTTAGATATTGGCTAAATCAATATATAGCAATGATTACTTGGTGGATAATTATTCCGGTTGTAAAATTAAATGAAAGATGTGAAAGACTTCAAGAAGGAGATGAATTAATGAGTTTATGTGAAATACATCGAATGGGATTACTTCTTAAAGATGAAAATGTTCATTTAATTAAATTGCCCTGGTGGATAAGAATAAGTAAGAAGTTATTTACTAAATCTTTAAAATTTTGGCAAGGGAGTCTTTCATTTCCTAGAATTTATGAAAAACCTAAGGAGTAAAAAATGAATAAAGATCTTAAATACTATTTAAATTTAAAATATCCTATAGAAATAAGAAAGCTTTCCAAAGATGCTGGAGGAGGATATATAGCAAGTATTCTTCAACTTGGAGATAAAGCTTTTTGTGGAGATGGAAAAACTATCGAAGAAGCAGTAAAGAATTTAAATAAAATTAAAAAATATCTATTTCAAGATTATATAAAAAAAGGAATACAAATCTTAGAACCTAAAAAAGAACCCGAAAAGATTGAAGTAGATTGGTATATAGAATGTATTGAAGAACCTATTAGAGATTTAGTGAAATTGTTAAGAGATAATGGATTTAATACTGTTAATTCTTGTGGCCATGAAATGTATATTCAATGCGATTTTTTGTTAGATGGAGAGTTTAAAAGATTGCATGATTTGTTATATAATAGCGGATATAGAGATTATACAATTACTGTAAATATTCAAGTTATAGATGGCCATTTGTATAATCATTTTGAAATAAAGTTACCTAAAGAAGAAAAGGAGAAAAATGACTAATTCATATAATGAAGTTGTATTAACTCAACTAAAAGAAACTGCACGAAGAGTTTTATCTGGTTATGCTTTAATGCATTTAAAATTAGAAAATTGGAAAAATGATGTAGCTGATGTTTTGGTTTATCAACTTTCTACTCACATATTAGCAGAAGAAGTTGAAAATAGAACAAAAACAATTTGTTTTAAATATCCCAAATCTTGGTGGCAAATGTTTAAACAACAATATTTTCCAAAATGGTTGTTAAAAAGATTTCCAGTAAAAACAAAAAAAGATACAAGACTTGTAACTTTTAAAAAATATGCAACTTATCCAAAAGCTCCGGCAGTTGCTTTTCCAGAAGGTTATGGTGGAAAAATAGTTTATAGGTCATTTATTACAGAAAAGAAAGGTGGAGTTTTAGATGAGTATAGAGAAGAAAAGGAGTAATTATGGGACCAGAATATGGGACAGAAGCTTATAAAAATCAAGTTGATACTATTAAGAAACAATTAACCGCTTTGGTTAAAGAGGATAAAATACTTTCTATAAATCAACTTATAATGATGTTTATATTAGATACAAATTACAGTCGCGCAGCAATTTGTCAAGCTGAGAAAGAGTGGAAAAAGGAGAATAAAAATGATTTGTCCATATTGTTTTCGTAGATTTGGTCTTTTAAATATAAAAACAGGGAAAGAGAGAGGATTTAAATCAAACAAAATAATGTGGTGTAAAGATCCAGATTGTGTTAAAAAAGAAACAAAGAAAACTAAAAGGAGACCAAAATGAGTTTTAAAACTGATTATGATTCTTGGCCTTGGAATGGGGGGTATAAAGAACAAGCAAGAAATGATGCTAAATTTGGTCGTAAAAACAGAGATTTATATGCCCATTATAAGGGAGGAAATAATGAGTAAGTTTTGTAAGAAATTAGAAGAATTAGGATTTGAATTTTATGTTGAAGAAGAAGTAATTCATCCTAAATTATTAAAACTAACTTTTGATAAAGTATATCCTAAAGTGCTGGAATTAGCTCAAAAATATTTTGATTCTATTGCGAAGGGAGAAACTTTAGATGATATTAAAATTATAGAGGTTACACAAAATTTTAGTGATAATGTAATGGTAATTAAAGAAGTAATATAAAAAAGGAGAAATAAATAATGAAAACAGAAGAAGAAATTAGAAAAGAGTTAAAAAAAGTAGAAGTGAAAATTAAAGAAAAAGATAATGAATGGGATAATAAAAGTACTCTGAACACCCTTTATGGTGTAGAAGAAGTTCTTAAATGGGTTTTAGATGATTAAATGAAAAATCTTTCTTTATGTAATAACAAAATATTTTCCAATAAAAGAAGAAAACAAATAGTTAAGGAGAACAAATGAGATCAATAAAGGAGATTATAAAAGAACAAACTAAAGTTCAAAAAACACTCAAAGGATGGTTAGAAGAAGAAAGAAGAGCACAAAAGAGAATAGCTGAATGTTATAAAAGGTATAATAAGTTACGAATAGAAGAGGAAACAAGAGAGAAAGAAGCTACTAATAAACTTTTAGAAAAATATCAAATGCTTAATTGGAAATAAAATATTTTCCAATCTCTCTAAATATATATTTTCTTTGAATAGAAAAGAAGAGATAGAAAGAAAGTAAAAGAATAGATTTGAACAATTTTGTATACTAATTTGACTTAGGACATTAATTTGTCCTATTTTTATATAGATGGGTTTATTTAGTAGTTAACTTTGTTTGGATTCAAAGAGTTTAGATATAGAGAAGTAACAGTTTTTGTCATTGGTTTATTTGACATTTATGTTGACAAATGAGAAAGTGTTGGTAATAGTGGCTTTGTAGGTATAAATAATTTTGGGTAAAAGCTACAGAAACTGGATAAAATTAGGTGGGGATCTGGAGGAAAGGCCAAACAGTTATTTCAAAATTTTTTTAGAGCACGAAAGAAAACTTTTTGAATAGAAATGTTCAGAACAGAAAAAACAAATTATTTCCAACTAACTCATTTTTTCTGTGTATAATATATTAGAATGCAAAAGAAGAGGCACTAAATGAAGAACAATAAAGAAAAAGAATTATTAAGTCTTTTTAATTTAGGAGATACTCTGAACACAAAGGAAATAGGTAAGAAATTAGGGGTATCAACGAAAGAAGCATATAAACTTTGTTGTAACTGTAAACAGTTGATAAAGTATGGTTATAAGGTAAAAGATGGTTGGGAAGATCCAGAATATTCGAATAGAAGACCTTGTTCATTATATTGGCAAAAGTGTTTAAATAAGTGACACCAGCCTCTGTTCTTCTGTGTATAATAGATTAGAATATAAAAGAAGGAGTGTTTAAATGAAATGTATATCAGCAGAATGTAAAAAAGAAGCAGTGGGTGGTAAAATATATTGTGAAGATTGTTGGAATAAGATTAAAGAAAGAGCCAAACAAGATGTAGATCAGAATGAAGATCAAAATGTTCCAAAAGAAAACACCGGTGACTTTCCGTGGTAAATAAAAAAAACTCCTCTTGTCACTTAATTGTGTATAATATAGAGAACAATGAAATAAGGAGAAGTTGAAATGAAGATTAAGATCAACAATATGGAGATAGAAGTTGAAGAAGGAGATGAGCTTGAAATAGGTTCTTATGAGTGTGGTAAATGTAATAGCACTCATTATAAAATAGAAGTTTATAGAAATGGTAAATGTGTTGAAGAAAAAGCTGATAGTCTTTATTATAAGTAAAGGAGCCCTTCAATGCCAAACATAATGAAATTAACTCCAGAAGAAGTAAAAGAACATCCTTGGGATGTAGTAGAGAAGATATCGAAAGTCATCTGTGGGGAAGAGAAAGCAGATGTAACAGGAGTAAGGCTTGATTTGCTACGAACAAAGGATTGGCATACTACTTTTGGAGGTATTTCAATAGAAACTTGTGATGAAAATTACAAAACTGTTCATCGAAGGGTAAGGGTTGTTTTCATTAAAGGTGAAAGAAGGTGGGAAATAGATCTTGACAAAATAAAAGCTAAGTATGAAGAAGTAAAGAAGTTAGCTTTAGAGTTTGAAGCTAAACGAAAAAGAATAGATAAAGAAAGAGAAGAAAACAAAAACCTGATTACCGAGCTTAAAGGAGATACAGAACATATAAATATAAAAGGATCCGGTAACTGTTTTGAAGTTAACATTTGGAGTTTAAACGAAGAGCAAGTAAAGAAAGTAGTAGAGTTTGCAAAAACATTAAAGGATAAACAATGACTATCCAAGACTATCGAACTATAATAGACCTCACTGCAGAACATTTTAGAATTGATTTAAGTAACATTGTTTTAAAAATAAAAGTTAGAAGTTGTGGTAGCGCAGGACGTAGTTATATTACATTGCCCCAATGGTTAGAAGAGTATGATGAAAACTATCGTATTTATTATGCAGTGCATGAAGCTTGTCATCATATAACAGGATTAGGATGTGGGCACAGTTGGATGTTTCGTAAGGTAGAAGACGAAGCATTAGCATTGTGGGGATTAGAAATTGAAAGGAAGAAAGCATATCCAAAAGAGCTTTATGCTAATGGGCAAAAAGTAAAAAATATTATAAGGTAAAAATGAGTAACATTAGAATTGGTAATTGCACTTGTTGTTTGGGAAAGAACAAAAAAGTTAAAGTTATAGAAGCACGTAAGCTTTGTGAGGAGTGTATAATAAAGATAAGAGAGAAAGTTTTAAGTTATCTTTTTACAGGAACTAAAATAAAAAGAAGACCTTTGAAAGGAAAGTAGAAAATATGAAAATTGAAGATTGTAAAAAATATATGTTAGTTGAAATAACGCAAGGAATGTTTGCTGGATGTAAAGCGTGGATAGACTTTGTTAATTTAAAAGAAGGTAAAGTTTATATTAGTTTCCCTTTATCTTTTCCAGCAGATATTCTTGAACCTACTAAAGAATAAAAGAAGAAAATAAATGACTAAATTTGAAGTTATTCAAACAAACAACGATCCTAATTATCCATTTGAAATTCGTTGTAAGTTTGGAGACCTTTATTTTTCAAGTAATATGTGTTTTAGTGAAGGAGAAGCTAAACAAATATGTTACTCTTTAAATAAAGAGTTTGGTGATGAAGAACAATTAGAATTGTGGGAGGAAAAGAAAAATGGTTAAATTAATAGAAGATTTAATGGTAGGAGGGTTTATACTTTTTATAGGTATTGTAGGTATAATTGTTTTTTTATCAGAAAGAAAACGGATATGTGAGCAACGAAAATATAAACGTGGCGTAGGAGGTAAGCAAAATATATAAAAATAAGTGACACCTCTTTCCTTCTTTTTGTGTATAATATATTAATGATAAAAACCAAAAAGGAGAAAGAAATGAAATGCAAAATTGAAGTTGAATTAGATTATGAGTTAGAAGGTAATATGAAATAGAGAAAGAAGGAGAATAAAAATGAGTAATAACACATTACTATTAATAACTACACTTAGTGTAATTTTATCTTTTGGAATATTTATTTATATAGGATACTTTGTTGATAAGAAAAACAGAAGAAGAGAAAGATTGAGAGGATTAGGAGTTGGAGGAAAGCAAGCAAAGAATCTTATAAAATAAAGGAGAGTAAATGCTTACCCTAAAAGATGAAATTAAAGAATTAGAACTAATCCAAAAAGAATTAGAACAAGCAAGAGCAGATGTATTAAGATTAGAGATAGCAGAACAAGAAACATTACAAAGTATTAAGGATATAAAAGAAGAAGAGTTGCAAAGAAATGAGGAAGACGATAACCCAATGGATTATTGGACCTCCTAAAGTATAGATAGAAAGAAGTAGTATGAAGCATTAGAATAAACCGGTGGGGTATTTGGTAGTTAAATAGGAGGTATAGAGTAGAAGCTTTAAATATAAGCTTAAAATAGTGGGGTTTGAATTTTACAGGGGTAGGATAAGAATCCCCTACCAAACCGTCTTTTAATACGAATACAAAATTTTTAAGAATTCCGGCACCTGTGGAAAAAATTTGTGTATAATATATTGAACATAAAATAAGGAGAAGTCGAAATGAAAGTCAAAGTAGAATTTACAATTGAAACACCTGACTTTGGAAAAGAGGAATTTAAGAAAGAGATAGAAACTTTAATAAAAGATATTGACCCCCTCTGGAGAAACTGAGTTGCTAAGTTTCAATATGTATGAAGTCGAAGATTGAAGTTTTTGTAAACAGTTAAAGAAGAGATAAAAATGAAAATTAAAAACTCAACTAAATAGGATACTCAAGATCTAAGAAGTTTGATCTTGGCCAGCAAGATTTTGGTTTTTCGAAACAACCAAAAATGATAAGGTTCATACGATTAGCACTGGAAGTGGGACTTGGGAAGATTATAAAGTAATTTATGAACTATTGAAAAAAGGTATGATTGGTGTGAATTAAACAAAAGAAAATTTTGAACTCCTCATCAGATATAATTGTGTATAATATATCTAAAGCGGGAGTGTAGTTTAAAGAAGAACATCTTAGGAATGATACCTAAGAAGATGAAGGTTAGAATCCTTCCACTCCTTCGCCCACTTAAAAGAAGATTAAGATGGATGAGAAAAAGGAAAAAGAAGCATTAAGATTGAGAGCAGCAGGAGATAGGAGAAGAGCGGATGGGCTTAAGGCTCTTGCTACTGCTTATGTGATGCGAGCGGAAATAAATGAGGAGCTGGCGAGGTATCCTGATGCTAATATGACTTTAAGGTGCAAGGAACTGCAAGAGCTTTGTTTGTCTACGGTCATGATTTAATGAAGGAAGGAGAAAAGATTTATTTTAAGGGCGATAAAATATTATCTGATTGAAGGAGAACATAAAATGAAAGTAACAAGAAGATGTGTAATTTGTAAAAAAGAAAAAACAAAAGGTGTTAGAGCTTTTACTAAATTTGACAACCTAATTAAAAGACTTGATTTAAAATGTTGTAACTCTTTCGTTCAAAGGAAATCAAAGCTTACCGAATTTGGACACCTCAAATATGTTTGTAGCTTGTGCAAGGGTATTTTATTGAAGGAATGTCCACGGCAACCAAAAGATGAAAGAGTTTCCTCCGTCCTTGTGGTTGAAAACCAGGAGACAACCATTTGTCAAACCAGAATATGAGGTGTTCTTTTAAAAAGAGTATATTTGCTCAGGAATGAAGAAAAACATTTTATAAGGAGGTAAAATGAGTAAATTTTATACATTAAAAAATTCTTATGAAAGACCTCTAAAAAAGAAATGGTGGAAAAAGATTTTTAAATCTAAAGAGAAATGGGAATTTGTTCCTGTTCTCCTACCAGATAGAGACGGTTGCCCTCCATATGTAGGAATTTTTTATTCTGGAGATTTAAATAAAGCTAAAATTGAAAGAATTAAAGGAGAATGTATTAGAGGATACATTGAGAGGTCTCAACTAAAGCTTGGATCAAAATATAATATTGTTTATGGAGATCCAATAGTTATTAAAGATATAGTTTATATAGGAAGAAAAGATACTTTTTATTTTATAGAAAAGAGTTCTGTTGTTGGAATATTTTATATATTTCAAAGCATTTGGGATCTGAATGGTAAACATGTTGAAGTTTGGGTTGGGGCAAATGTGAATGTCAAGATTTCAGAAGTTATTTGAAACTTATAGAGGTAATCATGCTTTATGAAGACTTTTTATCTACAAAAATAGGTTCGTGTTCAATACCTGTATCTTACGGTTTAGAAAATGGAGTTGTTTTAAATGAAGATGGAAGGTATTTCATAAAACTAATCCCTGGTTATCTTCAATTAAGAGTGTTTGTGTTGTATCATGAACTTGGGCATTGCTCCTTGTTAAAATATTCTTTTACAAGACCTTTTTTCTATTGGTTTTATCGTAGGCCTTGGGCATATTGGAGAAAGTTAATTTGTAGTTTAGAAGAGATAAGAGCATGGTGGTGGGCTAAAAAAGAATTACAAAGAACTGAATTTTGGAAAGATCTATCATTTCGAAAGGATTTTGAAATTTGTAGAAAAGAATGTATAAGAACATACTTAAGGAGAAAATAATGAATGAAACTTTGAAGAAAACAGGAAAGCAAATAATAAATACATTATTAATTAGTGTTATAGTTGTAATGTTTTTTGCAACATATATAAATTTGAAAGCAATGAAAGAGTTACAGAAAAAAGATTTGTCAATACAACTTTCAGTTGAAAATGGGATGGTATTAAATATGGAAGCAACCGGTTATGCTATGGGAGCTCCATATTCATCTTTAACAAAAAGCGGAGAATGTGTAGTTGGAAAAGGATTCTTGAAAGTCGGAGATTTAGATGTTTTTACTATAGCGGCAGATCCAAAAATTTTAAAACTTGGAAGTATTGTTTATATGGATAGTTTAGGTTTAGGAATGGTAACTGATACAGGAAGTAAAATAAATGGTTTAAAAATAGATATTTGTTTTAAAACTATTCAAGAAGCTCGAAATTTTGGAAAGAAAACAGTTAAGGTTTTTATATTGAAAAATTAAGGAGAAAAATAAAATGAGATTTAAACTTTATGATCTTTCTAACGAACGCGGGACTATTTGGCAAAAACCTTCAACTTTAGATGTTCGTCTTGTTAACAACAGATGGTGGAGTTTGCATAGGAAAAAATGGTATTTGCAATATTCCAATATAGGAGCAGATACTTTTGAAGTAACTGAAAAAAGTTTTAGACAATGGATACGAAGAAATAATGCTAAGAAAATAGGGATTTATGATTTTGGGCGAAGAAAAACAAGAATATTAAAATAGAAGAGGGAATAATTATGGAAAAAGGTATAACTGAAATGTTTATATTAGGAGATGAATTATTTAGAGAGGATAATTATTTAGTTACTTATGGTAAATCGTCAAATACTATATTTATTTATGATTTGAAAAAGCAGATCATTAAACCTATAACTCCTAAAGAATTAAAGTTGGTTAAGAAGGCTTTGACATATCCTGAGGTGAAAGTTGAAAGTGAATATATGAATAAAAAGGAAAAGATAAAATGATAAATGGAAAAAACGGATTTATTGGAAATGGAAGTAATTCTCAAATTGTGAAAAGTATTTGCCAATATAAAGATGTAACGTGCGAATTACAAATGGAATATATTTGGGGTTATATTAATGGAAAAAGAGTGTGTCAATTAATTCATGATTCTATAAAGGTATTAAGAAGTAATATTTAGGAAAATAATTAATTATTCATGAAAAAGAAAAAAAAGAGAAATATTCCAAATTGGGATTTAATACAAAATAAGATGATAGTATTTGTTGAAGCCCAACTACAAAAAAGATGGAAAATTCCAATTACTATTAATATATATGAATTTTCAAAAGGACTTCCTATTAAGAATGAACAAAATTATGATGGCTTTGTAGGGTTTTTTACGATCAATAAAGAGATGTATATAGATTATATTGCAGTGAGAAAACGTAAAAATAAAGAATATAACACATTTGTAATTGCCCATGAGTTAGGACATATTTTGGATTTTTTAGAGGGAGGTTATGATAAAAGGTATTTGAACAACTCCTTTGATAAAAGAATAAGGTGGGAAGGTGAGAAAAGGGCTTTTGCTAAAGGTTATGATCTTTTAAAAATTGTTGGAATGTCTGTTTATTATTTAGAAAAATATGTTGGTGAATTTAGATCTAAAAGTTTAGAATCTTTGATTTGCCAATTTGGAGAAAAGAAAAACATGAGTATTTGTAAAGATTTTTAGAACCTTTTGTCATTTAATTGTGTATAATATAATAATGATAAATAAGGAGGTATAAAATGTTTGTATATTTATTTTTAGTTATTGTCGGTGGGTTCGTTGGTAATTTGATTGGGACAAGTAAGAATAGAATTGTTTGGGGTATGTTTATGGGAATCCTTTTAGGCCCTTTAGGTTGGTTGATTGTTGCCCTTGGTCCAAACAATGGTCCAAGATGTCCATTTTGTAAAGGAGTAGTTATTAAAGGAGCAACTAAGTGTAAAAATTGTGGTTCTGATTTATTGTATACCGATGAAAAGTAAAAATAAAAGCTAAAATTTAAGGAGGTGAAAAAAGATGACATCAAAGAAATTGCAAGTAAGACCGGTATCAAAGAAATCGCAAGAAAAGAAGCCAGTTAGAACTCCGAAGTATAGTGTTGATATGGAGAAGTTGAGAGAGGCTTTGAAGAAAGAAACTCCCGTTTCTCAGATTGCGAAAGATATGGGTTTTCCGAACGAAGCAAAACCATATTTGTTCAACGCTATAAAGCGGTTGAAAGCAACAAAAGTAAGCCCAGGAGTTTATAAGTTAACTGAGTAAAGAACAAATCTTCCACTGCCAGTAGGAGCTCACTGTTACTAATACAGTGAGCTCCATAAAAGAGGTAAACAATTAAAGGTTTCTAATGGAAAAAACTAAATTATTATTTCCAATAAGTAATGAAACTCTTTTAAGACGCACAGAAATACTCCAAGATCAAATAAAAGAGTGTGAAGGTGAAATTCCATACACCTTTTGGTGTGATAGTTGTAAAGAGAAAATGAAGAAAGTGAAAAATTTTAAGTTTCAACATCTTAAGGAAAGACTACAAATACTAAATAACGCCGCATATATGGGCGTTGATATAGCAGCAAGGTTTTCAAAACCTACTGCAACAGCATTTTTAGAATATAAATGTTTAAAATGTGGGCTTATATATCATCTTTGTCATCCCGGTAGATGTGAGTGTGGTGGTGAAGTTGAACCAATATAAATTAAACCCAGTAGAAAGTGTTGGGAGCTCGTCTTGTAATTCTAAATAATTAGAACCAAGGTAAGAGCTCCCACACCTGGGATAAAAAAGGAATAGTAATTATGGCATCAGCTTTATGTGAAATAAAAACATGTAGATATAAACACATTAGAAAAGATAAATGCACTTGTTTTCACATGATGGTAAAAGAAATTGATGGAAAACCAGTATGTATAACTTATAAACCTTTAGAAAAGGATGAATTGGAAAGGAGAGAGAAGAAAAATGCCTTATATACCAAAAGCACATAGAAAAGATTGGGATAATGTTATTAAAGAAATTTTAGAAACCATTTGTATAGGCACCGAACCTGGAACATTAAATTATATAATTACTAAAATACTTAAAGAGGCTTTAGGGGAAACTCCAAATTACAAAAGATATAATGAAATTGTAGGAGTTTTAGAATGTTGTAAGTTAGAAATGTATAGAAGAGCAATTGCTGAATATGAAAATGAAAAGATAAAAGAAAACGGGGATGTATATTAATAGGAAGAAATTATGTATTATATGATTTATTGTGGAGTAATCGATCAAATCTCTCAAATGAGAGATCAACTCTTAGTAGCTAAAGAACAAGACTATTTAGAAGAAAGAAAGAAAGTTATTCAAGATTGTATTGATAAATTAAATGGAAGCATTTTTGATTTAACTTGTGCTATTGAATTAAGAAAAGAAGGACCGGTAATAGAAAACAATGATGAAAATGAGCCCCATCATCTAAATGGTTAGGATAACAGCCCTTCAAGCTGTAAATACGAGTTCAATTCTCGTTGGGGCTATAAAATTATAAAGGAGATTAATATGAATTTAATATTATTGATTTATGTTTTAGGGTGGTTTTTGTTACCTTTATGCCTTAGAATATTGAACCCTTCTTATTTCGAAGAATGGTTTGATGATTGGTTAGGTGAAGTAAGTTTAATTTGTGTTATGATTATTTGGCCTGTGATGGTTCTTTTTTGGTTTGTCCGTGCTTATTTAAAATTTTTGAATAAATGGGGGTAAAGAATGATTACGATAAAAACTAAAGAAGAAATCGAAACAATTAGACAAAATGGAAAAATTGTAGCTCAAACTTTAGATCTATTACATAAATCTACTGTTCCTGATATTAGCACTATTGAATTAAATAATATTGCAGATACTTTTATTCGAGGTAATGGAGCTACTCCAGCAACATTTACAAAAGGTTTTCCTAAAGCAATTTGTATTTCTATAAATGAAGAAGTTGTTCATGGAATACCTTCAGATAGAAAACTTAAAGAAGGAGATATATTAACTTTTGATGTTTGCATTTCAAAAAATGGTTTTTGTGCAGACGCCGCAATAATTGTTTGTGTAGAAAATGTTTCTGATTCTGTAAAAAGGTTAGCTGATGTTTGTAATCAAAGTTTAGAAAAAGGAATTGAGAAAGCAATTGTAGGTAATAAAATAAACGATATATCATCTGCTATTTATAGTTATGTTAGAAGTAATGGTTTTAATGTTATTCGTGATTATGGAGGTCATGGAATAGGAAAGGAGTTACATGAAGATCCTTTTGTTCCAAATTGGTGGTGTTCATGTAAAGAATTAGGTAGTATAATCCAAAATGGTATGGTGTTCAGTATCGAGCCAATGATTTGTTGTGGAAAAAGAGCTGTTAGAACTTTAGATAATGGTTGGACTATTGTAACTAAAGACGGTTCTTTATCCGTTCACTGTGAGCATACTATTGTAATTGTAGATGGAAAACCTGAAATTTTAACTAAACTTTAAAAGGAGATAAGTAAAATGAGATATGTATATCCTGATTTTAAAGCGTTAAGATTTAACTATAAAGGAGGAATGATTAATTGTTTTTGGAAAGATTTATTCGGTTTTAGTTTTAAAAAGATAGGAACTAATACTATTTCATTTAACTACGCACGATTTAGTATTTTTTGGGAAGGTTTTTTTGAAGGAATAAAACATTTAATAATTGGATAGGAGAATGGAATGAGTGAAAAATTAGATGATATTATTAAAAAAGCAAACTTAACTATTCTTTATAAAACCACATTTAGTAGTTTGAATGAAAAGGAACGTGAATTAAGACATTGGGATGTTTTTAGAGCCTTGGTTGAAAAGATTGAACAAGAGTATATTACAAAAACAGATTATAATGGTCTCCCAATGTTAAATGATAATTGGATTTCACTTCAAGAGATTTATAATGACGCTCCAGAGGTAGAAAAACGCATGATTTTTAGTTTTATTGTTAGTAGGTGGGATACTTTATTTAGACATTGGAAAACTTTTATGGATGACAAATATGAAAAAGGAAAGTGGCAAAAACATTTTGAATAAACAAAGTAAAGTTAATATTGACATTAATTTTTGTATTTTATAATAGAGGTGAATGATGGAGAAAAAAATCGTGTATTTAGCAGGTAAAATAAGCATTGGAGATAAAGATACTTTTTATCGTAAAGAAGCTGCTAAAAAATTACGAGATGTTGGTTTTATGTGCCTTGATCCTCTAAGGTGTAAAGGAGGACCTTCAAAGTGGGCAAGTTTTGAACCTTCTGAAATTGTAGCAAGAGATTTACAAGATGTTTCTAGAGCGCATGTTGTTCTTGCAGTAATAAATGAAGGAGGTCGAAAAATATCTTTTGGAACTCCTTGTGAATGTATGTTTGCATACCTTCATCATATTCCTGTGGTTTTAGTTTCTGATAATGAAGCTTTGAGAAATCACTATTGGGTAAAAATTGTTTGTGCTAAGGCTTTTCCTAAAATTGAAGAGGCTATTGATTATATTATTAATTGGTATGGAAAAGATGAAGAAATAAATGAAGATCTAAAATAGTATCATTTTTTAGAAAAATGTATCATAATAGATAATAGATGGTTCTATCTATTGTTTTTAATTTTTTAAGAAAATTTTTTCCAAAAGGTGAAGAGTGTTTGATATTAAGATGATAGCTGAAGCTAAAGAAAAGTATAAAGATTTGTATGCTAAATCTTTAGAAGAAAGACAAAAGCTTAGGGAAACGGATGGATACCGGTTAGCTTTACTTGACATATATGAAATGGCTGCAGCAGCAGTTGTTCATCCCGCAGGTGAATGTCTTTTAGGTGGAATTGTAATTAAGCTTGCTACTGGAGAACTTAAAATTCAAAAGAATATTAATGATAAATAAAGAAAAACCATTATCGCTTGAAACATTAACAAAAGCATATAATTTGCTTCCCAAAGAGAAACCGAAGTATGATTTGGTTGTTGCTCCTGAAGAGATAATTAAGAATTTAATAGTTTCTTTACCTAAAGCAACTTCTGAAACAGTGTTTGGGATACCTATTATAAAATTACCAGAAATAAAGCGAAAAGGTTTGTTTAGATATAGATTGTTTAGGATGTTATTTTCATCGACGAAAAAAATAATTGAAGAATGGCGTTGGAATAGCAGAATATATTTGGTATCTCAAGGGTATTTACAAAATTCAGTATGTATAAAAAATTTTAGGGTGTAAAATGAAACCCAAATTAATTCTCCTTCATGGTAAAGCGCGTTCTGGTAAAGGTGAAGTTGCTAAAAGACTTTGTGAAGAGTATGGATATGCTGAAGTAGGTTTTGCAGATTATTTGAAAGAATTAGCAATAAAAATATTTGGTTGGAACCACGATGAAATTTATGTAAATAAAACTCCTGAAAGTAGAAAATTCATGCAACTTTTAGGAACTGAAATAGGTAGGGCAAAAGATTTTGATTTTTGGGTTAAAAAACTTGAAGAAAGATTAAGTGAGCCTTTTTTTAAAGGTAAAAATATTGTAATTTCAGATGTAAGATTTAAAAATGAAGCTGAATGGGGGAAAAGTAAAGGAGGGCAACTTTGGAAAGTTATAAGACCTAATGTAGAGGAATTGATTGAAGCAAACCCAGACCATGCTTCTGAAAATGATCTTAAAGATTGGGAAAGTTGGGATTGTATTATTTCGAATCATAAAACATTAGAAGATTTATATAAAGAAGTTGATGTAGCTATAAGTCGTTGTGAAAAAGGAAGTCTTGAAAAACCTACTATAACTCAAGGGTTTTTGTTGTCTGATATTATTGAAGTGTTAGCTACAAATAATATTACACTGGAAGGTAGAATTTTAAATATATTGACTTTAGGTTTAGAAAAATTAGGTTGGAAGAAAATAAGAACTCTTCCTTCAAGAAGGTGGAAATAGTAAATTTTTGTTTTTATATAAATATGCACTCGCTGTAACTCCTATAAGCCCAGCGAGAAGAGAATTGACTTTGGGATTGGGTAAATTCTCTTTTGTATTACGATGACCCCATTTTCTAGATCGGAAATGGATTGGTGATGGCATCGTTTAATGATGAAACTACTATCGTAAGAAATTTAGGATGCGTAGATAGTAGTGAAAGTCCTTTATGGAAGTAGATTAGAAGTGATAGAGGCTGACCTTACTAAAACAGGCCAGCCTCTATATTTGAAATTATTAAAAAATAATAATTGAATAATTTTAAAGGAGAAGTATGGGTTATCTTATTGGAGGTCGAATTGTTAATACTGACAGATATGGTAAAAGTAAAAATATAAATCAAAATCAAGGTCTTATAAAAGTTCCAGAATTCAAACCAATTCGAGGAGCTTCTTTTGATAAATCTCAAGATTTCAAAGCAAGAATAAGGACACAAGCCGCAGATATAAGTAGGACTGCTCCTACTTTCAATGATCCACGTTATACATTTACTACCCTTTCTATTCCTACCGATCTAAGAACTCTAAATGGTTTATATAGATTTTTTGATGATACAGATCCTATAGTTGGTAACGCAATTCGTCTTCACACAGAATTTCCCTTAGCTGGATATGGATTTTCAACTTGTGGCGATCCTGGAATCCAAGCTCATTTTGAAGAAATGTGGGATAGGATTCATGGAGATCAACTTTTGTTTGATTTAGGTTTAGAATATTGGCGAATTGGAAATGTATTTTTATTTGGTGCTTGGAATGAAGTAGATTTTATGTGGGATCAGTTCGCGGTCCTAAACCCAGACTATGTTACTGTTGAGTCTACTTGGCTGAATCAAAAACCTCTAATTAAACTTCAACCAGATGAAGCATTAAAAAGAATTGTAAGCTCTGGCCAACCTAAGTTTTTATATAATCAACTTTCTCCAGAAATTATTAAGTTTGTTAGATTAGGTCAAGAAATTCCTTTAGATCCAAATAATACTTTTTTTATTGCTCACAACAAAGCTCCATATGAAAATTTAGGTAAGTCAATTATCAAACGTATTTTGAAAATGTTGATTTATGAAGATAGATTAAATATGGCAAACTTTTCTATTGCTACTAGGCAAGTGATTCCTATAACAGTGGTTAAACTTGGCGATCCAGCCAGTGGCTGGATCCCCGGCCAAGAGGAAATGGAAGATGTGAAGGAACTTTTTAGTGCCAGAGAGGTGGATCCTAATTTCTGTTATGATGATCAAACTGAATGTTTAACAGATAAAGGTTGGGTTAAATATGATGAGTTAACTTATAATCATAAGGTCGCTAGTTTTAATAAGGAAAATAATTCGCTTGAATATTATAACCCTTCTATTATTACGATCCAAGATTATGAAGGGGATATGATTCATTTTAAAACGAAGCATGTTGATATTAAAGTAACTCCAAATCATAGAATGTTAGTAAATAGAGATGAAGAATGGCAGATAGTTCATGCTGAAAATGTAAGGGCAACTGATAGATTTAGAGCTTGTGTGGATAACTATGAAGGTGAAAAACCCCCAAAGATGTTAGAGATTGCTGGAGAGCAAGTAAATTCTGAAGCTTGGTTTGAATTTGTTGGTTGGTGGTTAGCAGAAGGTTGTTTATGTTACCATAGTCATACAGAGCCTTATAGTGTTAATATAACACAATCAAAAGTAGAAGGCGTTCAAATATTAGAAAATTTATCAAAAAGATTACCTTGGAATGTGCGCAAAAATGAAGATCATTTTGTGATTAATAATGTAAAATTAGGAAGATATTTAAAAGAGACCTGTAGTGAAAAAATTAATAAACACGTTCCTCGCTGGATGTTAAATGCTGATAAGAAACATCTTGATTTACTTTTAAAAGCTTGGTTACAAGGTGATGGTACTTGTATAAAACAAAAAAATAGTATATTATGGGAAGGAGCTTCAGTTTCAAAACAACTTATAGATGATATGCAGGAAATTGCTTTGAAGTTAGGTTATGGTACTTTTTTAAGAACTCGATCTTCTCATTCTTATTTATTAAAGGAAGGAAAGAGATGTTATAATAGAGAAGATGGTACTCCTTATTATGATCTTTATATGTTAAGTGTTTCTGAAACAGTTGAAAAAAAGTTTCCTCTTATTCCTAATGAAAATGAAAAAACTCCTATTGATTTAAGTGAAGTTGAAATTTATAGAAAAAAGAAACAAATTGATTGGGATAAGATAGATTTAGAATCTTTGTTAGAAAAAGTGAATGGAAACGTAAGAACTTTAGCAACTAAATTGGGAATAAATCATGTTTTAATTTGGAATCAAATTAAAAATAGAAAAATCGAAATTCAAAAAGATCCAAATAAAAAAATAGTTGATGGTAATGAATTAACTTGCACAAAAATACAGAGAGAATTTTATAAAGGTAAAATTTGGTGTGTATCAGTTCCTACAGGAATTATAATAACAAGACGTGGTGGTGAGATAGCAGTTCAGGGCCAGACCATCTTTTACCATTATGGCCTGGATATTCAATTCTATGGAGCCTCCGGTAAAATTTTAAACCTTACTCCTGAGCATGATAGAATACGAAAACTTAAATTCTTAGGCTTAGGAATAAGTGAAGCACTGCTTTCTGGAGGGACTGCAACGTATGCTACTGCATACATGAATTTAGAAGTTTTGAGGCAACGATATTTACATTTTCAGTTGAGGTTAGAAAATTTTGTGCATAAAGGTTTGTTTGAAGTAGTATCGAGATTGTGTGGTTTTTATCAAACAGATAAAACAGTTGTAGGTAAGAATTATAAAGGCAAAGTTTATGGTGATGCAAAAGCAATGAAGAATTTTATGGAACAAAGATTTGCTCAAAAAACTTTAAGAGATTTACAAGATAATTTTGAGTTTAAAGAATTTATTAGAAAAAAAGCACAAGAAGACGCTGAAAATGGTTTAGCAGTAAGACCAAAATATATTTATCCGAAAATGAAGTGGGATTTACTATCTTTGACCTCAGATGCACAATACAGACAATTTTTAATGTCTTTTGATAAGATGTTTCCAGGAGTTAGAAAGATTAGTGATGCTACATATTATAGAGTGTTGAAGTTGGACGGAGATTTAGAACAAAGGCAGATTGAAGTCGAAAAACAAGAACAAAGAAATCAACAATTTAAAGATGCAAAGAAAGATAAAGAATTTAGAGAAAAACTAATATCAGAAGGATTAGAGCTTCCTCCAACACAACAAGTGAAGCCTTTAGGTGGTGGAGGACCAACACTACTTGGAGGACCTCTTCCTCCGTCTGCTCCGAGAGCTCCTATTGGAAAAGGAGTTGCAGAAGGAGAAGGAAAACCTGGAGGCGGCCCTGAAGTATTAAGAGAAAAATCTAAAGAAATGCAGGAAGAATTAGAAGGAGGCCTTGAGGCAGAAGTAAAACGTTTAAAAAAATCTAACAAGGAGATGTTGAAGAACCGTGATACTGAAAATTAAGATTGAAAAGGAAAAGAGAAGAATTCCTCTTCCTAAAAAAGGGGAACAAATTTTTAAGGTAAAAAAGGCATATACTCGTAAAATGAAACATAAAAAAGATTGGAGATTATTGGAAGATGAAGAAATTGAATATGAGGAAGAAATTAGGAATTGAAGGGTTTCCAAAAGGTCCTATTAATTATAAAAAGATTACAGATGTTCTTATGATAGTAAAAGATCTACAACAAGCTGGCTCTTTAGATCCTGATGAAGTTGAAGACCTTGCTGGAAATTTGTATAGCATTTTTGGAGATGAAACTTTGTCGGATGTTATTTTAGAAGCAAATGAAGATAACACTTCTAATTTTATACAAATTATAGGGGAGTATTTAGCTTTTATATCAACGGAAATAGAGTTGAAACCTCGGGGTCGGGAGCTTTTAGAGAGTTTAATTAAGGTTTGTCGAGATCCTGATAATCCAAAGTATCAAATAAAGAAAGTTCCTTTGGAGACGTTGCGAGGCCCCGGAAAAGAAAAAGAAAAGTTTGAGGGAGAAGAAACTGAGGTAACTGAAGAAGTTGGAAAAAAGAAAGAAATTCACCCTGAAAAAGGGGATCTCTCAAAAGAAACTATTCCAGTTCCTTATGCAGCTTTTCTCAACAAATACTCTCCGGACGAAATCTGGGATATCGTCTCTGGTAAAAAAACAGATGTTTCTGAAGAAGAAATAGAACAAGCTAAAGAAGTAATAAGTAGAGGTATAGTAGCAAATAGATTAAGTATGAGAAAAACTGCAAACGGTTGGGAAGAATATAAAAAAAGACAAGCAGAAAAATTAAAAATTGCAGAAAATCCAAATACTCCTCCAAAAGCTTTAGCAGAATTAGTTAATAATAGTGACTGGAATATACGTGAAGCTTTAGCAGGAAATCCAAATACTCCTCCAGAGGCTTTAACTAAGTTAGTTGAAGATAAAAATTTAGATGTTCGCCTAGCTTTAGCAGAAAATCCAAATACTCCTCCAAAAGCTTTAGCAGAATTAGCATTAATTGAATTATCAAAAAGAAATTGGAATGTTCTTCATGCACTTATGGAAAATCCTTCAACTCCTCCTGAAACTTTAGCAAAATTACAAGATCGCGGGGAATATATAGAACAAAAGTATAAAAGAATGAAAGAAAAAAGAAAAGAATTTGAGAAAAAACTACGCGAAGATGTTGGTGGTAAGTTAATGGATCAATTGATTGAGAAAGGACAGAACCCTAAAGTATGGACTAGAGAAAAGTGGAATGCTTTTTATGAGGAAGTTAAAAAATTAAAAGAAGAAAAAAGAAAAAAAGAAGAAGAAAAAGAGACAAAAGAACAAAGAGAAGAAAGAATTAAAAAAGAAAAAGAAGATAAAAAATATTGGGAAAATATTGAAAAAGCTGTAAATTTAGCAGAAAATCCAAATACTCCTTCAGAAGTTTTAGTTGACTTATCAAAAAATCACCTTTATAATGTTAGGAGACAAATTGCAAAAAATCCTTCAACTCCTATAGAAGTTTTAGTTGAACTTGCGAAAGATAAAGATTGGACTGTTCTTTTTGAGTTAGCAGGAAATCTAAATACTCCTCCAGAGATTTTAGTTGAATTATTAAGAAATAGAAGAGATATGCCTATACGTGAAGCTTTAGCAGAAAATCCAAATACTCCTCCAAAAGCTTTGGCAGAATTAGCAAGAAGTCAAAGTAACTCAATTCTTTATGCTCTTTTGGAAAATCCAAATACTCCTCCAGAGGCTTTAGTTAGATTAAAAAATCGAGGATTTTACAAAGAAGAAGAAGAAGAACTTGAAATAGAAGAAGTTGAAGAAGAAGAAGTTGAAGAAGAAGAAGAAGAAATTCACCCTGAAAAAGGGGATCTCTCAAAAGAAACTATTCCAGTTCCTTATGCAGCTTTTCTCAACAAATACTCTCCGGACGAAATCTGGGATATCGTCTCTGGTAAAAAAACAGATGTTTCTGAAGAAGAAATAGAACAAGCTAAAGAAGTAATAAGTAGAGGTATAGTAGCAAATAGATTAAGTATGAGAAAAACTGCTCAATGGGATGAGGTTAAGAATGCTTTTATTGAATGGATAGAATATGAAGGAGGTCCTCAACACTGGTTAGAACATTATGGAGGAGATATTACTCAAATCCATGACGTTATAGCAAAGTGGGCACATCATGAAAGAGGTTTTGTATTAACTTACGCAGATGTAGTTGAGCTAGAATTTCTTTTTTCAAGACTTCTTAAAAAACAAATTAAAGGTAGTCGAAAAGATATTGCTAATAGATTAAGTATGAGAAAAACTGCTCAAAGCGCTCCTGAAACTATTCAAAAAGCACAACAAGGAGATAAGGATGCTATTGCTAAAGTTATTGAAGAAAATGAAAGTTTAATAGCTTCTTCTCTTATAAAGTGGGGGTTAACTCCTGGAAGTGATGATTTTCAAGATACCTTGTCCGATATTAAAGTTGAGATGTTAAATAGAGTAATTCCTCAATATGATTCTTCAAAAGGAGCTTTTTCAACGTTTTTAACAACCGCTGTTTATAATTTTTTAAGAAGAGGGACTAGAAAAAAAGAATATGAAGAAAAACAAAAAGAAGTATCTACAGAAGAACCAACTGGAGAAGATATAACTTTAGGAGAAACTTTAGAAGATAAATCTCATCCTTTAGTTCAAATGACTATAAATAGTGCCCGAGAAAATCTTCAAAGTTATATTCATACAAAAAATCCAGAACTTGAAGATATGATATTAAGAATATTTGATTTAAAGATTGAAGATAATACTCACGAACAAATAGCAGAGACTTTAAATAAAGAAGGATTTAAAAGTAAAGGAAAACCAATTACTAGGTTTATAGTAAATAATTTAGTTAATGAATGGATAAAACCAGCTTTGGCTCAGTTTTTTGAGGCTTTTAAAACAGCTAAGTTAGGAATGCGGAAAGAAGCAGTTATGTCTGATATTGAATTTTGGAATTATATAGATCAAATAGGAAAAGATTCAAATAAAATTGAAAAAGTAGTTCCAGAACCAGAATGGAAAAATTTTGTAGATAAATTTTCAAATTTTACAGAAAATTTAGTAAATACTGATCCTTCAGGAGAATTACGTGATGGAATGGATTACGCTTCTTGGGGTATTATATCTAGAGGAAAAGAAATGTATAATCAAGTTTTAAAAGATTTAAAATCTGAAAAGGTGACCTTAATTGAACCTATGGAGCGCTATGAAGGATGGAAGAGATCATATAAAATATTTGATAATGAAAAAAGTGAAGAATTTGGAATGGTTGTTGAAGAAATGCGACAAAAAACAAAAGAAAGTATAAAACCAAAAGTAAAAGTAAAACAAAAAGTAAAACCAAAAACAAAGGTAAAACCAGATTCGAAACTTCCAGATTGGCTTCCTTCTAAGATAACTATTGAAGATGAAGAATTAGAATTGGATGAACCTTCGAAGGAAACTATTCCAGATATTTTATATCCAGAATATTCTACTTTGTTAAGTAAATACACTGAAGATGAAATCTGGGATATAGTAAGTGATAAGAAAACAGATGTTTCTAAAGAAGAAATAGAACAAGCTAAAGAAGTAATTAGTAGAGGTATTATAGCAAATAGATTAAGTATGAGAAAAGAAGGAAGTCGTGAATGATAAAACGTTTGAGTTATTTTTAAAAACCAATGTTTTGATTCCTAAATTAAGTAAAGAGGAAGAATCAGATTGTGTTATTACAATTCAAGGATCAGTAGATCCTTTTCTTATAGATGAATGTTTTAAAAAATTAGTATTTGCTTCTCTTCGCATTGTATTAAGCATTGCTAAAAAATATGAAGGAATGGGATTATCTTTAGAAGATTTAATTCAGGAAGGATATTTTGGATTATGTGATGCTTTGGAGGGATTTGATCCTTATTATGAACCGCATACAAGATTTACAACTTTTGCATTTCCTTATGTAAAGCGAAGAATTTTAATAGCATTAAATAAGAAACCTTCAAATATTCCTTTACCTGAATCTAAAAAAAGAGCATTTTGGAAGTTGATTCAGGATCCAACCAAGTTAGAAAGAAAAGAAAGAGATGAATTAGAACAGAGGCAATTTGAATTTTTGTCCCTTGAAGCATTAAGTGAGATTCCTGATTTTGAACGAAAATTTGGGATTATTGATTATTATACTCCAGAAGATGTCTTAGTTGAGAAAACAAATGAGGAATATTTAATTTTAGAATTGAAAAAACTACTCACACCGAAAGAACTTAATATTGTCCTTTATTTAGTAGGGTTCAAAAATTCTGATTATAAACAATTGTCGCCAAAAGAAGTAGCAAGTCTTTTTAATGTTAAAGTTGCTAGAATTTACCAATTAAGGAAAGAAATAAAAGAAAAGTTAGTTTCAGGGGGTTTAGTAAAATGTTTACCAAATCAAAAAAAGATGATAAATTGGAAGTAGTTGAAAGGAATTGAGTTATGCCTAAGAAAGGTTATAAACAAACAGAAGAACATAAAAGAAAAGTAAGTAAAGCGTTGACAGGTGAAAAAAATCCGAATTTTGATAATCATACTCCTTTTTCTGAAGAACATAAAAGAAATCTTAGTGAATCACATAAAAATATTCCTCTTTCTGAAGAACATAAAAGAAAAATATGTGTATTTACAAAAGAGCAAGAATTACAAATTTGTAATGATTATTTTTCGGAAGAAAAGCCGAGTACTATAGTTTTAGGTAAAAGATGGAATTGTAATAAGTCAACTATTCGAGGTATTATTAGAAGAAATGGATTTATTTTAAGGACTTGTAGAGAATCTTTACAACTTGAAAAAACGAGAAAAAAGTTAAGGGAATTAAGTAAAGGTAAAAACAATCCTAATTATGGTAAGCATAGGCCTTGTTATGAAGAAACAAAACAAAAAATAAGAGAAAAAGTTTTATTTCGTATTCAAAATAACTCAGGTCCTTTTAAAGACACCAAACCAGAACTTAAAATGAAAGAAATTTTAAGTTCTCTTAATATTCTTTTTAAACATCAATTTAAATTGAGTAATCGTCTTTTTGACTTTCATATTTTAAATACAAATATTTTAATAGAAGTTGATGGAGATTATTATCATGGAAATCCTGAAAAATATAGTAAATTAAATACTACACAAATAGAAGTTAAACAAAAAGATATTATTAAAGAAAAATTAGCAAAAGAAAGTAATTTTATTCTTCTAAGATTTTGGGAAAGTGATATTTTAAAAAATGAAGAAAAGATTATTAAAGATTTGGAGAATATATGGAACAGATAATTACAGATGAAAAAGTTTTAAGACAAGTAAGTAGCGTGGCAACTTTTGAAGAGGCTCAAGAAATTTGGAAGAAGCTTGAGCAATATTTAGATGAGCAAAAAGAAGTAGCTTTGAGTGCTATTCAAATTGGAATTCCTAAAAGAGTAGCTTTAATTAAATTGGGGAATAAGGTTTTTAAAATGTTAAATCCAGTTATTCTAGGAAAACAAAATGAATTTGTATTTAAGGGAGAAGGTTGCCTGAGTTTTCCGAAGATATTTAAAAATACTTTGAGGCACGGATCAATAGACGTTCAGGACGAAAGTATGGGTAGATTCATAGTAGATGTTAAAACAGATGGTATACTGCCTGTCTTAATTCAGCACGAAGTTGACCACATGAATGGTATTCTTTTCTTTGACCGAATGCAAAAGCCTATTAAAGTGATAGAAAAAATTGGCAGAAACGAGCCTTGTCTTTGTGGTTCAAATAAAAAATATAAAAAGTGCTGTGGAAGGTAAAAGGTTACATTTTTTACAAAAAAGTAACATAATAGATAATAGAGTATAGTATCCGTTTGGGAATTTTTTTGTTTTAATAACCAAGCTTTTGAGAAGAACTCAAAGCAGGTAATGCTTTTATAGGTTACCTGCTTTTTTTATTTTTATTAAATAGGAGAACAAAATATGCCAAAAAAAGATTTTACTGAATATGAACGGGATACGCGGGATTTTACAAAAAAACCTTTATCAAAAGATTTTCAAAAACTTATTTTTCCTCCAGAATCAGATGTAAAGAAATCCGAAGATCACGACCCTTCGGTTTTACCAACTTCAAAATTAAGTATGAGGAAGAGAGCTCTTTTATTTTCTGAAGAGAAAAAATTGATAGCTGATATTGCTTCTTCTTTAGGTCAAGAGGCTGCACAACAAGCTGAAGATTTCTATGGAGGAATAAGAGATGGTGTAAATAAAGAAATATTAAAATTTTTACGGAGGTTTCTTTCTAAAAGAGACGATGAACCATCTAAATTCTTGAAAGAACAAATTGAAGAATATCTTATTGCAATTGCTTCTACTAAAACTCCTAAAAAATTAGCTGTAATTAATAAGAAATATGTAGGAATTTTGGAAGATTCTGATTATGGAGAAAGATTACAAACTTATATAACTTCAGCGTCTTCTTTAGAAGAAGCTCTTCAAAAAATACATAAAAGATTAATAAGAGATGAGTATGCTGAATCTGGTGATGGACTTGAAGTTGTTGATGAAGATAAAGGGATTTGGGAAATTAGTGGTAATTTTTTACATGTTCATTTAGGAACAGAATCCTCTACTAAAACTCCTAAAAAATTAGCTGTTGGAGATAAAATTTTAACTTCTTCAAAAAAGGAAGCTAAAGTAGTTAAGGTTGGAACAGAGTTGGCATTTTGGATGACTGTGGACGGAAAGGATTTTGGATCTGATTTTATAAGTGATATAGAATTAATTGGGCCCACTGAAAGTGCTGTTCCTGTTGAAGGAGGTATGACAAAAGAAGTACCGTTGGAGGAGAAAGTTGATTTGGGAGAGAATATATAAAATGTTTAAAGGAAAACACGAAAGAAGGGCAAATACTGGTATACGTAAATTTTTAGATTTACAAGAAAAAGAAATTGAAAGACAATATAGAGTGGAAGAAATTAGTACTTATACATTAGCCAGAAAGTTGAATTGTAGTCAAGGGGTTATTTGTAAAATAGTTAACAAATGGGGCAAAACAAGAAATAATAAGGAAGCAGCTGCTACTGAGTCTTGTAAACAACTTGGAAAACAAAATAATTTTGTTATAAGAGGGGAACTGTGCGGTGAAAACCATCCTATATTTGGTAGAACAGGTAAAAGAGCTCCAAATTATAAAAATGGCAAAATTAAAGATGGGCATGGGCGTATTCTTATTTTTTTAGAAAAAAAGACTCATCCATTTGCTTATATATGTAGTGGTAGTGATCGTATTTTGGAACATCGTTTAGTAATGGAGAATTATTTAAAAGAGCATGATCCTAATTCTGAGTTTTTAATTGAAGTGAAAGGCTTTGAAGGTAAATTTTTAGATCCAACTGTAGTAGTTTATCATATAAATGGAATAGAAAATGATAATAGGGTTGAAAATTTACGAGTTTTTAAGAATCAAAGTGAATGTACTATATTTCAACTTCAAACTCACCTTGGCCTTTATAAAAACACTGGACCTGAATTAAAAATGAAAGAAATTCTAAATGAACTAAACATTCCTTTTGAACATCAGTTTAGAATTAAAAATTGCCTTTATGACTTTCACATTCTAAATACTAATATTTTAATAGAGGTAGATGGAGATTACTGGCATGGTAATCCTAAAAAATTTCAAAAATTAAATAAACATCAAAAAGAAACAAAACAAAAAGACTTTATTAAAGAAAAATTAGCTAAAACTAGTAATTTTATTCTTTTAAGATTTTGGGAAAGTGATATTTTAAAAAATACAGAAGAAGTAAAAAATAAATTAGGAAATTTGATATGAAAAAAGTTATTTTAACTAAATATTTTTCTTCTCCAGGAAAAATGGGTTCATGTATTAATTGCAATAAGAGCAATTGTCAGAATTGCAGTATGGGGTCTGTTTTCCCTGAAGTTGTTCATAAATACGCAGCTCAAATACAAAAAATTTCTCCTTATAATAATGATATGCGGTACATTCGCTTTAGAGCAATTGGGAATTTGTGCGTGGATGGCCCAAATTGTAACTACGACGGCTTTCCATATGATCAATTTTTAGATTCTCGCTCAGGATATGGATATACTTCTTTCATAAACAAAAAAGCTTTTGTGGAGCATCAAAGTGATGACGTTACTAAAAGTATTGGAACTTTACTTGGTGCTTATTTAAATAGATTTGATTTAAGTAAATATGGAAATAGAGAATGGAGTGATTTAACTTCTGAAGAGAGAATGGAAGTTTTAGCAAATAGAAAGCCTGAGGAAGACGGGAGCATTGAGGTGTTGATGGCTGTAGACGCAAAATTATCTCCTTCGATTGCCCGCCAAGTTGATTCCGATGTTTCGCTTGGCTGTAGTATGGGGACAAATATCGAGTTTAGCGATTGTAGTATTTGTGGCAATAGGGCTAGAACAGAATTAGATTATTGTGGACATATTGCTTATTCTAAAGGTTCTACTGTTTTAGTTCCCACTAACCAAATTAGAAATTTACTGAAAGAAGGAAAGCTTAGACCAGAATGGATAAAATGGGTTCTTAAACGAGAAGCAGATCAAAGAGAAGTCCTTTCCGGAAAAACAAGTAGAATGGTAACTGCTACAGTTTTTGAAATTAATTATGGCCTCTCATTTTTTGAATTAAGTGTAGTAGCAAATCCAGCATATATTAGAGGATATAAATTAGAAAAAATTGCCTCTATGTTAAAACAAGGATTTCAAGAATTACTGCCTCTAGTGAAAGTTGCTGAAGGAGAGGAAGTTGAAGTGCATGTTGATGTAACAAATGATTATTTTAATTCTTCAACTGCAAAAAAAGCAAAAGAATATAATAAAGATTTTAAAGATTGGTCTGATTTAGAAAAATATGGATATTTAAGAGACGGAGAAATTGCTAAGGAGGCATTGACCTCTAAACAAATAAAAAAAGTTTATGTTGAAACTGAAGATAGATCAAAGTTAGAAAAATTAGGCGCTAAATTTGTTCCTATGGATGGTACTACTTTTGTTCAACTGGTAAATCCTGAGATTTTATTAGGATTAAAATTTGCTTTAAAAGAAGATATTATGAAATTTGGTGCTATGGAATATAAAAATACTGGTTTAGATTTAACTGATGTGCTTGCTTTTGATATTCTTGTTTCACAGCAAGGGAAGCAACCGCAAGAATTAGTTGATAATATGTATGAACAGGCAGGAGGCGATGAAAAGAAACTTCGTGTTATTAACGATTGGGTAAAAATGCTTCAAACTAAATATAAAGTTGTTCCAAGAGAATATAAATTAGAAAAAAAAGAAATAAAAAATATAGAAGAAGGAGAAAAAGGTATGGTTGAAAAAAAGAAAGCCGTTTACAGGAGTCTTCCTCCAACTGTAGAAGATATGAAAGAGTTTGTGTTAGCTAATATGTTTATGAAAACAGCTGGAATGTTAGGTTCAAAATCTTTTGGAGAATGGTTAAACCTTATAAAAGGTGCTTGGAATAATTTTGGTGACCTTACTCAAATATTAAAAGATCTTCAAGAAACTTATGAATATATAAAAGATTTGGGAAAGAATTTTCCAGAAGAAGAAATACGTATAGGAGGGTTATTATCTCTTATTGATCGTGTTAAGAAGCGTTTGGAAGAATTTGATGCCGAGCTGGTAACAGCAAAAACAGCAGTTTACGATGGTCTTCCTTCGACTGCAGAAGATATAAAAGATGAAGGAATTGATATTGAAAAAACAGAAATAAAAAGTTGGAAAGGAATGTCAGAGAAAGGAGATAAAATGGTTGAGAAGGAGAAAGAATCACGTTCTCCTGGCGTTATTTTTCTTAAAGATGAAGTTTCTGCTGCTAAAGTAGTAAGAGATACAAAGAAAGCAGTTCAAGAGTTGAAACTTCAAGTAGAAGCTACTCTTAAGAAATTAACAGGAGAACTTCCTCCAGGATTAAAAGAATATATGGAGAGAAAAAGAGAAGAAAAAGGAGGAGAAAGAGAACCGGGAGAAAAACCAAAGGAAGAAGGTTTTGAGAGAAAAGAAGAAAAACCTGAAGGAGAAAAAAAGCCTGAGCTTAAACCAGGTGAAAAGGTTGAAGAAAAGAAACCCGAGAATGTAAAGGAGGTTTTACAAAACGCTATTACAGATTTAAAAGAGGTTCATGAAGATCTTGAAAAGGTTGAAGAGAAACTTGAAGGGGAAGCAGAAAAACCTCTTGCAAGTGTTTTGAAAGGTAATAAAAGATATGGAAGACATTTACAATTTGCAGTAGAGGAAGCTCTTAGAGAGGCAAAACCTGTTATTGAAGATGCTCAGGAAGCAGTAGAAGAGGCTGAGAAAATTATTACAGATACTATAAAAAATCTGGAGAAGGTTGAGAAACCAAAAGAAAAAGAATTTGGAAAAGAAAAAGAGTTTGAGAAACCTAAAGAAGAAGAAAAATTTAAAGAAAAAGGCGAAGGAGGTGAGAATGTGGCGAAAAAAATAGAAGATGTTATCGCTGGTGCTAATAGTATTAAGAAAGCATCAGATCAGTTACGTCAAATGTTTGATAAAGAGGCTACTTCGTTCCCGCCTACTGGAGCAAGAGATCCTGGAGATTATGGAGAACCTCCGGTTGCTAAAGAGTTATCTACTTGGAAGGGATTTAACCAAGAGTATGAAAAGATGAAAGGAAAAGAAAAGAGAACCGAGTTTGATACTCCAGAAGGAAGAGTAGATTTGTTAACTGGAGTGGTTGCAAAGTTGTTTATTAATAGAGAAAAAAGAGGAGATGCCTATTGGTTAGTAACAAAAGAAGGAAGTAATTTTGCAATGAAATCTACTTTTGCAGATGTTGCTGGTAATGATAATTTAACAGAAGAGAATTTTAAAAAGTTCTGTTCAAATTCTTACAAACTATTGATATTGAAAACTGTTTCAAGCAAAGGTCTTGATGATGTTCGTAGGGAAATGTTTGGAAGTTGGGTAAAAGTAGTAAGAAAAACAGCTAAGAAATCTGCAGGAGAGTGGGATCGTCTTGTACGGGGTGCTTGGAATGATCAAAATAAACTTGCTCAGATATTAGATGATCTTCGAGAGGATTATAATTATGAAAAAGGATATGCGGAAGTAACTCCACAACAAGAAGTAGTTATAGGAGCGTTGGAATCTCTTATTGATAGAGTTGCGGAACGATTAGGAGTCTCTGAGGCTGTAGAAGAATCTGTTTCTGAGAAATATACTCCTTCATATGCTTCAAAAAAGAGAAAAACAGCTGCTCCTTTTGAAGGAAGAGAAATTACAACCATTCCTAAAGGATTATATGATTCTCATGAAGGAGAAAAGGATTCTGGAAAAGCCCGTCCAGGAGTTGAAGCTGTTGATGCTCCTAAAGTTGCTGGAGATAAGAAGTATTTTACAGAAGCTTTTGGCGATTCTGGATATGCGGGAGAACTTACAAAAGCAAAGGTAGCTGCAATTGTGAAAGAAAATGAAAATCTAAGAAAGAAAGTTAAAGCTTTAGAAGAGGATCGAATTGCTGAAGCTCTTGCAAAGAGGGCTGTTGATTTAGCACGAAAAGCAGCCGCAGCTGGAGTAATTCCTTTTGATACAGATTCCGTTACTGAGAAAGCTCAAGAGTATTCGGAACTTGATGATAGGGGTTTTAAAGCAGTTGAGGATACTTTAAATGTTCTTCCAGTAGTAAATGCAAAAGCTTTAAAAGCTTATCAAATTCCAGAAGCTGAAAATGTTAATAGTGGAATCGTATATGATGCAACAGAATCTGTTAGAGATGAAAAAGAAGGAAAGCATCCAGATCAATTAAAACTTGATAATATGAAAGACGATGTGGAAAGTGCTGCAAAACTTTCAAAGAAAGCAGATATAGGTTTAACTGAGGAAGGAGAGGTAATTCCTCCAGTTCAAGAAAAGTCAAGATTTGAAAGACCTGCAATAGTAGAAGAGGAAACTACAGAAGAAGAATTAACTGCAGATGTAAAAGAAAGAATTAGGAAGAAAGCAAGTGTAGTTCCTCAACTTCATAAAGCTACTGCAGATTTAGAAAGTACTAATCGTGTTCCTGATTTTTCAGGTAGATTTACTACTATTGAAAACACTTTGAGAAAGAAAGGAATTGAATATGCCCCTAAGGTTCATTACTACAAAAGGTAAATCGTTAATCGTTTAATCGTTTTTAGGAGGTGAAATTTTAATGGCTAAAGTAACAAGAGCAGGATATTTTGGTTGGGAAGATTCTCTAAAGATAGCTGGGACTTTTTCTTCAGGTTCCTCGGGAATCATGGGATGGACTCCAAGCTTTACTTGGATTCCTGGGCAGTGTTTTAAATTGGATCCTACAGATCCTACCTATGGTATTTTGTGTACTGTTAATGGGGAGCAGATTTATGGTATTGTAATGGATGATGATACTGAACTCGCTCAACCGCCCGCTGCGATGAAAGCTACTGTTTTGCATGGTCATTGTGCTTTTCAAATTGATCATTCTGCAGAAGCAGCCGCTGGAACTGTTAATTCTTCTTATCTTGCATATGAGAAAGCTTCGGTTGAAGCTAGCACACCTATGGATTTACTCTGGACTAACGCAAGTGGTAAGCTTTCTGCTTCTACTTCGGGTAGTGCAAACAGGCCTGCTGGATTTGTAATTCAGGTACCTTCGGTAGGTAATAATTACACCTTGAGACTCATTTTGTTTGGATAATCGTTAAATCGTTAATCGTTAAATTATTTAGGAGGTGAAATTTTAATGGTAAAGAAAAATGCAAGTGCGTATCCGCCTGGATTTAGGAAGGAAGCTCCGAGAGGAGGTTTTGCAGTAAGAGCAGATGCTGACTACAAAACTATTGATCCTTACAATCTTCATAATGAAGCAGATGAAACTGAAGAGATTTGGAATTTGCTTCAAACAGAAGCTGGAAGGCAGGCTTTAGGAGCTCAAATGGCGATACCAATCCGAACGCAGTTAGATTATCAAGGAATGTGTCGTAGATTTTTTGAGATCGATGTACTCGCTCAAGGACAAATCGCACGTTATGACAAAGACATTTTGGGGTTTGCAACTACTGTTGCAAAACGTGGAGAAGTTATAGATTTTATCGTTGAGGGAGAGTATGTTGAGCCTAAAACTTGGGAGATTTTTGCTCCAGAGGGAATTAGGTTGTCTGAAATTCAACAGAGAAGGTTTAATGTTTTGGATCGTATGCAGGAGAAGATTCGTATTCATGTTCAATTGGAAGAGGATACTCAGTTTTTAGCATTGGCAAATGCTACAGTTTTAGCTAACGTTGCTAACAATCCAATTACAACTAGTACTACAGGTTTAAATAAGGATTTTCTAAATGAATTAGCTGCAGTGGTTCAAGTTCATGACCTTCCTGCTTATGCATTCTTAATGAATATGGATTCTTATTCACATATTAGGTCTTGGCAGAGAGATGATGTAGATCCAGTGACTCAAAGAGAAATTATGCAAACTGGTTTAATGGCTAACATTTGGGGAATTGATATTATAGTTTCTCGTTTGGTTCCTGATATGACAGTTTATTGTTTATCCGAGCCTCGATTTACTGGAGTGTTTCCAATTAGAACTGACTTGATTTTGATGCCGGATGATGAACCTAAGCGTGCTTTGATTGCTTATGTTGGTTATGAAGAAATCGGAATGTTGTTTGTAAATGCAAATTCAGTTGCTAAAGGAACCTTCACAGGTAGAGTAATTTGTCCGTGTGGTACTTAATTAGTTGAAAATGAAAGATAGAAGGTGAAATAGGACTTCGCCTCTATCTTTTATTAAAAAAGAGAGGTATAGATGATAAAACGAAAAGATGAATTAGATACAGATAAAAGGTTTGAGGGTCCTTTTTCTGAATCTACTGAAAAGTTAAATAAAATTATGGAGAAGTTGCGAGCAAGATTATATACTCTTGCAGAAACTGCTTTAGTAACTGAACAGCAATCAACTTCTTTTAAAAGAGCAGTAAAAGATTATACTTCTGAGGCTTGGAATGAGATAAATGAAATAGTTAAAGAGTTAGAAACAAAGTAAAACTTATTAATGTAAGGAGGAGTAAAATGAAAAGAATTCCTAGTAAAGTGGTTGCGGCTCCTGGTTATTCTGCTTCTGTTGATATTGGAAAAAGAGGAATTAAATTAACCTCTTTTGAGCCTGTTAATTTGCTTGAATATTTTACTAAAGAGGAAATTCAGCAATCTGAAAGTTTAAGAGAAGCATTTAGACAGGGTTGGGTAGTTGCTTTTAAAGGTCAAATACTGCCAAAAAAGTCTGAACCAAAAATAAAGATTCCAGATATGAAGGTTTCCCAAAATCCTTTTTCTGCGAAGGTTAAAATAGTTGAGAAGAAAAATAAAGGGAGGAAATCTGATTATGAATATGAAATTGAAATTCCAGAATCTACTCAAACTTTAATCAAAGATGCTGCTGATAATCAAAAACGTAAAAAATTAGAAGAAAAAGAAGAATTACTTAAAAGTCAAAAAGAAGAATTTGAAACTGATGTTGTTATAAGTAAAGGTAAAGTTGATATTCCTAAAATAAATACAGTTAGAGTTGATGGGAAAGAAATTATGAATTGGAAAGCTGTAAAAAAAGGAAAGAAACCAGTGGAGGAAAATAAAATTAAGGTTGATTTACAAAAAAAGACGGTAACTGAGGAAGAGTAAGAAATTAATAAATTGAAAATAATTAACATAAAATAGATTTTTAACTATGAGAGGTGTAAATGACATATTTCGCTCGTAAAATGTATCAAAATTTTGCGGATGATGATAACAAAGTTACTGCTACAGTTTCTGGATCCTGGACAAGATTTGGACTTGTGGAAGATACAGATCATATTGTGGATTTCCAGGCAGTCCTATGGAGTGGGACTGGGGGAGATTTTTTAACTTTGAGAGATAAATATGGAAATGTAATTTATTATACGACCAACGCATCTCCTATGTTAGAGCCAGATATTCTAACTCATCCAATAACGATTAGGCTTCCTATTGAATACTTGACTAACGAACCGAGTTCATCTATTTGTATTTTTGGAAAATTTATGGGATAGGAGTGTTTATGAAGAAGAAATCTGCTAAAGTAGACTATTGGAAAGGGATGGTTGAAGAGCGCACTAATTATTTAGTAAGAACTGTGGATGAAACCAAAGAAAGTATTGAAAAATTACATAATAAATTAGATGAAAAATTTAAAGATATGAAAGAATGCGTGGATCAGAAATTTGAGAAACATAATCTGCACCATGAATATGTTGAGAAAAAATATACAAAGTTGTTCCTCGTGCTAGGTACTTTAACGATTGCCAGTATTTTACTTAATCCCGAAAGCATTAAATATTTATGGGTTATGGTATCAAAATTTATAGGACTTTTTTAATAAAAAAAGGATAATAGTGAGTAGAAAAAGAAAATTTTCTGAAAAACAAGAAATTGAAATTTGTGCCGAATATTTTTCTGATGAAAACCCAAGTACTATTATTTTGGCAAAAAAGTGGAGTTGTAGTAAATCAGTTATTAGAAATATTATTTTTAGAAATTGTGGAGAATTAAGATCTCCAAAAGAAGCTCATAATACTGAATCTTGTAAACAACTCCAAAAACAAAATAATTCAGTTATTAGGGGTGAAATGTGTGGTGAAAAGAACCCTGCTAAAAGATTAGAAGTAAGAAAAGTCATGAGTAAATCGCATAAAGGAGAAAAAAATTTTATGTTTGGTAAACACATACCTTGTTCTGAAGAACATAAGAGAAAAATAGGAGATAAGAATAGAGGAAAATATCGTTCTAAAAAAACAAAAGAAAAAATGAGTAAAAGTGCTTTACTTCGAATCAAAAATAATCCTGGTCCTTTTATTGATACTAAACCTGAATTAGAAATGAAGAAAATACTAAATGAACTAAATATTGTTTTTGAACACCAATTTCGTTTAAAAAATCATTTATATGATTTTCGTATTGTAAATACTAACATTTTAATAGAAGTTGATGGAGATTACTTTCATAGTAATCCAAAGAAATTTCAAAAATTAAACACTATGCAATTAAAACAACGCCAAAGAGATATTAGAAATACAAAGTTAGCAAAGGATAGCAATTTTATTCTTTTAAGATTTTGGGAAAGTGATATTTTAAAAAATGCGGAAATTGTAAAAGAACAAATTTTGAAGGAGATTTATAAAATATGATTTGGAATCCTGGGTATCCTCAAACATCAGGTTCATTAAATAGTCAGCCAATTCGTGAAAACTTCGATTTTTTAAAGGTTGGTCTTATAACACATAGTAGTTCATCCTTAAATCCACACTCAACAACTTTAGATCAAGTTTGTGCTCAAGGTGCCTCAACAACTAATGCAATTACCGTCAATGCTTCTGGTTCTATAGTTACTTCATTACTCATTCCTACTGATTTACAGGTTGGGGATGATTTATTTAGTAAGAAGATTGAGCATGTAGTGTATGCAGAGCATTATGCTTCAATTCAAGATGCTTTAGATGCTCTTCCTGCTACTGGAGGAATTGTAATAGTTCCAAGAGGAACTACAGAAATTTCATCTACTATAACAGTTAGTTCTAAAAAAGCATTGATAGGATATGGTGTAGAGTGTTCTACGATAAAATTAGCTGACAGTTCTAATTGTAATATGATTGAAGCCACGTCTCATTATATTCATTTAGAGGGATTTACCTTAAATGGAAATAAAGATAATAATACTTCTGGTAAAGGAATATATTTTGATAATGTATATGTTGGATCAACTATTAAAGATTTAATAGTATCTTATTGTGCAGAAGAGGGATTGCATTTTTCTGAATGTTCTGCATTTCCTATTATAAATGTGTGGTCTCATCATAATGGAAAAGATCAGTTTTTTATTGAAAGCGGATCTGAAAGTGTTCATTTTTATAATTGCACAGCAGAATGGAATACAACTTATGCTGGGTTTCATTTTAAAGATACTGGGCCTAATGCTTTATTTGGGTGTCATACAGAAGGTTGTTATTACGGAGTAGATATTTATAATTCAGATGGTATTGATGTACATAATCATTATGTAGATGGGGCATGTTCGGGGTCAATTGAAGCTTTTGCTGCTGTATATATTCATGGGGGTAGTAGTAATGTAATTATTCAAAATGTTTCAATTTTAAATTCTTTTAGTTCTGGCCAAATAATTTTTGATGAAGATAATTCTTATTATATTCCTGAAACAACATTGCAATGTAGTTATAATAATAATAATCAATATTTTAGGGTTTTAAATTTATTTAATAGTGGTTCGAGTAATGCAACACTTTTGTATTCTGTTGGAAATACAAGATTTGAATTTAATAAAGATTTAAAAACTCAGGCTATAGATGCTGGAACGGATACTATTGCTGGAGGTCCTATTAGAGCAAGAGAAAATGTCCAAGTTAATAGTGATTGGACAAGTGGAGACGAGGATGCTCCAATATATTTTGATGGAACTGTCGCTGCCCATAGAGCAGAAATGAGATATGATTATGGACTTGATAGTTTTTGGTTTGATAAAGCTATTATTATAGAAGCTTCTGGTTCAGTTCTTAAATCTTTAAGAGTTCAAAATAATGAATTAATAGGAGATAATTTAGAAGTTAAAGGTAATATTTTAGTTGATAGTTCTGGCTCTGTTCTTAAATCTTTAAACATTGTAAATGATCTTCAAGTTGGTGGAAATATTATTGGTAATATTGTTACTACGGATACTTTAGATGATGTTTGTGAAAGAGGTGCAGAAACAGATGTTGCAATTACTGTTTCGGCTTCAGGTAGTGTTCTTAAATCTCTTCGAGTTCAAAATAATGAACAAATAGGTGGTAGTTTAGAAGTAGAAGATAATTTAGAAGTTAAAGGAGACATTACAGCAGATAATTATTTATATTTTAAAGATATAGGACTTTACGCTTATCCTAATGGTCAAATTTATAATGAAGATGGAATATTAAATCTTGGATTTATAGGATACCCGCAATTATTACAAATCACTCCTGGAATAATTACTGCACAAGAGGATGTTAGAGTTGAAGGTCTTATTACCGTAGCAAGTTCTGGTTCAGTTTTAAAATCCTTAAGAGTTCAGAATAATGAAACAGTAGGTGGAACTTTAAGTGTAAGAAGTAATGCTATTGTGAATGGTTATGTTCAAGCATTAACTTCAGGAAGTGTATTAAAATCTTTAAGAGTTCAAAATAATGAATTAATAGGGGGAAATTTAGAAGTTAAAGGATCTGCAAAGGTTGGTGGAAATATTTATATAAATTCTGATAATACTGACGCAGATGCTTTTTTGTATTTTGGAAAATCAACTGGTAGTTTTGAAAATTTGAAATGGGATATAATTGCGGAAGAATTTGTATTTAGTGATGATGTAAATACAACAGGAAATTTATCTGTTGATTATGAGTTAGGGATAAATTGTGCACAAGTAAATCAAAATGCAGTTATATCTTTCTTTAAATATCTCTCTGGATTTGAAACTCTTATTTGGAATGGGACAAATAGTCAATTTGAGTTTAGTAAGAAGATTAATGTTGATAGTTCCGGTTCTGTATTAAAATCTTTAAGAGTTCAAAATAATGAATTAATAGGGGGAAATTTAGAAGTTAAAGGTAATATATTAGCAGATAGTTCTGGTTCAGTTTTAAAATCCTTAAGAGTTCAGAATAATGAAACAGTAGGTGGAACTTTAAGTGTAAGAAGTAATGCTATTGTGAATGGTTATGTTCAAGCATTAACTTCAGGAAGTGTATTAAAATCTTTAAGAGTTCAAAATAATGAATTAATAGGGGGAAATTTAGAAGTTAAAGGTAATATATTAGCAGATAGTTCTGGAAGTATTTTAAAGTCTTTAAGAGTTCAGAATAATTTACAAGTCGGTGGAAATATTATTGGAGGTAAGAAAACTATAATATTACCAATAGATGCAGCAATATTACCAGATAATTCC